CCTTTAAGAACTTATTAGAAAATACGGTTTTAAAAACAGTAGTAGCCCGTTCCCTGTTCTCCATAAGAGGAATAGATGCTATCTTATCAAACAACATAGACCTGTCCCCTGATCTGGTAGAGACAGAAACAACTTTCTTTTTATTATCTCTTTTAATAATACACGTTGATACCATGATAAAACATTTTTGTTATGAGACAAAGGTAGTTAAAAATCAAGCATATCATAAAAAATAAAGCCATCTAACTTCTCAGTCTGATGGCTTAAAAATGATATGAAAAAAAATTATAATCTGACGAAAAATCGTCAAGTTCAGCTTATATGTAATGCATGTACCCATCTCGGTGTATAAACCTTCCCGATTCAAAGCGCTCAATATCTTCAGGGCAAATAGGGCCCGAATCCTCTCTCCTGGCTTCAAACCAAAGCCCCGGCTTACGAAGTCGGCAAGTTATGATATAATTGAAGCAATTGTGCGTAAAATGGAAAACAGATCCTACAGGGAAATACCTATCAGCTTGAAATACGATTCTTTTTCGTTTAGTATCAAACGTGATATCCCCTACTATCTTAGCCACGTAATAGCTTCTGCCATTTAACGTTTCATCTGTCTGCGGTATCCAATAATAACCTCTTGCCATGCCACAAATATATAAAAAAAGTCGGACAAGACACATGTCCGACTTTATATTACTTTGATTCGTTTTCAAACCGCTTTATAAGAGAAGCAATATCATCACCACAAATAAACATCATTCGACGTTCTTCTTTTGGTTTATGAGACACTGGAATGGTTTTGTTTATCTTAATCTGATTCGCCAGACCTCTGCCTAAACGAATATCAACTTTTTTACCTTTCATGAATTATTTGTTTAAACAGACCAATTCCATCTATTATAATATGACCGCTTTGCATACGACCATTATTAGGATTATGTAGAAAATTGAAACCACTTTCTTTTTCCTGTCTTTCAAAAGAACTGATATCCTTTCCTCTACGGGCTCTTTCAAAAGCTTTCTTGAACAACTTGCCTCTAAAGGTCTTGACGAGGATCTTGGTAGCGTTATTGCCGACTCTTACCATTGCTTTCCTTGCCTGGTCCTCCGAGACAAAACTGCTTCGGAAAATATACGATGCTGCTGCTTGTATATCTTGTTTAGTAATCATATGACAAACATTTCTTTCAAGATACTATTTTGTATGCTATATATCAATTTCATCCCATCTCTATCATATACGTCAAAAAAGGATTCACTTAAGTTCTTTGGATTTACATTCAGTTGAATTATGCAATTACCGGTATAAACCTTAATTCCGTAATTATCAGAGTATATATCTTGCATAGTCTCAAATGTCTCAATTAAATTTTCAACAAGGACTCTGTTAAATGAAAAAGGTCCTTTACCATTACCTTTAAATGTGATATGATCTAAATTTATGTTGTCAAATTCATACTCTAACTGATTGCCGTCCATCATATTATAAATGATTGACTTTCTGATTATAAATCCCATATTGTTTTATTTTTTAGTTAATATAAATCTTCTGAATACAATTGTTCTCTAATGGCATTCCTATCTACTACCATTTCTTGATTATTGTTTCTAACAAGTTCAGATGCTTCCTCTCTTGTTAAAAACCGATTCTTGCTTGTCAAAAATCCTTGAATACTACGGTTTTTATGAGCAATACCATAAGCTGCAAACTGAGAAATGATAGAACAATGTCTCAATCCACAGAACACGGCGCCGGATGGTATATTGGTGGGCTGATGAGGACGCTTCTTGCCGTCCTGCACCCAGATGGCCGCGCATATTACTATTTCTTTATTATACATGATACGTTTTTCTATTAAATTTATTAAATCCGTTCATTTACTTTAATATAATCGGATGCCTCTTCCCTCTAATGAGTTTAAACTTTTTGCGTGAAACATCTTTTGAATTTTCTCCGTTGAAATCCCTGATATTGAAACTCCCTGATTTTCTCCTTCCATAAACAAAGAATATTTTATTGTTATACAACACTTTATCAAACAACCTAAAACCGAAAACCTCAAAAGGAGCTTGATTGTTTTTCTTCTTCCCCCCTTTTAAAATTTTCATTTTATGTATTTGTCTATTATGTCTACGAATTAAACGTTTTAAATATTGACGTTCGATTCGTTTCGCATTAATATTCTTAGAAATGACAAACGCGTCGGATGTATGGGATTTTTCAATCCCATATTTAATCCGATTATGTTTCGTAATGTAACCAAACGTCATAAAAACTCTGTCGTATCTGGATTTTAACTCTTCATACAACCTCCATTTCATAATTCCCATTACGGCTGCGTCGCGAAGCGACTTGCCTCTTCTGATCTTTAAATCTATATTACCTTTATGGTATTCTTTGTGACATGTTTCACATAAAGTTATAAGATTAGAAGGGGAATCCCCTCCGGTTTTTCGAGACTCAATATGATGAACATTCAGTATAGAATCTTTTGACTTGCCTTTACAATACTGGCATTTATGTCCATCTCTTGCTAAAACATACTCCCTTGTGTTCCAAAACTCAAGTTGATCACCTTCCTGGTATTCTTTACCTGATATTTCAGGATTGTTGATCTTTTGAGTATCAAATTGAGCTACTTCGATAACAATACGAGATATTGGTAATATAGAGCAAACATTTTCAACAACACGAATATGGGCGTCTACTTTGTATTTCACCGAAGGTGCTATCCATCCTGGACGCTTGCTTTTTACTCTGTTATCAAAACGAGGTTTTCTATGCCTTAACCTATTTCGTCTCGTTTTTCGTAGCTCTCTTCTGGTAGACAAAAGATCTACGATATCATTTCTAAGAATTACTTCACTGCTGTAAAGTTCTTTGCTTTTCGTCGTAGCTGATAAACCAACATGTTTAGTACCAGCATCAACGCCTAACACAATTTCTTGTTTGTAATCAGATGTCACGTACATTAATTTGATGGTAAACGGACATAGGTTCACAACGACTGCCTTCTTGTCTTTAAGCAGTCGTCTTACCTTACCATGCCTTGTTGTAGGCATCATAGGTTTACCATTTATGTCTTGTACGTACACCATATCTACAAACGTTTTTAATGTTTATTCAACATAAGTCAGGAATATTTCATCCTGTTAGTACCCATCGCCAATGTTATTTAAGGTTTTTAGTAAGCAACACTGTTCCTCAAATACCAGAACTGTTTAATCACTTACCTTAGAGCTACAGACTTGGGTAAACATCCGTAGGTAACTATATATTCTTAAATAACGTAGCCTTCGTTTCAAGGCTTAGGCTAATATCCGGACCATTTATGGTACATTAAAACCTTATAATAAAATTATATTGTTTTAATGTTATTTCGGATATACAAACAAACTCATCCCGCAATCTCCCAGTCATTAGACATAATATCATGTTCGGTTGGATTCCAATTTGATGCTACTTTTTGACCTGTATCTATCATCAATATATTTACGTCAAACATACAGATATACTTTTTACCCCAATCGATTCTTTTTATCTTACGACCTAATTTAAGCCGTTCTAAAGCCTGTTCGAATGTCATGCCATGACGAGGCAGTTTGAGATACTTTTCAAGTCTGTCGGAGGCTTCATTTGGTGTATGGCCATCGTATTCGAAAGCGGTTTCTCTTTCAGGAACATCAAACAAATCCCAGTATTTGCTTTTATAGTGATTAGATACCTGACCGGTAGGTAGGATCGCCATCACAATAAACCAATCATCAGAACCGAAGCATTTTTCTCCGTCGCTGTGTCTCCTTGATTTGCAAACTTCAACCTGTCCGCTTCTGGCTAATAGATTAAAGAAGGCAGCGTTATACAACATGCGGTACCGATACAATTCATTGAAAGTATGGTATCCATCAGAAACCTCTCCCATGTCTCCAGGTTCTGCTTTAGGTTCAGGATGATTCGGATAGCAGTAGTCCACTGATGCTTCTAACACGGACTTTACGTGTTCCATTACCCTCGTAGCATCATCATGTTTAAAAAAATGCTTAATTCCTTCAACGAATTTAATATCTTCGTTGATTGCTGATTCGAACTCTTCTTTTGTCATCACTCTAATTACATCTTTTTTAAAATCGTCTAATCCCATGATTTGTTTCAAATTAATTGTTACTATACTTTCTTTATCCTACAATACAAACCCCACAAAAACTCAGCGGAGAAACTATCCCATACATTATTCTTCTGCCAAAGTTCTACTTTGTTAACAAACCAAGACCATGTGGGACCCTCATATGAAGAATCAGATGATGATCCCAATCCGATTTTCTCCATTTCATTCGCCACATCAGAATAAGGATCTAAATCGACTCCCCTAATCATGTTAATAATATCATCCTTGTCTAACGTAAATTGAAACCGCTCCTTGTTAGTAGGCGGATCTTGATTCAATTTACCAGTCGCAAGCCATTCTCCATCATGATACAATTCGGTAAGTTTCTTTACCTTATTTTTAAGAAAAGAGTACTCTTGTATGACTTCCATAAAATCAGCTTCGTTAGCTTTACCCTCTATGAAGATAACGGTTTTGCTTCCAGGTCTATGATCGTCTAAGCTTGCCGGGATTCCCAATATCGTCCATCCTTTAAACTCAGCTATCTTAAAACGCATGACGTCAAATACCTTATAGAAATCATCACAATCTACAGATTCTATTACCTTAATATCCTCTTCTGTGAATTTACCTCGTATCGGAATAGCGTAATGACCAGGGCAGCCATCGGTTCCGAAATATGCGATTCTAACCACGATATTTACAATATTTTAATTTATTTTGCTAAAACATTCATATAACATGGCACATCTACCACATCTCTTCTACGAAGTCCCTTATCAAAATAGGAAACCATATAAGTATTTTTACCTTCGTGATCAGGTCTGGGATCAAAACATTCAAAAACGAATCTTGTTATACCTTCCAAATGACCAAGCATGAAAACAAATTCGCCACTGTATCTTTTATTAGCCAATTCTTCTACAGTCATAATCTGTCCCCTCCTAATCCTGAATTGATGCTAACGTACTTAACACGGACATCATTTCCACGTCCAAGCTGACCCCAGCCGGGCGATGGCGTTCCCTTGGCCGGAGCAGGGACAGCCCTAAGCCGAGACCAGTCCTGCTTTTGCCTCATGGCTTCTGCCTCTTTGTAATACCGGTTACACAGCTCTTGATCTTCGTAACCAACGTAATCTTCCTTATTTTCCATATAGAATACTTTTTCAACAAAAGTACGACATTCATGAATTAATTAGATTTAAAATAAAACAATATGAATTAAAATAAAAACCCGATACGTTAAAATCGCATCGGGCCTGGTATTGAAAAAAAAATAGGTTCAGATCTTGGGTAAAGATTCGAGCCAATTTTTAACATCTTTATATTTAGGGTCTTTGTCTATTCTATCTTTCAGTTCATGCAATGCTGAGTCCATAACCGTATTCGGTACGCCAATCAACTCTCCTATTAAATACAATGGGGTTTTATTCGATTTAGATTCGTGTGCTATATTCATGTCAAAAAAAAAGTTATGTGAAACAAACCGGCCACGGGTATTCTATTGCCCGCCGACCGGTATAACATTTTTATTCTTTTTTTTCCAAACGGGAAAAACGGGAATGCGGGAATCATATTTTTTACTATGGCTCCCGCACCACCGGAAGGACCTGGATCTGGATCTCAGGTCAGATCCTTCCAGTTTATTTTTTCGCCGAGGTAATCTTGCACGGCAAGCCATCTTATAAAGGCTACTCCTTCGGGAGCATCCGGATCATCCAAATACATTAACGTAGCTTTCACCAACTCGTTCTCACATTTGAAGACCTTCGGAAAACCATCCGAATAGTACATTGCAAAGACATATTGGACATCGCCCTATGTCGCTTTATCCGGCTTCTTCGCTCCGCACTTTTCAAAAATATCTTTTATTTCCGGCTGCTTCCAGATCCTCTTGGATCCATCGACGTTGACCATCTTCTTTACCGCCTCATCAGCGAGAGCATTAGAAAAATGGTAGCCGTAAGTATCTACATATTTCTGATAAGCTGGATCCTCTGCGTCTGCTCCTCAATAAGAACGACCTCTGCCACGTCCGCGACCTCTACGCATCTGAGGTCCGTCACCGTAGTATCTGTCGTCTCCATAGTAATCGGTCGGGTAGGATTCGTAACCCATCCTCCGGTATTCCCGGTCCTCCATTTCATGACGACGTTCGCGCTCTTCGAGCCTTCTTTCCCTTTCTTCCAGCTCGTTTTCGCGCTCTTCCATTTCTTTCATCTTCTCATGCATACCGTAATGGTCGTAAATACCACCACCATACCCCATGTACGTCCCATCAGAACGCCGGCTTCTGCCTCTGCCTCCACCTCGTCTGTCTTCTATCTCGTCATATCCAGGATATTCTCTGTGTCCTGAATTTAAATCATATACTATCATATTATACTTATTTCAAACGTTCTACAATTAACTTCTTTAAATCTTCGAATGAATCAGTAAGGTCATTCACCTTATTTTCTATACCAGCTATTTTACGATCCTGCTCTCTCGTTTGCTTGAATGCCGGATTGATATCTTCTAATATAGATTCACAAGCCTCTATCTTGGCACGATGGGCATCTACGCTGTTTATTATGTCTTGACTGGTGTTTTTTATAGCATTCAGTTCGTTCATAATCGGATCTATGCTGGTAGATAATGTTATGCCCATAGCCTTAGCCACATTCTGGGATTCCGGGACCGTATAGGTCTTGGTTTCGCCAGTGAGCTCTACCGTCAGATCCACCACGCGGGTCTGCATCGCCTGATACTGACCTGGCTGAGGAGGAAGATACCTGGGTTCGGATACGGCTACTACCTTTCCCAATTCGTATTTAGGTACTGTATTAGTATCAAGGGTATGTACCTGAAACCCTTTCTTCAAATCTGAAAACATGATCAAAATATTAGTTAGGTGAAAATAGGGTGATGATCTTCATCACCCTACTGAAATCATTTACCTGCTTTAACTTCAGATGCCTGGGCTGTTGTTGTCGGAACACAACAATCCATTAATCTTAACACGCCACGAACTTTATTGAAGTACAGAAGGCGTTCTGTGCCATTTACCATAGCAGCACCCGTGACAGCTACGTTAATAGGGTTCACGACATTCACTCCCGTAACCGGGCAACAGGTGTCGGCTCCTACTGTTGAAACTGTGCTGTTTGCCGGGACCGCAATCTGTACCGGTAGAGCACTTCCGGCTGTGGGGACTACTTGCCTTATCTTAAGAAGGATAAGACCCTCACACGGAAGGGCGATCCAAGCCCGTGGGTTAATACCGAAGACTGTATTTGTCGTACTAACAATAACATTCTTCGTAACCATCTCATACAACGATCCTATTTTAGAAACACAAGCCATATTAGCCTCCTCTCTTAATAAAATCAGACAGCAGCGTTGTTATTGCAACATCCGTTGTTACATCCACATCCGTTATTGCAGCAACCTCCTCCGAATACCTGTCCCCAAGTATAAGCCTGGTAAGGAGAACAAGAGGGGTAGGCCGGAACGGCCGTCGGACGTAATTGACCAACGATATTCTGGGTTTGTTGCTGAGATAATGCCGAAGCTGTCAAAGCCGCTTTTTCTTCACGAAGTTGAGCAATAGTGTTCTGCATCTCCCTCATTTCCAACTGACAGAATTTGTCGTTGATCATAACGGTTTGGGCGTCAAGTTTCGCAGACAAGATATTGAATTGGCTTGTAGCTTGCTCTCGATTGTTAGCCAGACCTTGGTTGAGACCGTTCTGCAAGATATTGGTTTGTTCCAACGTTCGAAGCTGGTTATCAAAACCTTGCTGAGTAATCATTCCCTGAGTCTGGCAAGTGCTTTGATTGATTAACGAACTCAGATTGCAGCAGCAAGAGCTGATTTGATTTCCTATTTCACAACCTTGTTGTTGAACTGCGTTGATAACAGCCTGAGAAGTCATACCTACCTGACCAGCTACTTTATCAATAGCACCCTGTACGTTGCAGATAGCACTCTGAAGTTGAGTAGTAGAGCAGTTCAAAGCAGAAGCGATCTGATCTATAGCGCTACGATTACCTTGAATTGCCTGCATCAAAAGTTCACGACCGTAATCGTTATTCAACTGAGCGGGTAAACCATTGGCGCAACAATCACCACCATTTCCAAAACCGTTACCGAAGCCGCGTCCACCCCACAGCCAGAACAAAACAATTATCCAGAGCCACCAACCGTTAGCCCCACCGAAACCGTCCTGGTTATTACGACCGTTCATCAAAGCCGCCACCAGATTCGGATCCATTTTATTACCACCTATCAAATTAGCAAACATGCCGGGAATCATTGAAAGAAGACCGTTAGTGGCTGCACCACCACCGTTAGCCCCGGCTCCATCTAAAAGGACGATTTTATCACCACCCATAATTTTATAGTATTTAATTGTTAAACATACGTGCATGAAGCACGTAACAAAGATCATGATTGCAGGGTGGAATACAGGTATGTTTGTTTCCTATAGAAGAGAAGTATTTTCAGCAAAAACGGAAGTATAATACACAATAATTAATTTTCCCCCATTTAAGGGGAAAACCTGATAATCATAAACTTTTGCCTTTCCCATTTTGGGTAAAGCACTGTAAAACAAACCAGGGCCCGCATCACTGCGAACCCTGATCTCTAAACTAATACCATGAAAAAACTTAAATCTAAAAACTAAAGAACACACAAATGTAGGTGATTATATATCACCTTACGCCAGAAGCGTAAAGTGATACACATTTATACGGAAATCCGTACTGGGTTCCACCAAAACCCTCTACCTTCTGGTAACATCGTTACATCAAAGGATTCTTTTTCTGACTTTCTAATGATGTTAAAAGCACCATTGATATCAGCATTAATAGTCCTACCAAACGAGGTTTTAAACAATCCTCGTTTGGTCCTTCTTCCTTTGTAAGATTCATGTTTGCAAATCCGTTCATTATCTAAAAAGCTGCATTTTGAAGTATAAGATTCTTCAACGATCTTAACATTGATTCCTTCTAATGTAGCTTTATAAGATATCATTGAGATAAACACATTAAAAGGAATAGATACAAAGTTCTGATTATTTCGTTTTCCGATATTGATCTCTTGTTTCCAGCATTTGTTATGACCGATTATGATCGTATTAATACCATTGGAAACTACGTGATTAACCAACATCCTACTTGCTTTATGAAGATAATCTTTGATCTTATTATTCCTTTTGTTAGTTAATGACCTGATTTGTTTTGAAATTTGTTTGTTATCTTTTAATTTAGATTTTAAGAATGCTAATCTTTTATTATAATATTGGTTGATAGACTTCAGTGGTCTACCATTGATGATAAAACAAGAACCGTTGTTTGAAACACAAGAAGCTAAATTATCTAATCCTATGTCGATGCCAAAATAGTTTTCATTATCTAACATAAGATCCTTTTCCTTCTTATTGTAAACTATTTCAAGAATAATGTACCCATTCTTAGGAATGAATCTAAGTTGTTGGATATTTTGTTTATTGGTTCTTGTTGTAAAGGAAAACTGTTTTGGTAACTTAACAATGCCTTGTTTTATCCATTTTTGAGAAAAAGCATTTGTTGCAAAAACAGCAGGAAACAAACCATCCTTGTTGAGATACTTTGGCATTCTTACTTCCTCATAATACTCACCTCTATTCTTTTTATTTAAAAGATTGAAGAACGATTTAAAGTTTCTATCAACCATCATCAACACTTGTTGAGCAACCGGTACTGGTAAAGCACGATAGTCAACGTCATTTTCTGTTTTTAGTTTCTTTTCAAGAGAATAGTAGTTTAGGTATTTGTATTTTACAGTATTATCATCTTTATATTGAAAATAATGTTGCCTAACAACATACAATCCTTTGTTGTATAAGTTTTTACACTTATGCAACAGGTCATAAAGTTCATTGTAATAGACAGAACTTGGCTTGATCGTATGTTGTTCAACTAATCTCATGGCACAAATGTATGAAAATGTACGCTTTTCACAAAGAATCTGTATCCTGTTCTTTTGTGTGATTCAAGACATGGGATATAGTTCTGATACTTAATCCGGTTTGATTTCGTATCAGATTATAAATATAGGATTTTGAAACTACAGTTCTTAATTGACCTAAATCATTCATAATGTTTTTATACATAAGATGAATGCTGTTGTTACGTTTGATGGTACTGATTCTCATTTCCTACTGTTATTAGTTACGTTCGGTTCTTACTTTTTCCTTATTTCCATAATCCCTTCCTGAAACTAATATTGCAAACTTAATAAAAATAATTCATAAACAATGAAAATCTAACTTTTCTTGTATGTTATTGATATACGTATATATATGAGAAAAGTGAGACTTTCACAAGCCTCACTTCCCAAATTATAACTATGAAAAAACTATATATATGTACAAAAATTACCTGCATTCTAATTTGTTAAGGTCATCCAATTCAGGCTTGCTTACGGTCATGTCTTGCGTCAAGCCAGATCTGTTTTGGTATGGAGCGTAATCGGTTTCTACCGTCTTAACCTTCTGAGTAGAATCGTATTTCACCTCCGATTCGGTTCCTGTCAAATTTTGGTAGATAGAGCCGGAACTACTTTCGCTTACTTTAGACCATATCTTATTACCTACTCTTATAAAATTATCATAAACACCTTCGGCTGTTATAACACCATCTTGCTCTATGATATTAGAGCCCAATTTTTCTTTTAACAGATACGGGTGCCTGGTGTAAAAATAGTGTTCAAAATCATTCCCGGCATACGAAGAGTCATACTTCTCCAAATAAAACAATTCTGATAAAGAAGGGTCGGTGCTGGTCATGCTATAATCAAACAACATCAACCTGTCTTTTCCAGATAAAGATAATTCTATTGATTTCAAAATATCAGGATCATCAGAAATAAGGCCCAAAGATGGACCAGGTTTGAAGTCAAGATACTTATAGGCATTATCATATATTTTTGTTTTATGGAGTTTGTTGTCAAGGTAAGATTGGTATAAATCGAATAAGGATAATGGGTTTTCGCTATCTTGTTTTTTGTTCATGTATCGACTATACTCCCGATCCACATCCACGTAAGGAACGTCAAGTACCTCCGGGTGCCCAAACGCCATCCTGGTCATTATCATGTCCTCTGTGTTCTGAGAATCCATGAACGATCTGACGTATTTTTTAATGGAATCCATGAGCGTATTATTATCTACGTTCCGTACTTTCTCTTTATCCAAAACGCCGTTCTTAAAACAAGATTCAGGATATATTTTAGTAGAAAAATGAGTTAGGTTGTGCTTGGCTAACACTGTTGATATTTGATACATCTCGTTAAGATCATCTTTGCTGATCCTTTGATATAGATTATCTCCTACCTTAAGCAATGAATGTTTCTCAAATGCTTCTACTGGGTCTATATCAGATTCAGAATAAACGATATTCAAATTATCCATATACTCCGGTAATAATCCAAAATAATAATCTGTGCTATCACCAAGAACATCATCTATAGAAGATGCCAGCGTTGGAGCATAATTTACATCATTATGCCTGGCCACATAAATATCAAGATCCAGCATCAAATTATCTATCTTATTCAAAGATTCTTCTGTGCCATCATAAGTTTCCGATGTCCCTATTATATCTATGCCAAACCACGTACAAGCCTCTTCTATATCCCATATCATGCTTCTTAAATCAGATTCGGTGTCGGCATTAGCCCTATTTAAATAAGCTGATATACGAGCTCTTAGGAACTCTATTTTGCCAGGATTGTAATAAGACAGATCTTGTAGCTTAGATAAGGATCTTCTCTTGCCTTCCACCACATCATCCCCTTCTATGTTTATTACCGGAATCTTATTCGTAGATGAGAACTCATCAAACATAGATTCGGCAAATTCTTTATCAGAAACGAATTTCTCAACCAGTTCAGGATATGAATTTCTCAACAATTCAAAAGCAGATGAAAATTCAGAAAAGTTTTTTATGCCGGCTACTGTTTTACGCATAGCATAATAAAGCTCAGAAGGATTATATGGTACCTTTTTACCAAATTGGTTAAACACTCCCTCCTTGTAAACAATAGGACCATACTGATAGTCAATAGACATAAAATAATTATCTTTTTCCCTATCATGTTCGTTAATAGAAGAATCTATTAACTTTCTCATGGAAGTCGAAACCTCATTTAAAACAGAAGGATCGGATAAAATACGACTTATCTCTGTTTCATTATACAAACCGGATCTCCTTAATTTCTGCTCATTCAGTATCAAACTGCCATCTACATAAAAATCGAAGAGAATAGCATTAGACAATGAAGACGCATTGAAAAAATAATGAGTAGACAAAAGGAAATCCCTTACATCCTTAATGTCCTGAGCCGTTAAAGGATCAGCAAAATAAGTTTGACGCTTCATATACGACAGCACGTCTTCTAAAAGAGGTTCACCATTGGAATCGGTATTAAACATCTCCCCTGGAGCCGGGTTATTCCAATGACCGTAATACGACAAAAAACCAGGAGTGTAAGCCTTAGCCCATACCTGAAGGGCCCGCTCGCTGTTTCCTAATAATTTTAAGGCACTTTCGTAAAGAACGGAAGGCTCCCCGTTAGGAGCCTTAACCCGTTTTATTTCATTTTCCTTTTTTTCTATCTGACATTTGACACCCATAATGATTAACTTTTTTGCAAAGTTAATTATAAAACCGACTTATACAATGACGGATCCCAAACTCCTTCTATATAAATCTCTGGGAAACTCAAACTGCCATCACGAAGAGTGGTAACTTTCAAACTGGGAATGTTAAAAACAGTGCTAACATCACTAAACTCACCATTCAACTTAATAGCATTTCCACTATTATCAGCTTCATAATAATAATAACAATAATTTTCATTAAGACTCGGATCATATTCGTACCAATATGTTAGATCTTGCATATGGTCTTCTATATTACCAATTTTATTTCCACCTAATATAAAAATACCATTATTGCTATGATGATAAACCGTAGATTCATAATTACCATAATTCCAGTCACTATTAAACACTATATCACTGACATCGGAATCATGATCTTTTAATACAGGTCCTATATGTATATGAATTTTATTAAACTGACATACATAAGGTCTTTTTCCTCCAAGCCTTTTTATCTCTTCATTAGATAACTTATTATAACATCCTCCCACAAAATTATCCGCAGCATTAAAAAATCTCCTTCTCATACTCAACACTCTTTATTTAACTCATTTATCGAATCCGAATTATCAGAACCTTCTACGAGATTCTTATTTCTATCTATCTCTTCCTGGCTCATATTACTCATCATATTTTGTATTTTTCTACCAGATTGAGATAAAGAGCGGATGAATGCACTGGAACTTATCTTAACTCCAAGATCCGGTTTTGCCCTAAACGCTTCACCGGTACTGATATTATACAAATCATACACACCTGAGTTCATATAGAATTTATATATCCAGTTTCCACCAGCTTTTTTGTACCCTAATTTGGTTAACTCGACTACACTCATACCAAATTTAATGCCATTACGACCCATTATCTTCTCCGGTATAGGTTCTACCTTAGCCGGAACAGATGTATATGCTTCATCACCGCCGTACAGGAAATAAGGAGATGTTACCCTTGATATGTGAGTAAGCGGCTCTTCGGATATACGAAGCTCATCTTTCTCAGCCTTAGATTCTTTCCTTGGATTGGATATTCTAATAAAAGGATCGTATGTCAAAAAGGTTAAGCCGTATTCTACTTTATAACCCGACACGCCGTTAAGATCCCTTATAGCCTTAGTCGTATGCGAGTGGTTGATGGTGTCTATCCCGTACCTTGATTCCATATCGGTCATAATGCTATTAACCTCATCTCCCTCTACATAAACCTCTTCTCCTTCCGGAATAGAGGTTATGCCGGAAGCCCTTCTAAGTAGCCATAAAGTAACTTCAGCAATGTCAGAGAACTTATCTCCGTTCTTTCTATAGTTATCTACTCTTCCTTCTTGAGATCCAGGTAATTCGACATTTCCTTTAACTTCGACATTTGTTCTGGATTGTCCTTTGCCTTCTCCATCTCCCTTTTTATCGCCATCTTCCTCAGTGCGTACTGCACCGCCTTCTGCACTTCCTTCTTTTCCATTATTTAAAATATTATCTGATTCTGACTCTATAGACTCCACAACAGCATCATACTCTGGAATGCCACTAAGGAAATCTGCTACGTTATTCAAAAACTCTATTTTTTCCTCGTTTGTCATATCAAGGCTTTCCATAGGCTCCCATATGGCAGGCAAGTTATTTGATTCTATTGCAGTAGAAACATCTTCTACAGTTTGATTATCTACCGTAGGCAAAACTTCAGAAACCAAACTATTGATGTCAGATTCCATTTTTTCTACTTCCTCTTTTGTGCCATATTCTTTTAGGGTATCCATACCATTGACTCTAAGAGAATAATTCAAAGCCTTGCTTGGAACAAAATTAATATATTTCAAAAAGTTTTTCAACTCTGATATAATTTGTTCGTCAGATCTTGGCCCAACATAATCAACCACCACCTGATCTGTTTGAGAACGAAGCCAAGAAACGTATTCTTCTAAAGTCTTACCACCTTTACTGGAAGGAGTGGATATTTTATCACCTACTGTTCCTTTAGGTTCTAATCCCATTTCCTCCTTAAGGCTTTTAGGATTACCTCTCTCACGAAGAAACCTCAAATCACCTCCTACAATCTTCCTTGCTATAAAATCAAAAATATTAGCATAAGACGGCAATCCTTCTTTTTCTATATGAGATTCTATTTCGTTTAACATAAGAGAGAAGTTTTTCCTGGAGGTACGCTTCTTGCCAGGTAAAGACTGCGTAGCTTGTGCCGCAGGAGCCGGCTGGGCTGGTGGCGCCGGCCGAGTCCCCCGGACAGGGTCTTCCTCTGGCATTTCCTCTTCATAAACTTCCACATCTTCTACCTTAGAAGTAACGGTCTTACCCTCATCAGAGAAAGGAAGATCATCCTCTATAAGCGATTTAGGTCTGGAAGATGATTTGCCAAACTGAATCCTGATCTTAGGAGCGACAAACATCTCACCTTCGAAATCTATTCCAGATTCTACTTCAGACGTCACAATGTCTTTCACATTCCTGCTTTCATCTTCTACCCACTTAACAACATCAGGAACCGTAGATAATTTTTCTATAGCCTCACGAGCTTTTCTAAGCCCTGAAATAGGATTCAAATACGATACTTGATACGAAGCCGGATCAAGGCCTAACTTGGTTAGATACGCATTAAGATCTTGTATATCATCTTGACCCATCTGTAACAATTCAGAGTCACCTGATTCAAGCAGCATATCTATAAAAGAAATCCATTTCTTTCCTTCCTCTGATTCCACAGAACGTAGACTAACCGGGAAAAGATAATTAAGACCGTTTTTGCCTTTGATGACAACTACCGGAACTCTTACATTTTTGTAATTATTCCCCTTGTCATTTAATATAGAATAAGCAAATGGGAAGCCTGTGTATTTAGATCCGTTCTTAAGCACGACTTTGCCATTTAATACATATCCGACATCAGATACTTTTTCAGCTCCTTTTTCGGTAATAGGGAGATTTTCTACCTGACCATATCCTTGACCGTTTACTCTCATGTTAAACACCGGTCTTCCAGGAAGGGTCTGGGCAACAACATGCGTGCCGACGTTGATGGTGGCCGACCGGCCGGCGTCCTTCTTCCACTTGTTAAAAGCCGTTCTTCTTATTTTACTTATACCATCTATGCCTCCCGTATCAGCTTTTACAACAGAAACGAATCTGTTCCCACTCATGACCTTGATAACCATATTGGACACCAGTTTATTCTCAGCAGATTCTATTCTTTTTTTATCGCCGGACTGAACAGCGTCATTGTATTCGGCAAAAAGAGACTGATTATAAGTATCATTTACATCTATTTCGAGATTAACCTTATCTCCTTTTTTCAAAGAAGATAATGCTTCCTGATCTATTTTATCTACCTCATTCTCTCCGAATCCGACACCTGTTCTGTACGGAACCAATTCATCTGAATCAAGACGCTTATAAACCAAAGAATAGGAATTACCCACGTCCTGAATAGACACGTCTGTGTAACGGTTAAGAACACGAGCCGATTCTTTGTCTATAGACCATCTCGCATGATAAGGCAATTCAATTATAGTAGCCGTTTCTCCACCTATATTAAGAGAATACCTTTTAGTGCCATTAGCGTTCGTTTCAGAGCTTATTTGAATAGGAACCAATGATTTTATAGAAGATATAAATTTATCGGCTCTAAGACCTGCAATTTCATACCTTTCATTGCCGTCATTGGAGATTCTTCTTACCATCAACGTCTCTGGATTCTGGGCGCTATCTATATTGGCTCCCGGCGTATTATCAGATTCGTCTAATTCATTTACAAGAGAATCTATATTAGCATCATCCTCCCCAAAATTACTTAACGTAGATTCGGAAATACGACCTTTATCAATAATCCTGTTTTGTTCGATATAAGGAAGGAGATCCGTGATGTTTCCAACCTGGCCAAGATCTTCTATGGTAAATACAGAATCGGCAAGCTTATCTTCGTCAACCTTCTCCCCTTTATCCCGTCTGTTCATTATATCAACATACGAAGAAATAGCATCATCAAGTTCCTTCCTTTGATCTGGTTCTAAATTGGATTTAGCCATATCAATAATAGCTTTATTATCCTCATACACAGATCTCGGACTTGTAAGCCTATCAGCCTTCTCAGATAATGATTTTATGAGATTAACAGGACTGTCACCCAAAGACGATACATAATCATCAAAATCTTGTTTGTATTTATCATACACATCTTTTTCTCTCGCAGTAAGAAGATCGGCATTACCTGTATATAGTTTATCAATTATAGACTGCCTTACGGCCGGAACCATAATAGGATTATCCATAGCAGCCTCATAATCTTCATCCGATACAGACTCCGTAAGCGGTGACTCTTTTATATCATCTTCTGCTTCCTTCATCCTATCTTCCCTTACTTTATCAAGAGCATGCATAAAAGCCTTGATAGTCCAAGCTTCGTCTTCCGAAATCTTACCTTCTGACACAGCTTGATCTACTACCTCATCAGTGTCATATTCACCAACTTTATTAGGCTCTGCAAAATCAGGAACCTTGTCATCCCCTTTATAAGGAGTAGACCATAGAGAAGACAGCGCTTTTGAAAATCCCCTATTTTCCTCAGCTAAGAATCTTTTATCAAGCATCTTAGACAAGAAGTTATTCATATTCCTATAGTCCATCAAACTCCTTCGGTATTCATTTACCAAGGATCTCATGGCTTTGTCTTTGGCTGTAAACTTCTTTTCCTGTCTTGATTTTACATTAAAATAATCATCAAAAGCCACAAGCGTATCATAGGCTTCTATCACATCTTGTGAACTTATGGGAGAAAGAGGAGAAGATAAAACAGATTCGGTTTTACTTACCAGCTCTTCTATCGAAAACTCTTTTCCTATTAACGTTGATAACTCAGACAACGAATTATTATAATTGGTTCTAAGGCTTTCCAATTCTTTGGTTTTTCGTTGTATGGATTCAGCTTGTGGATCTTTCCCTTCTACGTTACGAGGGCGGGTAGCAAGATCTTCTATTTCGGATTCAAGTTCTTCTATCCTTGACCGTATGCCACGGATAGCCATCGCCCGCTCCCTTGCTCTGTCCGACAGCCGGGAGAACGTACTTAGCGCATCTGCCACGCGAGGCTGTCCTGAAAGCGTTTCTATGACAGAAGCTATGTCTTTCATTCTTGATTCTGATTGAAGACCAAGGAAGGCATTACGAGCCACGTATTTTCTAAATTCAATCTTAGAGTCATCACCTATAAGATCTTCGGCAAAACTCTGGGCAGATCTGAAATCCGAAAGACGATTGTTATAATTATCAATAATAGAATCCTTGTATTTCTTTGCCTCTTCTAAAGACATTCCATTAGCTTCGGCTATTTCCGAAATAGGCATCATATCAATCATCTGCCGGAAATTTTCAGCCGAATCCTCTAAGGTTCCCATTTGGTTGTCAATAGACATCTTTTCAAACATAGCATCATCAAGCTCCTTACCAGTCATAGACTGGGCATCGGAACGAACTTGAGGCCCTAAACTCATTGATTTTTTCAACGTATTCAAAGCCGCCGTGTTAAGATTAGAAGATGCTTTGTTATATTCATTCACTTGCCTTTCCAGCAAGATCTGACTATTACTATACTCTTTCACCCCAAAGAAGCCTTCTCTCATACCAAACAAAGAACCGATAATAGCACCGATTCCTATTTCAGTCCATCCTTCTTTAGACGTATATTGCTTTTTAAATCCTTCAGAAATAGCATCAAGAACATCAACGGCTCCGTTCATGGCGACATTATCATATCTTGACTTAACATATTCCTCAGCCGTATTCTGGACAGCACCTTGAGATCCTTCTTCCCATAATCCTTCAGATACCGGTCTTTTCATGATATTGAAAACATTGCCTGCTATCTTCTGTCCTATATTGGGATTGGTTATTTTAATAGCCATCTCTCCCGGCTTCGCAACTTCCGTCCCTAATCCAAATAAATGCTTGTTGAGCCTCTTTTCCAACCCTGGTATAGCCTTGCCTCCTAACCCTATATACTTACCAAAAAGAAGCCAGTTAGATAATCCTATGATACCCATATTGGCGGCAAATATAGCACTACCTACATCAGCATTAGAATTACGAAAAACAGCCATTTCCTCTGCATTGGGATCACGACCATAAATCTTACGATAATAATCCTTGAAATCAGACTCAGATTGCTTCATAAAAGAATTTGCTTCAACCGATGACTCGAATCCGGCACTGGTAGCCAACAACGTCATGGTCTTAGCCGCCTCCCCTACATTTCTTCCGGTAGCAACTCCTTTTCTTACATAGTCGTTAAACACGCTTTTAAGGCTTCCTATGCCCCTATTGGCAGCTTGCCTTGCTGCTAACTTAGCTCCGATTCTTCCACCTAATTTAGCGCCTATATTACCCAATGATCCAACTCCAAGTCCTCCGGTCATGTACGCTGATATCATGGCTCCTACGGTAAAAGACATACCATTACCAAGGACGTCATTCCACAAGAAATTACCGGTATCCTTAAAAAGCTTCTGACCAAAATTATAATCTTCTACCTCTTTCTTGTAATAATGGGGAAGAAGCATGTCTATTTGCTGGTCAAGATCACCTACAAACTTATCCATGTTAGTGTTTAACGCAGCTTTGTAACTTCCCTCAGATGCCATATTGATAAGTTTGTCAGGCAATGACACAACTCCTTGCGCACCGTACAATGCGGACTTTAAAGCGAATTTGCCTACACCATTCCAAAACTTACTCCATCCGCTCTGTCTTCTGGCATAATAATCCTCATTGTTTATACCCGGAATATAGTTGGGATATTTTGTACGCCATACCCCATCATTACCCATCTGATGACTTTCACGGATACTTACCTTCGGTCCATAGGGATTAAGAGGCGGCGGGGCAGGTGTAGCCCCCCTGTAGCTGTTACGAGCCAGTGCCTCCGAGTAGCTGTTGCTTATCTCCTTGGCTATATACGGTTCTTCGTATTCGGCAGCAGCTATCCTTGATGCGTAATCCGGAAATTTAGGTTGGGCATACACACCTTCACCAGGCATATAATTAGGAACCAGAGGTGTTGTCGTCTCTGGTAATGTAGCCGGAGTGTAATTCTCTTCTTCGGCTAATTTCCTTTGCCTTGCCACATCTTCGTAAGTGGTTTTAGCAGCAGGATTATATCTATCTATATTATTGTCAGCCATAAATTTTCTGCAAAAAATCGTTCAACTTACTAAACTTGTCATTCATATTGGGCGTGATATTTATTCCTCTCATATACGGATCCCTCATCTGATCAAGACGTTCTTGAACAGCCTCCTTCACATATTTTACAAAGAAGTACTGAGGACACTTCTGGTGAATGCTATTCCAGTAATCCGCATACTCATCATTACCTGGATCCAAAGGAACAAAATCCGAGAACAACAATGCAGGATTTTTAGAATTTTTAGTCCTTTTGTCATAGAAATTGACCGCTACCTCTCTTGAACCCCTATCGTCCATTCCCTCCAACTGAACTGATATATTATCAGACATGTCAATAAAATTATCAACAAGGGTTTTAACAACATTCATTTCTTCTGGCTTAAGGTAAGAACCATGAACCTTTACTATATCATAAAGATCATTCTTAACATCAGCCTTAGAAGCCAAACGGGGAAGACCATTACGTATAAGATACTTATCATAAGAATAACCTTCCTTCTTTCCGGTATCTACAAAATCACAGGTTCCAAAACTTGATTTGTAACCATCCACCGGATAATTACGCTCCTCGACCGAAGGATCTATACCCGCCTTAAGAAGCTCGTCATTCGTAATCTCAACCCTTTCTGTAACATAAGAATTTTTACCGGAACCTACTTGAGCAGTCAAGAATCTTCTAACAGTGCCATTATCTATCTCGGCATCCATATTAATGGCATTAATAGCAGTAGGATCCAGATTATTTACCTTTCCTGCCATGTAACCAGACAATCTTCTAAACTGAGCCTTCTGCAAAGACTTTTCCGGTGAATCGGCATTCCAATTGTATCTTTTGTAAGAATCAAGGTAATGATACTGAGATAACTTATCAGAAATCTGATCAGGAGATACAGACATTTTTATCTCATCCTGCATCTGACCTGCTATCATATCAGACACTCTACTGTTTTTCTCAGCATATCTTAGCTGGGTAATAGTTAATGGTTCACCTTCCTGATAATCTTTTAAATCTATATCACCATCCTTATCTATGGTCATATAATCAGATATATTAAAATCAGGATCGCCGTTGAGTTTCTTCATTCCATTAATAAGAGCTAATGTACCAGTAGAGGAACCATTATTCTCGCTTGTAATAGCATCAGATATGTTTTTCCCCAACTTGCCGGCACTCACCTTAGCCCCTAATGACGGAGATATAGCACTAAGAATATCTATTCCTCTTGAAGGGTCCATCATGTATTCTCTGAACCCTACGGCATCAGATACACCAGTTGTTATGGCTGTGGCGAGCAGGAAGGCTCCAGCCTTATCATCTGTATCGGTAAGATTTATAAAAGAATTTCCTTTCATAAACTTAGCATTACGAACTTTACTGATAATATCCTTATTTTTTTTAGTAACTATATTATCTATTTGATAATCAGTTATGTTATTTATAGCCTTTGTAGCTCCATTTGCCTTAGAATCAGAAAGAAGTAAAGCATCATAAGCTTCAGACAATCTGTTATTTCCTTGTCCAAAATATCCGTTTTTCTGACCTCCATTATTTTTTAAATAAGAATATATCCGTTCTTCAGGAGTCATATTAGCATACAATCCTGGGTCAGTTTTTTCTTCTTCGTATGATGCTGCAACGATATTACTTCTGTCTGTAGGAGATAATGAATTATATAATTTCAATAAATTTGCTCTACGCTCTGTGGAAGAAGATGTGAGTTGTTCATAAGGGATATTAGCCAAATTAACAGATCCTATCTTACCCGTTCCAGAATTGATAGCCGTAGGCCCGTCCATAGGAGCCATCGGCACTCCTACACCGCCTGCTCCTCTTGTGCCTCCGGATGAGCTTTCAGTGCCCATCTTGGAACCGTAAGTACGCATGTATTCGGTTTCAATCTTAGCCTGTGCAAGTTGCTCTTTTGCCAACGATATTTCAACCATAGACTTAGCATTATCAGTCAAAAACTTTTGCTGAGCCCTATCCTCTGCCAACCTTGCAAAATAAAGATCATCTTTCTTCCTTTCAAAACTTGTATTGTCGTATCTCCATGCATCAGTCATCTTATCGAAAAGATTATTGGTAACAACAAAATTAGCAGCCGCTACCGGATCTGATGAAGCTATTATCATATCTGCCTCCCTCTTGGCTTCTGCTTTCTGATTTTTAGCTTCCTGTATCTGACTGTCAATACGATCAATAATATCCTTATTATCCCCTACTGATTTCTTTTTTGCTTCCAATGCTCCTATGTGCCTATCGTATCTTTCGACATAAGACCCAATGTATTGACTAACCAAATCTGGATTACTGAACACCGGATTGGTAGCTGCCATGTATGATGCTTCTATTCTCATCTGATTCCTCATGTTTTCAGATAAGTTAGCAGACACAAAATTCCTTATCTGGGAATCAGTAAGCTCATCTACGTTGACTTCTATGATTCCACCAGTAGGATTACCTTTAACATCATATTCTGTTGTCTGAATCTTCTTGCCTTCGTTGTTTTTCCTAAAATCACTGACCAGCTTATTTATCTCCTTAGTATAATCGACATAAGGAGAATAATGAAGACCTCCCAACCTTGATCCTGCTTTACCATCTGACCTCCATTTGTAATAAGGGTCCAAAGCATGCCATTCATTAATAGGAGAATAAAGTTCAGGATGATTCTGTTTTATAGATTCTATTTCCTTCATAACCCTCTTGCCTTCTTTTGTGCCGGCAATCGCGTTAATGACCGTATCATCTAACACCGAACTTATCTCTCCTTGTATGGCTCTCGTAACACCATCAGAAGAAAGATCCACGCCTTTGAATTTTTGATTGATGTTAGCAATCACACCTGACATCTTATCTTCCATATAAGCGCGGGCTTCAGGCTTATCTATCTCTTGACCCATAAGATAATCTACCTGGGTATAGATCTTTTCACGAGCAGCATCAACCTTCTGCTGTTTGTACATCATGACGTCCTTAACAAGATCTATGTTGTAAGGACTAACATACGGGGCATATTGCCTTAAAATACTATACTGTGAAGCCACTATTTGGTCCTCCTTCTTCTTTTAGTTTCATCATCTTCTTCATTTAAACTTCTCAAGTAAGGTGTAGAATAATCACCCATATTCATCACATCCTGATTACCTTGAACGTAAATAATTTGGCCACTTGGAAGCATTCTCATATTCGGAGCTATGGAAGCTATGGTATTCAACGATGTACGAACATTGAACTTATTCTGTATTTCGCTGTTTATGCTATCATAATAACGAGCAAGATTTTCATCCCTTATAGCCATAGCCTTCAATAACCCGGATTCATAACGTTGCCTTTCCGCTATGTTCTTATCGTCTGTCTGAACATAAGCCATTTCATTGAATCTATCAGCTTCGTTTATTTGCCTTGCGTTATTGAAATTTACTTCGTTAATGTACTTGGCTATATTGCTTCCGGCTATGGCGTTCATATTAGCCAGAATAGCGGAGCGCTGGGAGTCGGGCACGTCACCTACTGCGTCCAACTGAGCCGATGTCGCGCGGTTGAGCTCGTTGATATACTGATCAGCAGATTGAAGAACTGGGTCTATTCTCGGAGCCTGATGTCTTTCCAATCCCTCTATCTCTAATCCGGTATCAAGCATCCTCAACATCTCAGGGAATATAGGGCCTGATAAAGCAGGACTGACACCTTTTCTTCCTTTTGTATCATCTTCTTCCTCGGCTTCCGTTTCTACAGTAGTATTAACAACAGGATTTTCTTTCTTCACTTCTATCCTGCCTGGAGAGCCCGGGTTGGGAGATTTAGCGCCGGTTCCTACAGGTTCAGCTTCTATAGGTTTTGATGCCGGATTTACGGCTTCTAAAACAAAGTCTGTTTCTGACATCAAACCGCTATCTTTTAAAGCAGCAAACTTATTATAATCGGCACCCAGAATCTTCTTAGCTGCATCAGATTTATCACCAAATAAGTCAACATAATTCTTTATCCCTTTTTCGTTTAATAATCTCTTTTGCTCAGGAGTAACTACATCCAATCCATAAAATGATCTGGTTGCCGTAGTTTGTCCAAATTTGTCATCTACGGCAAATGAGTTATATGCCGATTTACTTCCTTGATCATACTTACCGGCATCTTCTCCCCAAAATCCGTATTCGTCTCTAAATTTCTTAGCTTTCTCGGCATTGGCTATAGCACCTGATTCCGCCAAAGCCCATAGGTTATTTAGTTGGCTATTGTATCCGGTCTGGAATCCTTCTGTATTAAAATCACCATCTGTATTGTATTTATTAGCCCAACGGTTAATATCAAGCAAATTAGAAATAGCCTTGTTGTTTACCCTACCATAACCGGAACTACCTCTATGTTGGAGATTTTGATTAGAATTTACACCAGAATCAGGATTAAGGATCTGCTCTCTGTCCGCAACATCTACTATAGACATATTAAGAGCACGTCCAAACTGCTTCATTAAAAGCTGCTGTACTTTCTTACCCCACTCTATCTGTTCTTTGGTAGGGCCGCCTTCAGCCATTTTCCTAACTCTCTTTACATACTCATCGTATATCCAATTTTTAGCATCAGATTCAGATACGTTAAGAGCCTTAGCCTGTTTTCTCACGGCATTTAAATCAACTTTTCCGCCATCTCTAAAGAAAGCATCTATCTTTTCTTGGCGTTTGGATTCCTCTTGTTTGTTATAGACAATATCAGCAAAAGACCTGAATTGTACCTCAAGTTCGTCTATTTCCTTTTGATTATCATTTACGTACTTGGAAAGAATAGACTTATTCAACTCAGAAGTATTTTTATCCTTAACATCCTTATTCTTTTCCAACCTCTTGAAAACACGTTCCTGATCATCATACTTTTCGGACAATCCTATTTTTTTCTTATACCTATCAAGAAGCGTAGCATACGTATCTTTTTCCGTAGCTCTAATGCCATAATTTTCCCTTACGTAAGAAGCGAAATCATCATCGATAGTACGGTAATCTGAAATAATATGAGCTTCTGGCAAATCAACGGGAGTGCCGCCGTCTTCATGCCTGTTACCTTTTGCCTCCATAGGACCAACGTCATCCGGAGTCAAAACGTATTCTCCTTTTTCTATCTCAACATTAGCATTATCCTCCATAGATTTAGGAAGAGGGTAAATGTATTCTCCTGTCAAATCGGAAGAATCTATTCTCTGTCCATTTCCGAGGTTAACACCACCGCCTTCACGTTCCCATCGGATAAACTGCTGCCGGCGCTCTTTTTCGAGCTTTTCCCTCGCCGCCTGCTCGTCTCTGCTGGCTGCATACGCAGCAGATGAAGCTCCCATGATATTACGAGCAAGACCCATGCCAAGACTCAATCCAGAAAAAGCAGCCTGTGCTACATTAGCACCGACCTTATTACCGGCTCTTATCCGGCCAAGGCTTGTACCGAACATTTGAGCTCGACCACCAAGATCAGGAGAATAATAAGGAGCAGTCATAGGATCCAGAGGATTCCCATCTTGTGATCGCTTTTCATTTGATTGATTTTCTTCTTTATCAACACTAACAATAGTTCCTTTGGGCATAGACTTAGGATCGAACGTATTGTTATTACTTACATTCATAGTCGGAATAGAAGGTTCTTGCATTTTTATAGTAGAATAGTCAGGACCTATAATATTGTCAAATCCTGCCTCCATCGTATCTATTTCCGAATTTATCTCACTCATACCAGGAACATTAGACATGTCCATATCAATATATGGATTAGATGTCGTATCAGCCTGTTGTGTAACATCCTGAACACTACCACCAGGAGCGAATACCGGACGATTTTTTATGATTCGTAATCTCATACTATCTTTTTTCACAAAGATAAGAGAAACGAACGAGAAAATCCAACGTTATGGGATACGTTTAAAAATCAATCATGTACGGCAGACAAACCACCCGAATCAGGGTCGTACTTAAGGCCACATGCCCGACGATAGTTCTTAAGCGCTTTCCTGTACAAAAACAGCACCGTCTTGGAAACTATTTTCTTCATAGATTTGGTTAAAACCTCTTCTGTTGAAACAGACATCAGACAGCTATTCAAAAACGACCTGACATTGGAACCGAACAAGGTCTTCACCATTTTTCTAAACGTTCTAAAAAGATATGATACAGAAAGAGCCTTTAACCCATTACGAACCAGTCTATTATTAAGATAATTAATGGCTTTTTCAGATAGACAAAGCCTGTTCTTTCCTTGACCGTCCACCTCTGACGAAAACCACGAATACAAGGTGGTAGGATGTTTCTTGAGATGATTGATGAAGGAAGTCATTATCCCTTCTTTTAAAGCCCTTTTATGGGCTACGCATGCAGCAATCTTCTCTTCTCTTTTCAAAGAGCTGTCAAGGCATCTAAACACCGTCCTATCGTCTCCGATGAAATACTGAGGACGTTCTTCCTTAAACTTAGCCCTATAAGCGGCATATCCTTCCTTACGAAGCATATCTATCTGAGACCGGATATAGAACCTTACACACTTTTCTTCAGCTTCTTGCACGCTTTTAAGATAGGGAACTGACTTTCTCCCATATCGGAGATAGTCATAAACCATAGCTTCAATAAAGTCATTGTACGGAAAGAATCTTCCAAATCCAAAGTTCCAAACTATGAAACATCGCACTCTATCTTTCCAGTAATCAGATATGAGAAAGTTGCTACAATATCTCAACCTCTTGTCTTTCTGATAGAAATGATGAGTATGTTTGTCATAAAATAGATTAAAATATCTCAAATTGCCTAAACACTGACCGGCTGGACGGCGTACTACATTGTACCCTAAGTTGCTGAAGCTATTGTATATAACTTCTATCGGAGAGACCTGCTCTTTCTTGAAGAGCTTGTCGTGTAACTTGTGAGGATTCATTATTTCAGTTATTTTTGTCTCCATATTGTTTTTGTTGTTTAGTGCAAATATATGATTTTACATAAAAAGAAGAAAATGCACTGCCTTGTATCCGGTTTGAGAGAAATAGGATACAAGGTTTTTTATTTTATGACGGTTTGGATAAGAGACGGGAAAATGACCCTGAACGTAACCGTCTGACCGTCAGGAGTGGGACAACAAATCTTGAATTAAAACTACGCCTATGAATAGTCTCCGTTTTCCTTAATATTAAGACCATTTTCAATGATCTTACTCATTATATTATTTATATTATTTTATATACTTTACCATTTATTCATATAATTGTTTACAGTGAATAAACTTAACGACCGAAGGGAGTTAAGTGAGTGAACGGATTGACAAATTACTTTTTCCGTCATTGTATTGTTCGCCTAATTGTGTTAAAAGATTGAGTATCGTGACCGAAGGGAACGATGCGAAAGAACTTATAATATTTAAAAACGACTGAACCTATCGACTGAAGGGAGATAGGTGATGGAGTGACGTTAATAGTTATATTAAGTAGCCAGTGGAGAATTAGGCAGGTAGTAGGCGAGACGGGCTCCCATGCCCGTCAGGACAGTGGAGGTACGTAGGTCTGTTCTGTTAAACCAAGGCGATGATAGTTCCATCCTTCACGAAATCGCACAAAAAAGCCGGATTATCTTGATATCGTTCTTCAACCTTCGGTATCCGCATAACGAGTCTCAAATCCGGCTTCGCTTTATTAATATGAGAAATAAAACAATCTTGTTCTAATTATCAGTGACGCCTTTAATGCGAAGTTGTATATTGGGAAGCACGGCATTAATCAAAGCCATTTTCTTATCCTCTTCGCTTTCTTTTTGATGCTGTCTATACATCATGCTGTAATCAATGTCATCACCATCCTTTTTCCCGTCTAACGTCAGTAAATGATTTATGATGTCTTTACCATACGTTTCAGTCCATGTACGGAATCTCTCTTCCTCGGACTGTCCCTCCTGGGACTGGGCTTCCGGGTTAGGGAGGGCGGCTGCCACTTCTACCTCTGGAAGTGTTACCAATGCTGCTATTTCTCCATCATCTCCGAATCCCATTTGACCATACAAAGATACGGAATTTTCTTCAATTTCCAAACCAAGATTTTTAGCAACTTCCATAGCATAGTCATAACGGTCATCATTTCTTATAACACTCTTATGAGGACGTCCTGCTCCTTGGTTCCAAGCTACTACAGCATCCTTAAGGTTATCGGCGTTCATAAAATCCTGCCGGCTGTAGTTGTAATACCCTGGTCCTTCTTTTCCTTTTCTTGTGTATAAGAAATTAGAATATCCGGTTTTCCCTTCGTATTCGTCAGCCAAGAACTCAAGTTGGTCTTTGAATGTGGGTGTAGAATGTCCTTTCTTTTTGGCGTGCTTGAATAGCTTATCCATGCGTTCGTTGTGCCATTGCTGTATGCCGTATGACGTTCTGTTGTCTCCGTATATGTCATCTTTAAGGCCGGATTCAGCCATGAGGTTACCTATGATGGCGAGCGCCTGTATCTTGGACATGCCGCGCTTATTAGTAAAGTATTCATATGCTTCACGCTGCTTGCCAACTACGCCACCTTCCTTCTTGATGTTGGTATTGTATCTCTTTCCATTCCATGTAAATTCCTTAAGACCTCTTTTCCTGGCTTCTTTAAAGGCTTCACCTCTTGTAGTGGAAATAGAGTCTTGTAGCTCAAGATCATTTTTTATTCCAAGAATAGCATCAACAATAGTATTATCATTTTTATCAACATTATCCAAAACATAAGATTGACTTATTAAATTTGATACGCTTTTTCTATTTTTATAAGTTCCTTCTTTATCTGATGGAGCTTCAAAAGCATACACAAGTGGATACGAATAATCCGTATCTGGATCTTCTGACATAAATTCGTTTACTGCATGAATAGCTTTTTTGTATTTAGTATCTTTTATACTATACTTCCCAGCATCTTGAACATGATCATAAAATCTGTCTATCATATAGTTGATATATCCACGCTTATCGCTCTTAAATCTCTCTTTATCTCTTTCAAACTCTTTTGGCGGATATCTTTTGTAATATTCTTGAAAAAGTCCCCTAAATTTTCCATCCTCAGATACAGCGTAGGGGTTTCCACCAGATTCTTCAATAATATTTCCAAGTACGGCTTCTATCTGGCGTTGATTAAAACCTTTATCATATAAAGCATCATAGATCATATTCATCCCTTCTACGTCCATAGTACGATGCTTACCCTTACCCACACGCTTCATATTTTCATATTTGGATTTGAATAAATCCCAATCTATTTCCGGCTTAGAAGAATCCCCTCCTTGTTTTTTGGATCTTATCTCCATCCTTTTATCCAAATCATTCTTTGAATCAATAATGGATCTAAACAGGATCTTGTTTGGATCATTTTCTTCGTATGGGATTTTATCTTCTACATAATCCCTTATTTCAAAAGGGTATCCTATTGTATCAAGAATCTTAGTAACAATCCCTACACCAAGAGGTTGATCGCTTCTATAAAAATCATACTTATCTTTTACGACCATCCTACCTCTATCATCACGGTACATAGTGAAACTTGATAAGCCTGATAAATCATTTAAATCGCCGTAAGCATCTGGTATAAAATTGTATTCGTTAAATACCTGATGTTCTCCAGTTCTGGCTTTTTTTAAGAGATCTATTCCCTCTTCCACCATTCCAAGTTTCCTACTTGTTACATCCCTTAACTCCTCCAAATCAGATACGTCCTTGCCTGCAACTTTTCCATCAATTATCTTATTATCTAAGGAATCAAGCTCCTTTCCATATTTTTTAGCCATTTTCTCCCATCCACCATTTATCCTGTCAGATATAATGGATTTAATATTGTCTGGTATTCTAACAATCCCGTTTTCCTCTTTCAGGTTATTTGGTTGGTTTAAGAATCTAAACCAAAGATTCTGACTAAAATCATCTACATTGGCTTTCGGAACATCTTGACCAAAAAATTCCATTATTTTGGTTTTTAATCCTCTTTCATTAGCATACACGTCAGGTGTTATATTAGATGCCAGATATTCTCTAAGTTTTACAAACGGACCAATTTTACTCCATAATGTTTTTGGTTGTTTGTCTCTTACATAATTTTTAGTCTTCTTTGCCATTTTTTTCTTCCTCCTTCTTAAATTTGTGGTAAGCACCACAAACCTTATCAACTAACCATCCCATCAGACAGGCGGCATGCTCATCTCCTCCGACTTCAAAACCGTAATCCATATTAAGATACTTACAATAAATAGAAAGACCGTGCAGGCATTCGTGTCCTATGGTTCTAACATCCATATCAGATAGTGAATGAAATAAGAAACATATTTCTTTCCTGTGATTGGTTCGGTTTCCTACGAAAATAGTTCTGCCACCATAATCATCAGTCCACCCCTCCCAGCTCTGATCTTCTACTTCCAGGTTGGCGAACGTCTTAACTATATACTCTTCATCTGCTCCAAGCAATACCCTTACATTATAGGGGTATATATCATTTTTATATAATACTTGTTTCATAACAAACTGTTTTTCAACAAAGGTAAATAAAAAAGCCGAAGATATACTCACGTACTTCTTCGGCTATACCTTTAAAGCTAAAACTTGTTTACTATTGAAGCAAAATCAATGATTATATTTTTATTTTCTTAATTTCTTCAATCATATTCTTATATCCGCAGAACTTGCTGTTAATAACATCGAAGATAGATTCTGACCAGCCAGCTATGTTCAAGATATTAGATCCTCTATAAAACATCTCACTTCCATATCCTTGAATAGAAATAGAAACGATCTTGCAATTTGGATTCACTTTTTTGAACCCTTTCAAAAGTTCGGCGAATTTACCATATCCATAATTGGAACTTCTCTCCCATACAACAGATTCACCGTCTCCTATCTGCATATCTGAAATAACGTACAAGTTATCTACTTTGATCTTATCTTTAACGCACTTATCCAAGAATGCAAAAAGACCGTTTTCAGTGGCACCACCGCATTCTCCTCCGGCAGTAAAAGATTTTTTGTTATTCCATAAAACACCTTTACTTCTATCATATTCGTAATTGATAAGTTTGTCACCAAACATACCAATAAATACGTCAGGAAGCACAGAAGCAATCATACAGCCAAACAAGTTGCCAATGACAGCCGTACTTGTTTTGCTAAAGGCAGACACCTCAGAAGATCCTCCCATATCTCCACGTACAGAGCCAGAGTGGTCAATCAGGATAGCCGACCGCCCCTCCAATACCGGCAGGTTCTTGCAGGAGATGGTTATGGCTTTCTCCAACGCATCTAAAATCTTATATTTATTACGCGCTGTTAATTTAGCACGTTTTTTATCCGACTCAAATACAATATCATTATCGGAACTATCAGTGCCTATATTTTCAACCTCTTTGAAAGCTGAAGCAAAACGGAAAGGAAGCATCTTCGAATTAAGTACCTTCTCTTCTATTGTAAGCTGCCTACAAACTTCATCTATTTGATCAGGCGCGTATTTGATTATGTTTACAAGGTTACGAACCATATTAAAAATAGGCATACCTTTTACATTAGAAACCACGTCCCGAATAGCGTCACCTAAAGCTTCTTTCTTTTCCTTATTGTCTTTCTTATCCTGTCCGGCTTTAGACATTTCTTTTTCAAGAATCTTGCTTTCGTATAATCCAGACAAAGACCGACCTTCTATAAGGTACTGGAAAGCCGTTTTGTTAGCCTGATTGCCTTTAGGGTGAAATAAGTTTACGAGGTCAACCATAGTAATGACCCTACTGTCCATCTTATACTTATCAATCCGATACGGATCAAGACCCTCCAAAGCCGTCTTAAATCCTTTCTTAATAGCGCTGGATATTCCTCTTAACTTCTTTGGATTTTTGTCGTTAAGAGCCGCATAGCAGCCAAGGATTTCGCTCATATCATCAGGACGCATAACGATCTTGTTATAGAACCTTGAAGCCCATTCCTTACCCGATGCTTTGCTGGCAAGGACAGAAGCCATAAGATGCGTTACTGACCTAAGTTTTCCTTCTCTCCTGACATACAATGCTGTTTGTGCTGCGAAATACGGATCCACCTGATCCATAAGGTCCTTAATCCTGTTCGCCTTGTCTTTTTCTTTCTCATAATAAGAATCAGACAACATGGTAGTCATTACCGTAGATACCAACTCTTCTTCTGCGTTAGGCTTATACGCCTTCTCTCCCATGTGATTCACGATCGTAGGTTTAACACCTTCATCCTTTTTGTTAAACTTTCCCATTTGTTGTTGTTTTCTTTAAAGTGTTATACAAAAAAAGCAGTGATATTACTACCACTGCTTGAAAAAAAATATATCAAAATGAATACTCAATGAGGGAAAAGCTGAAGTTAGTGTAAACAATGAAATAATGGATTTGAACCATCGACCTATACTTTAAAAGAGTATCGCTCTATCCATCTGAGCTAAATTCGAAGTAACTAACCCCATCACCACTCATTAGTTTCTTATGTCTTCCAAACAGAGGAAAAGCGGAGCCGGATCTAAAATGAAAATATCGGATTCGAACCGATGAAAAGCAAATGTACCTGATGCTGCGTTAAACCACTACGCTAATTTTCGAAGTAACCGGACTCCTCACCATCTGTATATTTTATTAAAACAGGGATAACTTGGAAGGTGTTTTAAAGGAGGTTTTGATCTACCAACTGATCTAATCTTTCTTACATGAAAAATACAGGACTCGAACCTGTGACACAAACCGAAGTATCACCTTCCATCACCACTGTCTTATATTATAATCTCTCTTGATTACAATGCAAATATAGACACTAAAATATGATTTACAAATTAAAATGATTTAAAATAGATTAATTTGAATAAATTATTTTAGAGCCATAATTGGATTGCCCCATCTCTTTTTCCACTCTTTACCTAAATACATTCTTAATTCCTCGAATGAGACATATGCATCCTGTTCATCAATATAATAATGATGGATGTCTTTGTCGTAGATTTCTTGCCGTTTGGCATCACGGGCACGCCAGAGCAGTTCTTCCGGTGTCGGCTGTGGTTCCGGTGTCAGTGCCATATACCAACACTCGAGCGGTGATGCCTCCGGATAGTCGTTATGATACTGTTCCTGCTCTTCACTAAGCAGGAGATAAGCGCCATCTTCGTAATTTTCGATATTGTCGCCAACAAGATAGGAATCAGGCAATTCTTGTTCCAATTCCAAAAACTGAATGTTTTTTTTGAATATACAGCATATTGTCTTATTTATATTTCATGTAACGAAGTATTATGATACCGGAACCGCCTGCGCCAGAATAGCATCCTCCTGAGACATTGGAACCACTTATATAAAAAGAACCTCCTCCTGAGCCCGTATTGGGTTTCCCATTAGTAGGGTTGCCTAACGATCCTCCCCCTATACCTATTCCTCCTCCTCCTTGTGACGATCCGGAGCTATATTCTCCGCCCCCTCCACCACCTCCGGCGTACAATTTATTATTGAACGGACATCTGGTAGTACTCCCTTGACCGATCCCAGGCATATCACCTGCTCCATTAGAACCATCACTTCCACCAATATATCCTGCCGTCTTTTCTTCAGGTCTTCCACTACCACCACCTGATCCCCCATCGCCCCCTCTTCCGGAATATCGACCTCCATTTCCGCCAAGAGCTTTTATTGAATTAGATTTAAACCAGGACTCTGACCCCGGAAGACCATTCTTCTGATCATCGTAAGCAGACATCGAAACTACACGATCTCCCCCTTTCCCTATTGAATAGCTAACAACACTTTCTGGAGTAACAGGCACATCAAGATATGTTTTAACATACCCCGATCCGCCCCCTCCACCACCTCTTTCAGGGCCTGACGATGCACCAGAGCCACCGCCACCAACAATGAATACATCAACAAATTTACAACCAGCTGGCACCATCCATGTACCGGATGATTTTAACTCTTCCACAACTTCTACCAATTCTCTCTTTCCCATCATCACCCTTCTCCTCATCTCTCACCTCCTTTCATTATACTCTCATGACAATTATCCCATGTTCTTTTTTTTTCAGTGATAGACCTGTGGCTTTTCCGGCTGGCGGTTCGACGCTTGTTTCCTCCGATTGCCAGCCGGATAAAATCACTTATGAAAAAGTTGGAGTTTACCCCCCCCCCTATGCTAACTTTCCTTCTCATATTATCTATTTTTAATCTTATCTTCAGAAATCAACCACTGGAATATGATTTTCCGGTTGCTAATTACTTTCTTTATCCTCATCAGCATCCAACTTCCTCTTAACCTATCCAGCCATGACCGTCTGAAATTAAGGGCATCAGGATTAACTGACTTATTTATATCGTTATCGTCCTTGATCCAAATAGGGGTCTCTGACCGGTCATCGTCAACCCTGTTGAAGAAGTCATTTAACTTATGTCTTCTATATACCTCAGTATCCAGGACCTCAGTATAGTCGCCTACGATCTTCGGATACGATATACGTTGCGCTAAATTATTCTTTTCTTCTGGAACAAGATGAATTTCACCTGAGTTGTTTGTGTCGTTGTAGATAGTTATCGTATCTAAACCTACTTTCCTGTCAAGAGTGTAATTCACATCATCTACGTATTTCCTTGCATCAAGCTCGTATTCTACAGAAGCCAGCGTAGAGCCATTATATTTCTCTTTTATCGGCACTTCTAATATAAATGGATATGTTGCTCCGTAGAATGTCTGGAAGCTCTTATTCGTCAGCAAATGACTCCATAAGCCACCTTCTTCGTCTGATGCCGGGAAGTTTATTCCTGTCTGGAAATATTGTTGCTGTTCTATATAATAGTCAGGACAGAACGAATAATAAGAAATCCATTCTTGCTTCAGACACGAATATCCGATAGTGAACGACACGTCTTTAAAATACTGTTCGTCTTTTAAAGATATTTCCTTATCGTTTGACAGTACCTCTGTTTCATTGTACAAGAACCTTCCACCATCATATTTGTAATATGCCGGGTTCTTAACAGGTATATAATCTTTTTTAGTGATAAGTACCCTCTTATACCTGTTATCCCATCCAAGAGACAGACCAAGACCGATAAATTTATTGTCTGTATCTTCTTCTGTCATCTCTGTGCCGGTTAAGATGTTGGTTATTCCGTATCTAAGAATCTTAAAAGGAAGATGACGCTTGAGCCAATGCCTGATACCTACACTAAGTTCCTTGAGATTACGTCCGTTCGGATCGGTCATAAATACCTGTGCTCTTTTAGTATCTACCCAGAAGTGACCAAATTCTGAACTAATTATTTCAGTGCTCTGTGTTCCAGAATAACCGAGGTCGGTCGTGTTGTACTCCAGAGGCCGGGACGCGAACAGACCGCCGGTGCCCATCTCAGCCTGCCCTGGGGAGGTGCGCTCCTTGATTACGTCTATGGCGTTATGGAGTGAAACCTGGTCCTCGAACCTGACAAGGATCTGATCAGATTCAATACGCTTCATGTGAATAAGCTTACCGTTGCTGGTTGGGAACTCATGATAGTCCATAGGCTTGTACGTTAGCCACGGATCTGTTTGACTGTTTTCAGATACGTCAGCCCTACTCCATATAACACCATTAGGTCGCTGGTAAGCACAATCATAAAAACGACGTTCGTATGTTGCCGGCAATACATTAGGTGTTAATGTCATTCTTGATGAATAGATAGGACTTATCTTGTAATCATTGTCCCTATGGATAGATACGTTCTTTTCTTGTGTCCACCAAACAAAATCTCCTACTTTTGGATAGAATAATTCATGAGGCTGAGGGCCCTCTAATCTGAAATTACAATTTATTTCAGACTCTACAAGGAACTGAGGAATACCATAGAACCATGTATAAAATCTGCCATCTACATACTTACCGGAGGTGTCACCATTCAATTCATACAAGCTCTTCCTGTTTGGGTAAAAAGCATATCTTCCTTTATTAGACGATGTCCAACTATTGAAACGTTCGTTATCCGTGGTTTCAAGCGCATCTTCCCCTGTATCATAATTAACAAAATATCTTGGATATCCTACATTTCTATAATCCATGTAAGGGAAAGGTATCATATCTCCAATACCAAAAGCACTATTATAAAAAACAGGAAATTTTCTCTTTAATGAAAATCTGGTTATCACCGTATCACCACCGAACATCAGTTTCTTTTCATTAGTGAAAAATCCACATCCACCTATGGAAATCCATTTTATATCTTCTATTTGACCATATTGATCCGGCCTATATCGCATAAGCCTCATATACGGAGAACAGATGTATGAAACTGATTTGGATTGCTCGAATGTTCTTCCTGCTACAACATCTCTTCCAGCAATAACCGAATCATCTATACGGCTACTGTCGTAGTTGTAGACATAGTTCGGATATTCCAATAAATATTTCGATTTACCATCTCCTTTTTCACCTGGATCACCAAATGATAAAAATAACGAAGATTCACGATCTATATTATTAACAAATAAGAATCGTCCCTCATTATCGTTTTTACCGGTTCCCCATTTAGATGACATACTGGCATCCATCATAGGATATACACCAGACTTCATGTACTTAACAGAAGATAAACCACGAGCAAAATTTCGTTCATACTTATCCTGGTCTGTTATACCTATCATTGAATTATATAATCCTACAGAAGTATAATACCATGCATGATTACGTCTCGGTCCATTGTTTATAAACGTATTAAGCCAATCATAACGGTACTTACCGTACAATATCGGGCCCTTAGCAAGAGTTTGACTGATGGTTGACACCATTGAAGAAAACAGCATGGCCACACTTAGATTCGTTAGGAATCCTCCTCCGGTAAGACCGGCCGACCCTCCTATGTATCCAGACTGCGCCCTTATCTGAAGCTCTTCTGCTATCATAGCGGCTATTGTGGCACTTGATTCAACTGCGGCAAGTGACGCAGCCATCGTATAAGCGGCAGGACCTAAGATAGTCCATTTTGGATGATCTTCTACAGGTACAAAACTGCCTACAGACATTCCTCTTTGAAACCCGTCTATACATACTTCATTTGGAAGTTCGGGCTTGTTAAAATAAATATCAGGCGAACAGAATGAATACCACACGTTCCCTCCTTTGTCGAAAGGATGGGATATAAACTCGTCTCTTTTGCCAGACGTATAATTATATTGATCTTGTGATAGGTCATTATATGGGTAATTAGGATAGATATTTACATTACCATCGTCTCCTATGTATCTAAGCATATCGTAGGCCAATCCTGAAGCCACAACCGACCTATTTAGCCTCCTATCTCCACGATACAGTTCATATCCTACAATCGTATCTCTTTGTTGTTGCGTAATCAAACCAGAATCCACCGCAAAATCCAAAAATACTTGTATGGTGTTCTCATCCACCATAATACCTACCGGATATATTTCAGAAGCTATGTCATATCCACGTTCATCACTGTTCATAAAAGGTATATGCTTGTTATCTGGGAACCGGTAATGACGTATAGGTTGTTGGCAAAATACGGTAGAAGTATCTACTCCTCCATAAGAATGGCCCTTGAAATAAGATAATCCATTTTTGTCTGACAAAGGAGCACCATAATATTCTGTTAACTTATTCATAATATTAGAATAAGCTTCTGATTTTTTTGGATCATCATAAGATCTGCCTGTGTCTATTTTCATCCTACTACTATCATAAAGTTCAAAATTAGCAGGATATTTCTCAGATGATTCCCAATATGCAAAATCTCCGTATTTATAAGGACGAGGCTTGCAATTGATGGGCCTATCTCCACATGTCTGACATTTTGATGCAAATAAGACAGTTGATCTAAGTGTTATAGAATCCACAGATAAATCAATTTTATTTACCTCCTTTTCTCTTATACCAAAAATATAAGGATATATGGTTTTACCTGTAGCAAAAGCGACTCCAAGAATAGCACGGGAAGGCTTCTTTCCTTCTTCTTCCTCTTCTTCTGGGGTATCATAATTTTTATAAGAACAAAATTGAATTTGTCTAAACGTCATTATCCAAGGAACTGCCACAATAGGAGATTCTATTGTAACATAAAAATAATTTTGACCTATAGAATCAAAAAACTCTTCATTTATTTCTCCGAAAGCTGGTTTTGCTATGTTAATAATAACAGAATGAGATGATTCATACTCAGGTCTATCAAATTCAACTGGTACTATTCCAAGAGGGGACCATGTTTCAACATCCTTCCAAAAAGAAACACGAACATAATTAGTAGACACAGCATCCATTATGCCATCTACCTTTCCAAGAGCTTCAAGATAAAGAACTTTGTTCTCATCTTTATAACCTTCTATGTCCCACTCTTCTGGTCTGTTGATTCTGATAAACCTGGCATTTGTCATTACATTTCTGACAAACTTCCATACCACAAATTCAGATGCGAATCCAATATTAAGCTTATCCCCTGTAGGATTGTTAAATGTAGCATTGTTCACATACCCCTCAAATTTCCAATCAGTTTCAGCTATACCGGTATCTGAATTTTTATATATCATATCTTGCAACTTCTCAGAAGCTTCAGGCCAAAATTGCTCAATACAATACCTGGGCCCGTTCTTTGATCTATACTGATTATTTATGACCGTACTGGTAGATCTGCCGGCTCCCCAATCTCCCACACCATTTATCCTTTGACTCCATCCATCTATATGAAGAATATAACTTCCAAGAAGATAATTATAATTCTGAAAGTTGTTATAATCAGTTCTTGACACAGTAGGATCAGAGCAATAACTCTCAATATAACATCCGCATGTACAAGGCATGGTATCTAATACGTATATAGCATCAGACACGGTTTTTAAAACAGATCCAGGTTGTAAGTATGGATAAAACTCAGAACAAAGGTGTTGATTGCCATCACCTGATATGCTGCCAGCGCTATACCCAAAAAATGCTTCCTCCATCCATTCAGATAAAGAATCCATTGTCTCGTAATTAAACAACACAGAATACTTATTCTGATTTTCTCCTCCTGTGGTATATAGATAATCTGTAGAGACGTGTTCCATTTCGCTAAGAACCTTATAGATATAATTTTCTACAAGGCCTGTTATTAGTGGAACTGGAGCTGACAATATAGATTCTTGACGATGAGGGACTTCGCAGTCTCCTTCCATTTCTGGTAACCTAATATGATCAATTGGCTCCATATAATCCTGTGTTCCATCTTCTCTGTATTTGGTAGCTATATCACATATCTGTCTTTCATTGTTTCCATTCTCCTTATTATTACAAGCTACAAGACCTATATTTTCAGACAAATAATTTATAGGGGTTCCTACAATATCATCATAATCGATAATAAATCTTGATTTCCCTTTAAAAGTAGCGAAATTGCTTTCCACTATAACAGTTTGACCTACAGTAGCCGGGTTGTTACACTCTTTCTGTTCTTCATCTATAACAACCGCATCGTCGTCAATCAATACCCCATCTCCTGCCGTATTGCTATACTGCCATACATATTTCCTATCAACACCTGAGCAATCCGGAGCATATGCGTTTATAGACTGGTATGGGATACTGTCTTTGTTCATTTCCTCTCTTGCCTTATCAGAAGGTGGGGGAACAAGAACGAATGCTGGAGTTTTATAACCAGTAGATGTCTTAAACGAGATAGAAAACGGATACACTTCATTCCTCATATATCCCACATACAACGAACAAGCATTACCATCTTTATACAGATCTTCATGAGCGACAGATGCCTGCCATTTTAGAAAATGCCCCATAAGAGAAACTACAGGCTGTAAATTCCACTCTTTTTCCGCAGTAAGACCATACTGCAAAAGACGGTTTCCGACTGACACTATTCCTCTTGATGTGTTGTACACAGCCCTTTTCAAGGAAATATGCTCAAATGTGGTTCTTTTATTATTAAGGTCAGAATAATAGTATATGGTCTTCTCTGTAATAGGATGAATACCTTCTATAAAATAATCAACTACCGGCTGCGTTTCCCCATTGTATCCTACCGTATTCTGAATAACGGCTACCTTGTAATGGCTGACTTGCCTATCCAAATTAGACACCTTAAGCCTTATACCAAGATTAGTTCTTTCTCCCCATTTACCATCATTTATCCTAATATATTGTTCGTCAAATACATGAACAGGGTTAGTTAATGAAGTATAGTTAGTTTTCTCGTTGCCAAATTCATCGCACAAGGCCACAGCAAACTGATACACGCCCGCACGCAGGCTGCCCCCGTACTCTATCTGTACCGGCTCTACGCATGGCTGGTCCAGTAGCGGAAACACCCTAAGTTTCTCACATGCCAGAAAACAACCATTCTCCTGTATGAATTTGTCTCTATCGTATTCTTTATCGCATATCTTATACCCATGATAATGATACCATATATCACCTTCATCATCAGGAGTCAGAGCCTTGTCTACAATAACATACCTGGGAGGATTATAATCGTCAGTCCAGTAAATACATTTCCCACATTTCTCTGTCTTTATTTCTATGGTTTTTATAGGATGGTAGATAGAGAAATTAAGGCACGGATCTTGCTCGTTGTCTTCCAGCAAGGTCTTCATGCCAGAACACAACGACTCCGATCCTTCTACCATAGATTCTATATCGGAATCGGATAAGATACTTGTATCGGATTCAGGCTTGAAATAAGTTATTTTAGATACGCCTGTTTCAGGATTTGTTATAAAAAAATAGATATTGCCTGAAGTAAGATCATTCTTGTAACCAATAACTTTAAATCCATCGAAATCAATGCATTTAAGATTACTGTGCTCATTAGATCTCATCCCAACATTACCATCCTCGGATTCTATGTTGGCATTCAAGGCAAACGTATAATGCTGATCCGTAAGACTCGACGGATGCAGATCGCGGTTCATACCTGTTTGAGGAACCGCTATGTTTCTGTTATCTTCTGATGCCATCTTTGTAACTGTTTGTCACAAAGATAACAAAAGAGATTTAATCATGGGCTTTCAAAGCGAGCGTAAAATGGCAGATAATCACCCTGTCTTACATCTTTTACCCCTAATCAACACAGTGCCATCACCACCAGCTCCAGCATAAACCATAGAGTATCTGACGCCGCCGCCTCCGCCGCCATAACCTCCACCTCCTTTACCAGATCCGTTTGTTGATCCTCCTGTGCCAGATCCTTCACTGTAATCAGATATTCCTCCTTGGAATACTACTCCGGTGTTAGTTTCTCCACTTCCACCACCGGCATTTCTTTTACCGCCGGATTCTCCAAAATCTCTGGTAGTATGACCTTGACCTTTGATTACTCCATACTCTTCTCCATTAGTGTCTCCACCATCCGAAGCACCATCTTGCGTATATGACGAACTGCCGGCACTACCACCATTTCCTCCCCTCCACTTATTAGCTCCCTTTCCTCCATTTGCTCTATAAGACGAGCTCATGAATTGAGAATAACCACCATCTTTACCAGGAGAATTTTGTTCGGCTTGATAAACTTCTGCTCCTCCTTTTCCTACTGTTATAGAAATAGATTGACCAGGTTTTACAGCAATAGCTTCTCCGTCTTTCCAGCCTTTGTTATCAGATTTGAAGGTCTTGGTATAACCACCTCCACCGCCGGCAGAGCTACCTCCGCCTCCGCCTCCAACTAAAAAAACGTCTACGAGAAAACAGCCATCAGGAACTATCCATGTGTAATTGCCAGCCGGATAAAACCTTATAAGAAAGTCTTCAAGTTCCCTGTGTTTATATTCGAACCTCCTCCTCATAATTTACACAAATATATAGAAAGAATCATTGTGATATATACTACTCTCTGTTGCAGAAGTAATACAATCAACATCTTCATCTGCATTATTAATAAGATCTCTCATTCCATCGTATCTATTAGAAAACATAAAAACGTACCTCTGGTCATTTATCTGAAACTTGTATATAATACCCTGTTGTTCACTTGCAGGATACGGGTCAAATCTAATCCATATTGTCATTGGTTCGTAACCGGTAGAAGTGCTTGAAAACGAAAAAGAAACTGAACTATGAGTATGAATATTAAAGGCTGTTCCTTCTCTAAGTTGATTCAATACGCTATTTATCTTATCCTGGCTAATTGTATCGGATTTGATTTTATTCATTAAATTAAATAACCTGATCCTATCTCCAGGCTCGATTTCTGTTTTTACACAATGATAAATAGCTCCATTACCAGATCTCTGTTCCTCAAAATATCTTCTCCTACTCACGATAATACTCCTTTCTGTAATATTTCAAGAAACTAAACCCTTCAGACTCTCTTCTAAATATACCAGGTTTGTTCCAGTCATTTTCAAGATCGAAGGCCTCTCTTTCAAATACGATATTGTGATATGCTTTCTTGTGATTCCGGTATATACACAATCTTATTAGGTATTCAACCAGATACCATACATAGTACAAAAATACCGGGATAGTAAGCAGCCACAACATCCACCATCCTGCATGGCCGTTAAGACCAGATACTAATGCTATGATTGAGATGATTATAAAGCCCGTAGCAAACAACGCCTGATATTGATTACAATGCGTCCCTTCATGATATTCTGCCTTTAATGATATGGCATCACGTTCGGTAAATACGGCTCCAAACAGCATAATTGTTTTATAGCCGTCAATGAACGTAAACAACTTAGCTATCTTAGAATTGTAATAGATTTTCATTTTCCGAATTTAATTTTGTACCAGTTACACAATATCAAAAATTCAATAGGTGAATTAACACCATCCCATTCCCATTTATCTAAATAGGCCCTGAGTTTATCTCCTTCAACGCATTCGGCTTCTTGCAAGAAGACAAGATGAGGCATAAATAACTCCGATCCTTCCAAAGACTTATTAAAGAACTTAACCAGCCTCTTATTAAATCCAGGACCGTACCATGATTTTTCATTTGTGGATCCAAGGCAATAGTAAGAATTGTTTTTAACCTTAATACCAAACCATTTGCATATATATGGATGATATACTCTATCTGCTAAGAATATAAATGGCTTATACCATAGGCAATGCCAGAATGTACTGCACTTGCCACCAAACTTCTTAAAAGCCCATCTGAACCCTCCAGAGAAGTACCAATTGTTAGCCCCTCTCTTAACCTTAACTTTGTATTTAAGATTCTTGTTACGGTTGCTAACCCTATCCCACGGCTTGACCTTATCGGTATCCATATCAGGAAGAAATGTCCAATGATGAAGCAAGGCACTGTAATAAGGATTGTATATCTTGTGCCCGTTTCTAATAACGTACTCAAAAATATCGTATCCTACTTGCCTGGCTTCTTCAAATCCTTTTTCTGACAAGAAAGCTAATATAGGAGCCAAATTCCAGATCTGATCTTGTGAAGTGAATGGAGAGAAGCATGGATCTTCGTCTTTTAACTCTATACCATTAATGTACCCGGAACTTATCTTGGTAAGACCGAATTTGCTTGCATCTTCGCTATGGATATCGTCTCTTAAGAAAAATCCTTTTTCGAATTTGAAATAAATACCTTTATTGCTATTAAAAAATAGATCATAAGTAGTATCGGCAAGACGAGTAAGCACCAGTATGGCATTACGAACATCATCTTCTGTCTTGCTGCCAAGAACCATTTCCGTGTATATAAACTGGAGATAATGAGCCAGGTTGATAGTTCCGTCGCCGACCCAGCCTGCCCCGTTCTTCACCGACGACAGTGGGATGCACGAGGCCTGCTCTGTGTAGCTGGAATCATAAACAAAATCCCGGTAAAACACCTCCTTAATCCTATTGTATTTATCCCAAAGACCTTCCATCACCTTAACCTATAACAATAACACAATCACGCTTTTCCTTATTATAAACCATCGTACCCATCTTAGTGTACAAACCTTTTATATTTTGGTAATTGGTTTCACCATGAGCCGAAACGTTAGTAGTGATGCTGTCGGAGTAAACTTCCGTACCTCCTTCATTAATGAAATTAAATCCTTGTTTAACCATCTCTCCTCCAAGGTAGGCTGTAAAAGACACAACAACATTTCCTCGCCCTCTATTTCCATACCAATTACCATAGATATCAGCATTGATATTAGGTTCCGACTCGTCCATTCCAGGCGCTGATAGCAAGGTCTTCATCTTAATAAGCGCACCTTCAAGACCGGACTGCATGTTATCACCACCATAAACAAGGTAATCACCTACCTGTTGTTGGGTAGTAGCCCACTGCTTACTCCATCCAACGTATTTATTATCTACATCTGAGATGCCTGTATTGGTGAAACCGGTTGCAGTATCAAAATCGGAGCCGTCTTCTGATTCCCATCCATACCTAAGAACAAGATAATCGAACTCAGGAATTACAACAACCTGCTCGCCGGCAGCTTGTGTGATTGTAACGTTCTTACTCTCTCCACCAGCCGTTACCTTAGCTACGCCTCTACGATCTTCAGCTACCGGATTAGGGCCGGCTGTGAAGATGATGTTTGCCGGTCCTATGCCTCTCATTTTGTCGGCGGTTACTATTTCGCTTGCTTTAACCTCTAACATATTATTTCATTTTAAATATTTCAAATACGTATATCCAGCTCAACAAAAATACTACCGGGCAGTACATTGTCTCTACCAAACTCGCCTCTCCTTTAAATTGCCTGATTGACCAAACAATCATGGATGCGATAACGCCAGACAAATATATAAATAGAACTACTTCTGTCATACCAATTTAAGCATGTTGTCAATTACAGGATATGCCTTAGAATAAATCTCAAACTCGGCACGACGCCGCCTAAGAGGTTCATACATACCTTTCAATGTCATTCCCATCATCTTAAGTTCGGTCTTAGCATTTTTCAGCTTAACCAAATCTTGCTGTGCATACAACTTGAACAAATCGGCCGCTCCTTGTGCCTCTCCATTATACATCAGTTCCTCAAAGAATCTCATCTTTACAAAATTATCCACATAATCCAATACCAGACCTTGAGGCGTGTCTGGTATAATTATATTAGATTCTCCGTCGAAAGGAAGAGACCGGTACTGCATGTAAATAGGACCATCGAAATTAGCATACAGGAATCCGTTTACGATATTTATCTCATACGGACTATCCTTTATTACCTTATTCCGGCATTTACTTAAACAAGAATCACGAAGCATAGGCTTAGCAAGACCTAACATTACCGGCCGGTCATAATAGCAACGAACTTCATGATCGCGATCATGAACATTGATATAAAATTTTTCAACTATCACTTTCTCGCATTCGTCTTTACAACATTCATCGCAAGAACACCACCTATAACTTCTTTCGGTACGTTCTTTCCAAGCTATTGTATTTTGAAGTTCTGATATCACCTTGTCACCTTCCGGCACCTCATATCCTTTAAAATCGCATTTAAAAGCCAAAATAAGATCAAAGTAATCACCAGGCATACGGGCCTGCCCTCGCTTGACATCCACTACCGCTTCTTTGCGCATAGTAATATCGCCTCCAAACTTCTTCAGGGCAATTTCTATCCATTTGTAGATGGATACCTCATCTATCAGATCACGCTTGTCAAATGATCTTAAAGACGATTTTAACTCTATGATATAATTTTCGACTGTCATCTCTTAAAAAAAATGGAGGACAGGAAACGAACCTGACCTCCACAAAGATATGAATAATATGTATAACGCCATATTTTGTGTTTTCAAAAGTTAGGATCTTCAAACTTGCCGTACTTCAAGAAAAGGCTCCTACACTTTTCCTTTATCCCCTTAAGCGTGACTTCATATCCGGCACCAGTCATGTAGATGGTTTGCTGATTAACTCTTTCCCCAGAATATTTGTCAACAAAATATGATCTGTAAACACCAAACTTATTTTTGACAATATCACTGTATAGCTCCCATCTACCCTGCCCATTTCTGAACATGAACTTGACTTCCTCAAGAAACAAACGAAGATTCTTCTCGGCGATGATAATACCATTTTGTTCAAGCTTCTTCGCGATATCTCTAATCAACCACATGTTTTCATGATCAACTTTCTTGAACGACTCCGCAAACTCCACATCGGGACGCTGCTCTTCTATTGTCTTTATAGCTTGCTGTTTCTCGGCTTCAGCTTGAACCCTCTCTGCTATGGCTCTATTCTTAGCATCAATCTCATCAGCTAATGCTCTTAATGCAGATGGATAGTCTTTCGGTGTTATAGAATAGGAACCGGTTTTTCTTATAGAGGGTAGGACTTCAGATGTTACCCATTTCTTGAATTTTTTAGCAAAATCCATCTTTGATCCAAAAATTAGGCTATACAGTCCAGACTCATTGATTATCAGTATTTTAGTGTTTGGAGTGTAGGGACGGAACGTTTCGTTCCACCCTTGAGTATCAGGTACTTTCATTATTAGTCTATCATCTTCATCAACGTGATCCCTTATCGCTTTTCTCGGATTAGTGTACCCTAAAAATGAAGCTATAGGAGATCCTATAAAATACGGTTCTTCGTCAATAATAATAATTTTTAGCTCTCCAAAATCTGAATTTTTGAAAGATGATACGGTTTTAACCTCTTTGCTAAATTCCATTTCGTTGGATTCCGACGTCAAAATAATGTTACTGTTCTTCGCATTGTTTTGAAAATTGTTTACCTTTGTTCCCATAATAGGAATTGTTTTTTTTGTATCCGCCTGCTTGAGAAAGTAGACGGATATGCAAAAGTAGCGATTATCCTGTATCTACAAAGGGTGATCGCTACTTTTTTTCTACGACTTTCTGTGTCCTAATTCTTTATCTTCGAAAACTCTCTTAATCTGGAAATCTTTAAACACTCTTCTTTTAGCAAGTATTTCATTGTACATAAATCGATATCTTCGTCCTTTATTCATTTTAACCCTTAACTTCTTTTTCAAGCTATCTTGTATTACAAAATGGTAATATCTTTTAGAGTCTGCGAAATCCATAGCCAGGTGGTTGTAGAGGTAGCCGTTGGTGCCGAGCCTGCTCACGATGTCCAGGTCCCGCCTGACGGTAAAGCGCTGGCCCGGTATAAGCACATGGCATAAGTAGCCCACGTTATCTACGTAAACACCAGCATCAGCTTCCACATAATGTTCTGATACGGTTTTCCATATAATAGACAACAGTCTTAAAATCTCTCCTCTGTCTCTTATCATGCCTTTCTTAAAACCATTCTTTCTCTTCATAAGACGATGGTAGTAAGCTGCAAAATACGGTGATTGTATTGATGTTCTTTTCATAATTCAAAAATTAAAATTATACATTTCAGATAATTAACATTAGAATATATTGTTGCGTCAAAATACTATTCTATATTTGCAAAGTCTACCGATCCTCACGGACAGGTAGACTTATATTTTACAAAATTAAAATCGTAGTAAAGTTATGAAATCAAATGTTGTTTTACAATCAAAAGATCGAGTTTTGTTAGGAATGAACGTGTCTGTTATGTCTAAAGATGGTTACATATGTATAACAGACGCCGTATCGGCCATGAACAAAAAAAGAAAAGAAAAAGGGTTAAAAGAAAGATGGATTAACGAAATAATGCTAACTTCTTCTTTTAGGGAGAGATGTTTCGAGCTTTTTAATAAGTTGAATGACAGGGACTTATTGAGTAGGAGAAATCTCGGACTCAAAGATAATATCCTGAATATCAGCAGTGTAATGGATCTTGGTAAATTAGACCTTGCCTACAAAAAAGGAAAAGGAGTAGATCAAAAATGGTTTGTCAATCCATATCTGTTTGTTATGATTGCATTAGAGATGGATCCAGAAATTTACGCAGAGGTTGTCATTTGGCTCACAGATGGTTTGATAGAAAACCGGAACGAAGCCGGCGATGCATACGTTAGGATGTGTAGCGCAATAAGCAAAATAGTTCCAAACAAGAATGACTTGAAAGACAATATAAAGAGAGTTGCTAAAGCTATTAATTTCATTGTTTTTAATAAACACGAAGATGGGATAAGGAATACTGCCAGCAAAGATGAGCTCAATGACATAATAGCTATAGAGAACGTCATAGCCTCTGTTATTGATGACGGTTTTATCAAAGATTACAATTCTTTGATAAATTACCTCGGAGATAAATGGAAAAGAAAATGGGGAAACCCTGTTCTTGCATTGAAATAGTACAAAAAAACACCCGGCCAAACTATATAACTATGGCCGGGTGTCCAATAAAAAGAATCACTGAACAATTTGACTTTTCTGATTGGAATCAAGATTCGGATTTTCATCAACAGGAATCTGTAGCCTGAACGCTACTTCCTTTATCGTCTCTGCTACCACGTACTCAATTAGCTTGATAGGACAGATAAATTCGTATTCCCATTCAGACTCGCACCCTTTAGGTGTAGGATCACAAGCCATTAACTCCAGAGCCTTCTTTCTTCTTGTTGTAAAGAACTCTACGTTAATAAGCTCTATATGGAAATCCGGTATATAAATATAGTCGTTTTCTACATAATAAAAAGGACGACGTTCTTTAACATATTTAGCATACGGTCTTTTTTGTTCATTGCGATACGACTTTATTTCAGCGAACTTAAAAAATATAGTGTTATCTATGTTAGTCACCTTAGTAATAGCCGGTCTGAGGGCAGAATAAAGAAGTCCTGGAAGCCTATGCTTTGAACGCATAAGTGTATTACACAACGCAAATTCGGCATCGCAGCAAACTATTTTATCAACTTCAATCATCTCCAGACAAGTAACGTAAGTTAGGAGCCGGTGGTCGCCAAGTAACGTCCCATCATCCCACCTCTGGGCCGTATAAGATTCGGCTTTAGTTCTACCGATATTCAATATCCATCTCCGACTAACATGCGAATCTTTGTCAAGGGCATGAATACCGTTTACGACTCTTGATACAAATTCACCATTAGTGATCATGCTCCCCTCCTTTCTTTTGCTCTTGATTCTCTTGATTTAGCATTCAATATCCTCATATAAATATCTCTTTCACTCATACCGGATATGGTTTTTATAGCCTCATCCAACATGACTTTCGTATATAAAGGCTTAGGGAATCCCTTTATCTTAACCGGATCAGGAACCAACTTAGCCTTACGATATTCATAAAATCTTTTAGAAGTTACATTAAGATAAGAAACAGCCTCTTCTCCGGTATAGTACTTAGCCGGATTAGCAAGCTGCGTCCATGTCTCAAGATCGTTGGCTGTAAGATGATCGCATTCCCCGCTTAAAAACATCTCCTTTATCTTATCGCATACCGCCGCACCGCTTTTACGCAGCGTCTCTGTCAGAATTTCTTTCATTTTCAAAACATCCTGTTTTAAACCTTAAAACAATAGAGGCAATGATTATCAAAAGAGTAACAGCCATAACAGACCACACTACGATATTGTGTTCAATAGGCATCTCAATATTAACCGTAACCCATTCTACACAGATATTAAAAATCATACTATAGATCAATAACCTATGCCATATACAAAACCTGAACATTCTTGAAAAAGCCAAGAGAAATAGGTCCCATGATAGAGAATGATCTAATATCGGATACAGCCAATTAGTGATACTAAAAGGATAAAACTCATCAAAAATGCTGGCTAACATAATAACCTGCATCAACACAGGATAATACTTCACAAACGTCACACAGACATTCCTCTGTCCTTTGCTAATAAACTTGTTGCTCATAATATGTTGTTGTTATGTTATTAAAATGGGGAAGGCGATCAGCACCTTCCCCTGGTTTTCAATCACTTTTTAGTGCTCGTCTTCTTTCTTTTCATCTTACCGCCAACACTACCGCCTTGACGCATTTTGGGTTTGTCCTTTTTATCAACTTCCCCACCCTGACGAGCTTTCTTTTTACAAGCCATGATACTAAAAATTTAAAATTGAATGATGTGCAATATTAATCATTTTTATTCTAATAACCAAAATGAAATACAGCAAAAGGGGCAATTAAATTAATTACCCCCTAATATGCTTATCACAACCTAACAGATGCGGTTGGTTTACCCCAGAAACTATAAACACATCCGTTTTCATCACCTTCCATAGCCATGCCCGTAAATGGATTAAAGCTACATCTTACCCAGCATCCACAGCTTTTAGTGTTGCAAGTATCAGATGATCCACCACAAGCAGAAGGAGTAGAAACAGGCTCTCCGTTTATATAAACAGGTCTGTATTTCAATGCGAAATAGCCATTCTCGACATTCGTACAGTAAATACCAGTAACAACAGATCCGGCAGGAACATTAAGACGTGTTCCGTCCTTCGTACTTGCTGTTACTGTTTGAGTCTCTCCTCCGTAAGTTACACTCACACCGCTTTGACCTCCTTCAGGTATCAATGGCGCATACCAGAATTGGAACTTTCCGTTTTCATCCCCTTCCATGTACATGGCCATTATAGCATTTCCGCTCGGACAACTGTAATTACATCCCTTCTTGTTCATAGTAGCAGATTGTTGTTGACGAGAACTGTCACCTATTAAAGAGACAGTAACAAGAGGCTTTTCTGCCGCAGCTTGTGTAACATTTATTCTCAATGTCTTACCACTGTCATTTTGAGTAAGCAAAATAGATCCAGTACGAGAAGAAGATGTACTTGTGTTAGCAGTTATCTTAATAACACAAACCATACTATCCGAGGTCTGATTTCTATATTCAGTCGTAACCCAAGACGGTTTAGATGTGGTACTAAATCCATGATAAGAACCATTCAATGTACTTTTGATTGTATATTGAGCATCATTAGATGCAGCTTGAACAGATAAAGATTTATCTGAAGTAGTATTATCATCGAATGTGAACTTATACAACATTTGTCTTGCCTGCGAAATACTAAGAGTAATTGTCTTTCCAGATTCATTTTGAACAAAAACAATGTCACCAGATCTGGAAGAAGATGTTGTATTGGCAGATAACGTCACCACAGCCTTCATGCTTTCAGATGTCTGGTCTCTGTAATCAACAGAACACCAAGAAGGTTTTGACTTTACAGAATAACCTATATATGAATTACTCTTGGTACTTATGATAACTTCTTCAATATTCTGAGATTCTCCAGTTACAGACCTCGACTTGCTCGTTCTTCCATCATGGAACTGAAATTCATATGGAGCATATCCACATTTTCCAACTTCAAGCTCGTATTTTACATCTTGATTTCCACAATCATCGTAACGAACGTATTTTACCTTATTGCTGTTGCTATTGCTTCCACATCCAGCTTCTTGCCAAGAACCGTAAGATCCACAATTACAACAATTCCTACAATTTACAGAATATTGACGATCTACGCTACCAGAGCAACTATCACGATAAGCATTGTACTGAGTATGACCTACGCAGTCTCCTGTTCCGTAATAAGACCAGTCTGTACAAGATTCTCCACCTCCATTAACCCATCTTGTGTTGTTGTAAGAAGAAGAACATGGATTGGTGTCACGTTGTTGTTTCTGAGACGTGCAACCGTCGCAACGGGTGCTTCCGGTATCCGACCAAGAAGGAGTTGTGCTATCATCTACGCAATCACCGTTTTTGTTAGCTACTGCCTGACCTTGTGAATTTACAGCATCTTGAGCCTTCTTATTAGCATCAGCTTGACTGATATTGGATGTAAATGGACCACCTACTTGATCTTGGGTTACGGTAACAGACGAACCATGCTGGCAGCTTCCGCAATTGTTTCTGGTGAAGATCTTACTTGCCTTACCGGTCCAGGTACAAGTTCCCTGCGCGTCAGCAAGAGCCTGTCCCTGCTGTTCGACGGCAGCCTGAGCCTTGCTATTTGCGTCTTCCTGACTTACGGTAGACGTAAAAGGACCGCCGGTTACATCATCTTGATCTATGGTAACCTTAGATCCTACACCGCCGTCAGCACACTGTTTTGTAAATTCCTTGCTATATGTTCCGGTCCAGGCACATACCTTATCTCCACCTTCTACCCAGCGTTCATCTGCTCCACCATAACATTCGTTGGTATTGACTTGCTTCTTATAAGATTTACCTCCTTCACATTTGGTTTCAAGCGGTTCAGAATCTACCCATACAGGATCGGTGTTGTCCATTTCGCATGTCCCGTTCTTGTTAGCGTAAGCCTGACCTTGGGCTTCTACAGCTTCCTGAGCCAACCTATCTGCCTCTTCCTGGCTTTCATTAGAATAGAACGGTCCACCCACCATGTCTTGTGTTACGCTCATCAGAACGCCATGCTGACATGATCCGCAATTGTCTTTTGTAAACTGCTTGCTATATACGCCTACGAACCTACATTTACCTTTTTGGTTAGCAATAGCCTGCCCTTGAGCTTTAACGGCTTCCTTAGCCTTATTATCAGCATCCTCTTGACTTACGAAAGAAGTAAAAGGATTGCCTTCAACATCAGCTTCACTTACCTCTACTTCTGTTCCTGAATCCGGTATTTCACAGTCGTTCTTTTGGAACGTTTCTGAGTAATGACCGGTCCAGCTACAAACTTTGTTCCCACCATCTACCCAACGTTCTTGATTGTGGGTTTCAGAACATTCGTTGGTATCATGTTGCTTTTTCTGAGACTTACCTTCATTACATCTAAGTTCTTCCGGAACAACGTCTTCCCATACAGGATCGGTGCTAAGTGGCGTACAGTTGCCGTTTTTATTAACATAGGCCTGGCCTCCTTCTTCTACGATCCTACGAGCTTCTGCGTCTGCCGCATCCTGGCTTTCTGTAGACGTAACAGGACTACCATTAACCATTTCGGCCGTAACCTCCATTTCTACACCCTTATGGCAAGCTTCACATTCAGGAACGAATCTCTTGCTGTAATGACCGGTATAGACCGTCATATTCTCACAATTACCCTTACTGTTAGCAATAGCCTGACCTTGCTCTTTGACAGCAGCCTTGGCCTTGTTATTAGCATCATCTTGGCTTACGGTAGATGTGAAAGGAGCACCAACAACATCTTGTTCGGTTACCGTAATCTTAGATCCTACCTGACCTTCAGTACAATCATTTTTGGTAAATTCTTCACTGTATTTACCAGTCCACGTGCAATGGCCGTCCCGGTTGGCTATGGCCTGGCCCTGCTGCTCGACGGCAGCCTGAGCGAGCGCGTTAGCCGCCTCCTGGCTTTCGTATGAAGTAAAAGGACCACCGATTACATCATCTTGGTCCACTGTTACCTGCGAACCTACGCCTTCTCCGTCGCAATTGTCTTTTGTGAATACCTTGCTATATACACCAACAAATTGGTTTTTATCTATGCAAGTGCCTTTCTTATTTGCAAGATCCTGTTTCTGTTCTTCCATAGCAGCCTGAGCGAGCGCGTTAGCCGCCTCCTGGCTTTCCCTTGATACAAAATCATCCGGGTATCCAGCAAGATCCTTTTCAGTTAAATCGACAAAGCTTCCGGTCTGAGATTCAGCATCGCAATCATTTTTCTGAACACGAGCCGAAGCCTTTCCGACGAAATAATTTGGATCAGTAACGCATTCTCCATTCAGGTTTGCCTGATCCTGACCATTTTTCTCTATATCATCAAGAGCTTTCTGATCAGCATCTTCTTGACTTACGTCTGATGTGTATTTACCGGCTTCTACCGTGTAAGTGTAAGGTGCTCCGATAAACCCATCTTCGCAGTCATTCTTATAAAATACTTTCGACTTCTCTACGTTATACCATAAATTGGTTTCACAGGTGCCATGCTCATTAGCATACCCTGGACCTTCAGCTTCCAAGGCTTCCAAAGCCTTCTGATTAGCATCTTCCTTAGAAACAGAAGAAGAGAAACGGCCGGCTTCTACAACGTACTCTACCATAGATCCAACTTCAGTTACCTCACAATCTGTCTTTTGGAACATTTTGGATTTCCTGTCGTTGTACCATTTTATGGTATTGCAAGTGCCATGAGAATTAGCATAGTCTTGACCTTTGGCATTCAACTCGGCTTCAGCCTTACGGTCAGCATCCTCTTGGCTTATGGAAGAAGAGAACTGCCCGGCTTCGATCGTCATCGTAACCAAACTTCCTTCTTCGGTATCAGGATCGCAGTCGTTCTTTCTAAACGACTTTGATTTCTTGACATTGTACCATAATATGGTTATACAACGACCATGCTCATTAACCCAGTTCTGACCATTTTGCTCAATGTCTCTCATAGCCTTGTCATCAGCATCAGACTGAGATATGATAGACGTGTATTTTCCGGCCTCAACAACGTACTCAAGCTCTTCCCCTTTCTCTGTCTCAGGATTACATCCTTCTTTTGTGAAAAGAGCCGACTGCCTTTTATTTCTATAAACTACCTGTTCTTTTTTTTTATGAACTACCGTACATTCTTCAGATACGCTACCATCCCTGGAAGACACCCTTATCTTGACACTTCTGTTGGCACCAGTATCATTTTCATCAAAGTAAATATTAACCTTACTGTTAAGACCGCCTTCTTTCTTATCTATGTTCGCCCAACAATTATCTACTTTCATTCCTAATCCTCCATCTTAAATTTTCAGGATTTGTACTTACGTTGATTACCTCCGGTGATCCATCCGAATCAAGATCAACAACATCCTTGTCCAGGTGAATCTCCTCCTTATCCACAGACTCGCATTCAACTATTTCAATAACATAATCTTTTATATTACTTTCTATACTTAACTGCGTGCTTGTTTCATCACCCTCAATTTGTTCAAATTCCTTATCCAATTTAATGTAAGGAACGACCTTTCCAGGCTGATAAATAGGAATCAGTACACCATTTATAGTTATGTTCTCATTAACTTCATTCCCATCCTCATTGCCAGGCATGGAAACAATCATCGAAACCTGGAACGTGTCTTCAAGACCCGGATCACCAGGGAAACCATAATCAAGCCTAATATCATTGACGTCAATATTAAGACCGGAAGCGGTAGTAAATGCTTTTATGACACCCTTTATATCTTTCTCACCCGTAATAAGGGCATTGATCGAAGCAGCGTTGGTAGTAATAAGGATCTGCTTATCTCCACCAGATATAGGGAACTCCAGCCTGCTAACCGAGACTTCTGTGATTTTAATGCCTTTTTGCCTGAAAGTAATAGCTTTCATACTTTCAGTATCGGATTTTTTCACAATTCGGATAGTGATCCTATCTTCCCTTCCTTTCCAAGATGGAGCATCGAAATTCATTTTATCACGACCGACACCTTCCTTCTTGTCCGAGGTAAGCCAAGAACCATCATCCATCTTATATATTTTCTCTCTCGACATAATTATCCTCCCTAATTTAAAGTGTCAACTCCCATTCAACTCCATCATCGACAACCACCTGAACTGTAGCCGTACCTCCTGTAGCTTCAAATGTTATGTCAGTAGGAATAACGTCGAATATCTCTTGTACACCTACACATCCTAAGCCGCAGATAATGTCCTTAAACCATTCCTCTTTAGCATATTTTTTAAGAACCTCTTTAAAGAACTCACGAAGCCAATCCGAATCAATGGATTCCTTAAGTATGGTTTCTATTATTTCCTTAAGCCAAGATTCGTGCATTTCCTCTTTCAGAATCTCTTTAATAAGCTCGATAATGGTTTCTTTATCTAACTTATCAGAAGGCACAGAGCCATCAACAAGATTACCCCCACATATAAATCCTTTGCATTTTTCTGCCATTTCTCATCCTCCTAAATTAACAATGGAACCCATAAGAACTATTTGCCTCTTCTCGGTACACGACCCTCACTTCAGCAAATTCATCTTGTTGACACATATCCCGGCAGAACCTAACAGTACGGCCCTGGACTTTATACATATCAGAAGGTACGACACCTCCGCAATAAGATACAAGCAAAATCTCTGCCGGATCCTTCTTTAGAACCACATGAGAAGTACCGTCAAATACTTCTGTATTGACAGATCCACTTACGTTAATAGCCCTTGAAACGTATTTAGCTAAATTAGCCAAAGCCCTGTTTAAAGGCATACCATGATACAAACCAACTTCTTCTATAGTTTCCCCATCATAGAATATTTTAGAAGAAGGAATATCGCAATGATGCGGGCGTTCGCACCCACCATGACTGCCAAAACAACCGTTGTTACCTGTTATTGCCATTATTGCTTAAAATATTTATTTTTTGTTTTAAAAATTCTATTTCCCTATCCTGATATTCCATACGGCATATCATTGCGTTGATTAAAGCCGTAAGATCAGATTTCTGAGCCAGACTAAAGTAGCCGGCGTTGATGCCGTCAGCGCAGTACACGCAGTTCGTGCATGTATATCCGTCCGGGCATGGCACCGGCGTCTCGTCCACATGTGGAACATATACGTGTTTACCACTTAAATTCTCACCAATTTGTGCACTCTTTTCCATTTTGAAGTTGTTTTTCAAGTTTTTCAACCCTTTGTTTTAAAAGCGTATTTTCTTCAACCATCCTATCCAAAAACTTATCTATGTTTTCGAAAACCAGTTCTATATTATGCATAACCTCATTATAAGGCATACCTGGAGTTAATTTGGATATGAATGTCTTGCATCCTGTATAATGAATGCAATGATCGCTTAAATGACCATACGGGCAATCGCATTCTTTTGGAAGAATCTCGCAATTGTCCGTACAGTCATTACACGGATCAGACCCGATACAGATATTAGATCTCAGAATATCAGGCCTGTCATCTTTACAAGTGTTACAATTCATGACTTTCTTTTTTTGGTGCAAGATAATAATTTTCATTCACACCATCACAATAAGAAGTCAATCAATGTATTCCAAGCGGTTAGTGCTGCCTTTAAAAACGTATCCGCATCTGTTTTCTATCTCTACATCGGTAATAGGGAGAATAGCATCTTTGCCATAAGTAAGTTCACATTTTGAAATAAAATTTACTATACCTTGATAATTACCATGAAATTCCCTTGCGAGTTTCCTGCCAGTAGGAATCCCTTCTTTATTGGTTTCAGGAATACCTATCAAGCACTTTATCCAGTTTGGTTCATTCTTGTTATTGCTTCGTATTTCGTAGTTCACGATATCAAATACAATACCTTCAAGGTTCTTTACGTCGATGTTGTCCGCATCCATTTTCTTATCAATACGAATCGTGCTTGTTAAATCTCGTAATTTCATGATATTTTCTATTTTTGACATTAATGAATAACTGTCACAGTGTTTTAAAAGACCGAAGTAAGAAGACCAGCTTTCATTTGTAATACACTTCTTCGCGTCTTTGGCTACCCTCTTCCTTATTGTCACATAACCTTTATTGTGTTCAGATACGCCTTTGTTATTACGGTGGAAAACATACCCGCAAAAATCAAGAGGTCTATCCATGTCTGTTATAATACAAGTATGCCTTTTAGATCTTATCTTAAGCTCATACCACCAATAATTCTTAATCCTCCATTTGGCAGTATTAGCATCCTCCTTAGTATAGAAAGCAAGGAAATTATCGTCGGCATATCTCAATGAAAAAGGAGCTATTCTCTTTGCGAGATCATCAAAATCTTTCATAAGGAGATGATGAATGAAAGGGCTTGTAGGGGTTCCTATAGGTAACTCTCCAGATACGAAACTTACGTCTATTACAAAATCTATAAACTTTTTATTTGAAATAAAGTTCTTAAGTACTTTTCTAAATACTTTGTCTTTTACATGGTTATAACATTTACGTTGATCTATAACCAGGCAATACTTCAAATCAAGTCTATCATAATAAACATGCTTTATCTTTTTAATAAGAGACCTTGATTTAGACGATGCTGTTATGCCAAATCCCGGCTTACAATTAAGACCATTCATATTATCCTTCTCATAATACAAAGGACCTAACTTTACTAAAACAAGATGCTGATAGATTCTGGTGGTAAGATCCGGGCTGTTTATTTCACGAACCTTACCATTCTTGTTTTCTTTTACAAGTTTGCGATATTTGATTTTGCTAACATAAGTACCATCTAAATACCATTCATACAATTTTAACGAATTACCATCAAAATCAGAATTAAAATTAACAACATCATTCTTTTTAGAATGGTTTTTAAATGCCGCTTCGCATGCTTCTCTAATATCATCCAAACTTACATCTATATAGTTTGAAACTGATTTCAGTTGTGGGCTAATGACGGGCTTACGACCGTCGCGCATCTCTATCATATTTTTATCATATAACCTCATACGCTTGTCTTTTATTGATTATCCACTCCTGGGAAAGATTAAAAAGAATATACCCAATTTTTTAGCCCACACAGGGCAAGGCCGCAATTGTTGCGATTCGTATTAGAAGTGGCGTTATTCGCATTCAGATTACGAGGCGAGCAATTGCCATTGTTCGCATTACCGCCGAAACGAGCAGCCAATTCTTTTTAACCTTTTTCTCAACCGTTATTTGCTATCTCAGAGGTCAGATCCCAATGTAAGACTTGTTAGCAGACTAACGGATTTCATTGAATAAATTTTTATTGTTTATAATGTTAACTATCTCTGTTGTCTAACGACATTGCAAATGTATGTATAATATTTTATAGCTACAAAACAATTTGTATTAAATATTTTAAATTTTTGTTTTGTAGCTATAAAATATTATATTAACAAGATACGGCTGCGCCGTGATATAGTATATAAGGCTGCGCCTTATCGCTGCGCTTATGATAGCTGCGCCATCAATGGGTTACACCCATCAAACCTGCGGTTGACTGACGTCTAATAACAACTGGGCAAGGCCGCAAGTGTAGCGATTCGTAAGAGAAGTGGCGTAAATCGCATACAGATAACGAGGCGAGCAATTGCCAATGTACGCATGACCGCCGAAACGAGCAGCCACTCTGGACTTTATACCAACAGATGAAGCCCAGTAGCAATTGTCCCATGTATAAAAACATTCTCCTGTTCCGATACTTCCCCCTTTTTTATCCTTCCATCCGGTATAAGGAATACGGTGTAAAGCAAAACTATCTCCTAAATTCTGGGTAGTTGCTATCTTTTTATATTTAGATTCAAAATTAAAAACCTCACCATTATTTATAGTAGACCTTTTCTCATATGTCCATTTCTTTTGATCTGGCTCTATATAAATATCAATAGTATTACCTATTCGAGTGACATTAGGATCATTTAAACAAGTCCCTACCTGTTCGTATCCTCCTCCACAATACCTAAAGACATCTCCAGACAAATTCATGCCATCATACAAAGACATCCTTAAAATAACTTCCAAATCAAATTCTGCCGGTTCGTCATTTTCGTTTAAGGCTGATATAGTGCCGGTCATTTCCTTAAATACAATAACATTCATATGACCTTCAGCCATACTCTTGGCTCCCTGGACGTTCTTATACCAGTATTTTCCTCCATAAAAATCAAACTCTGATCCTTCTTCTACGCCTGTCTCGAATGCAAAAGAAGCCGCCATCTGGCTTTCCATGCACTGTTCTTTAGGATACTCTGAATTTATGAGGTAAGAGAAGTAAGTTTTTTTAGTAGGTTCATAATGGATAATAGAAGAACTGTTGTTCCATGTGGCATACATCCATGTATCTTCTCCTTTTTTACGGTATTTCAATCCTCCGTATTTATGGTAATTAACATCATTACCTATCCCGGAGTTACTTGATATCCCTGATCCAAAAGTATCTGGATTAACCAAGTATTTAGTACCGTACAACATTTCAAGGTATATGATATAAGCATTCAAGGTTAAAAATCCACCTTCAGAAAAAGGATAAGAAGATTCAGGATCTACGTTATTAGCCCTCGAATACTTAGCTATATTGATTTGATTTACGTCATTGCTTCTCGGATAAGTTCTTCCATTTAGAAACATCGTGCAGGCGTTACCAACTCCGGCTCCGGATTTACAATTTGTTTCTCCCTCATACAAGAAAAAGAAAGATCTTGCCTTGGAGTCTACTGTACATACCGGTCCAGGAGATAAGGCTGTGGGCGGCAGCACAGGGCACGTCTGGCGCAGGTCAAGTCCGTCCAGCATAGGAACCGTGTCTGCGTCGTACACCCCAGACCATATTTTCCCACTTTTTCCAACTACCTTATCAGCTACATACAGGCTCTTGCTACATCCTAAGAATATGCTATAATTCTTTGAAGTAGTCTCCCAAGGTCTTAAAATCCTTACCTCTGACCCTGATACATTATAAAGTTTTTGATCAATACCATACTCTTCGTAAAAAGCCTTGGCGTCAAATGCTCCGGCATCACAATACTTATTTTTATGACCGTTATCCAAATACAGTTCCACATCGCATTCGGCTCTCATTTCCTCGGTTATACCTACCGTAGGAGCAAAATCTCCGTTTTCAAATCTAAGGAGATTATTCTTACGAAGCTTTCCTACCGGACGCACTTTGTCTCCGGTATTTTGAGTCATGTCTATAAGGTAAAAATCCCAAGAAGGGAGAAGGCTTTTGTCGCCAACTGATTCTGTGGCTTCTGGAGGAAGCTGATCCTCAGCCCAAGCGGATGCCGATCCCGAAGCACCTTCTTTAAGAACGTTGAAAGTATTACCATCAGACAAAACAAAAGGCTCAGATTCCTCCCCTTTCTTCGATAAAAACTTTTCCCTTTTACCAACTTGATTAACGACTATGTTCTTCTTAGCCTTATTCCCTTCATCGGAAATAGTGTAATTCAAAGTCGTATCAAGACCTTCATTTATTTCAGAAAACACCGACACCAGTTTATCATTCTCACCTTCTGTCGGATTAAATTTTACGTTGCTCATTTTCAAAAATCAAATTTGCATTCATCAACAACAGGCTCGCATTTGGTATTTTCATTAACCCATTTCATGCCCTCTTCTTCCAGTATCTTCTTAGCCTTTTCATTGGCATCATCAACGCTAATGAAAGACGTTACAGTACCAGCGTATATCCTCCTGTATTTCTCAGGGGCCTTCCATCCTTCCTTACAACGTTTACTAAACCAACCATGTTGATCTTCGTTGTAATAAACGGTTTTACATACTCCAGATTCGTTAGCGGCAGCCTGCCCTTCTTGCTCAAGAATCTTCGCAGCTTCGTAGTTGGCTATTTCGGTACTGAACTTAGACCATACACGCCCGGCCTCTACCACGTGATGTGTGGGTTGTTCTTGTTTTTGACCATCAGGACAATCATTTTTAAAGAAATCCCCTTCCTGTCTTGTGTTATAATATACCTCGCAACAGCCACCTACTTTATTAGCATACAACGGACCTTCTTTCTCCGCAAACTCTTCCGCTTTCCTATCTGCATCATCCTGGCTTATATCCGAACAAAATTCAGCCTCATGAACGATAAACGTTTCTTCAGAACCAAGATCTTCCGGACAGTCAGATTTCTTGAAAGCTTTTCTGTATTCCTTGTTGTAATACATCTTTTTCATGACAAGATCTTATTAAGTTCCTCTTTAAATTTCTGAATCTCGTCCGGGCACAACCCGCATTCCCCTTCACATACGATTCTTTTCATACGATCTATTTTAAGAACCGTATCTATATCAGGTTTTATACCTACCTTATACTTATGATATTGTAGATACTGATCAGCCTTACATGCTATAAAACGATCAGCACACTCACATAAGTAAGATGAAGGGAAAAGAATTTGCTGTGTACTTCCGGTAGCTGCCATATCATTTCACGGTAAAATACCTGGCGTATTCTTTATTTATGTATTCGGAATAAGTAGCAAGATCATCCGGATCCGGGCACCCGTTCTTTAAATTAACAATCCAGCCTCTTACCAACTTTTGAATATCAGCATATCTTTTACTTACACCCCCTACAAACCTAAATTTTCGATGAAGGTCTATGATTTTCTTGTCCAAGACAGCAAGTTCATCATATTTCTGAATACAAGCCGCATTAGAATCAGCTTTAGGTGTCGTATTCGACTGAGGCTTTATAGCCCGACTTTTATTAACAGAAGCAATGTTGCTTCTTCCGCATCCACATCCCATAATTTATTGATATTTAATTTATTATATTTTGCAACCACAATTTTCACAATTATTGAGAACGTAAATCAATTTAGATGCTTTTTCGTATAATTGTTTTACGTTTTCAAAATTCCCTAATCTCATATTAGCTTCAGCCGCAGCCAGCAGAAACTCTATTTCTTTTATTTTGTCAATAACGTCATCATCCTCATGATCACATAACACAGTTGACCTGGCCCATATCTTATCTATGTTAAGACGGATCAGATCTGTTTTTAAATACTTTCTATTAAATGAATAAGAGGAAGGACTACCTTTTATGGTAATATCGTATATACCATCTTTCAGGTTTTCAAAATCATTTCCGCGACCTGGATTTATGCCAAGGGTCTTACTGTTGAATACATTCAACTGATTCTTACCAAGATAATAAACATACTTATTCTCGTCTTCAGGTGGCACAATCTCTATAATAGCCGGTCTGTCTGCCAGTATCCCCCATTCCGACTGATCGGCTATGCGAAGCGTTTTAGGGTTGTTGGTGCTTATAACCTCAAAATCAAGATGGATGTTGTTCATACTCTCCTCCCATCCCATTCTGGCAAGGGAATCATCGTATCTGGCTGTTATATCAGCTCCCTCTACCTCAGTGCTATTAACACGTACCTCGGTACCATTTATCTTGACTCCTACTATTTGGGCTACCAACGACTTAGCCATACCAAACATAGGAACAATGATTTCCCCGTTATAATCAGTTCCTTCATTTGGATACTGTACTACTTCCGTCTTGTACAGGCCATCATTTCTTCTGGCTACTATTCTAATAACCATCTGATTTTCTACATCGTAGTCGGTCATTACTATCCTGACATAGAAAATGTTATTTCTTATCTGTGGTAAAATATCGATATAATTCATAACTTACCTTTTTCCACAAAGATAAGTAAATGGGGTGATAAAAGTTTAAAATGTTGTGTATTAAATAAAATAGGACGTGATTATTACCATATCCGATAATAGATTCCAGCGCCTAAGTAGGGGGAGAAGCCCTCGCGCCCAACCCCATACCCTGCCGTCAGTCCTATGCCCCAGCGCCGGCTCTTTTCGTATATTATTTCTTTTTTGTGGTAGATGATCATCGTGTCCAAATTAGGTCTGTATCCGCTTATAACAGCCCGATAATCATCTGTGTTGTATGTTTTTCTTTGTATAGGAATATTGATATAGACAGTGTCTTTTATCGTATCTTTTTCAACTATAGCATCCATAGGGAAAGGTATTTCTACCTCCCCTACGTCAACTATATACTGAGGAACAGGAATAGGTTGGATAATGGTATCTATTACCGTATCTATTTCTATATCGTGTATTATTTCTTGTTTCTTGCATGTTTTACCAAACAAGAAAGATATAAAACACAGTAGAAGAACTCCCAACACATGCCTGGCTCTCATTTTTTGCAAACACATCTTTTACCCTCCTTATCTTCATCTAAAAGTTCTTGTATATCACCGTTGTTAATACCTTCTTTAAGCTCTTCTCCGAATGGAACTTTCTGCCACCAACTTACTTTGCTAAAGAAATACTTAACACCTTTTACTATCATCAAATCAGGTGCAAGGTCGCCGAGGCGTTTGAATGCCATTCCACCGTATAATATTAAGGCGAATATCGTAATCCACTGAAGAAGCATGTCTATAAACTCTGGGGATTTATGCCCTCCCATAGACATAATAAGATCCATTCCGGATATGGTAAACAACCCGAAAGAGCAGGCCGCGAACTCAAGAAGGATTTTCAAAACTCCCATTTCGCTTATGCATGTCAATATCTTAAAAGGCCTCTTTCTCTTTCTTCGGATATAGCAGTGTTTGATACTTTTTATAGTAGCTAACAAAAGATTTATAGCTAATATAAACAATATAGAATATATAAGGTGGTGAATCTCCTGGAAATTCATCCACAATGCTGATAATCCGGAAATGAGAAAAGCCCAGAAACTTTCTAAATTCATCCTTCCTACAAATCTGTAAGCCATATTAGAACATAGTTACTTTCTTGCTACTTCCAAGAGAGTCATATACGTCAATATGGACCCAATTGGTACCTGATTCTAATCTAATGGGACAAGGAAGTAAATCCTGCGACTGAATTATTTTATTCCTTGTCTCTTCTGCTGTCATACCCTTGGCATCAAAATCGATAGCTGCCCCAAGCATATGAGGACTGATATACAAAGACCCTGATACGGTTTTGGATTTTACTATATCCGAGATATTGTTCCTAAACCCACGTTCATCAAACCTTCCACCCGACTTCCAGGTATTAACTGTCATCGGAGTTTTCAAAATGTCTTTCCTTAAAACCAGTATCGTGTGAAGCAATTCAGTTCTTAAATACCTCCAGCAAAGATCTTTGTCTCTACCGTACTCTTTAGGACCAACTAATTCAACAATACTAAAATACTGACTCAATTCTTTTATAATATCACTTCTTTCCATAACTTAACCTTTTTCACAAAGATAATCAGAACCTTACCAAATATTAAAATAAGTAGAGTCTGGATTAAAGAAAAACCCCTGCATAAATAAATATACAGGGGTTATCCATAACATTAACAACAAATCACGACCTAAACAACCCTTACATATCCTGCTGATACAAGATCAGAAAGGTTCTCGTAAGCCAAAGGGATGCCTGAATCTCTTATGCAAAGATACTTAATTTCTTTGTCAATGTAATACTTTCCATTCTCTAAAATAGAATTATATACCCAAGGAATAGGATCGTCTATCGTACCTGAATGCTTTTCCTGAACAACCATATACAGGCTTTCAGTTCCACCTCCCTGACCAGGAACCCAGTCGGCTTGGAGATTGTGATTTTGCCTTACTTCAAACAGAGTCCAATCCAAATCCGAAGGTTTGTTTTTGCTACGAAAACGCTGCCCTTTTACAACAGCCGTACCCATAGGAAGACCTTTGTCTCCGTAAACTCCATCCTTGTCCCAGATAGGGTACAACCCCTTTATCTTAAGAGCAAGATTCTGGTCGGTGTTTTCCAGCATAGCCGGCGTGTTGATCATCGCCCTCATGTACATGGCTGTAGCCTTCTCCGGATCATTAGCTTCAAGGATCTTATTTTTTTCTATGATCTGATCCTTTGTCCTTACCAACTTCTCAGGATAGCCTTCATCTACTTTCATAGACTCAACTTCACTCCTGTCGGTTTTAGAAGTTATTTCCTTTTCTATGGCAGCAGTACGATCGTTGCACTCAGATTCATATACATGCATTTCATTCATTGCCGTATTAGCAATATCAAGCTCGTATTCTGAATCTGCTACGGATACGGTGTATATCCCGCTTCCTTTTGCTACATCAATATCGTTTTTAACCTTCTGCCTCATGCTGCTGTTATACCATATCTGTTTACCATCCAAACTATAAGAGCGGACAGCATCAGAATAAGCATATTCCCTGGCCTCAGAAACTTTCTTATCCTTAGCCTTGGCAAGCAACTCCTCTTCAGTTGGTCCAGGAGGCTCCGGGTCAAGCTGCATGGCAATAACTTCTTTCACACTCGCATCAGGATTGTCTTGATGGAATTTTTCTTGATCGGAGTCAAGTTGAACCCATTTACCATCTAAGAAATCTTGGTAAGAATACCCTACTTCGTAAGAAGAGGAATCCAACTCGTATCCTTCCCAGTAAAAACCTTTTACGTTTTTATTTACATAAACCATACTCTATCCTTTCTGTTAAGCTTGTTCACCTACTCTGATAACTAACTTATCATTAATATACCAGATACTTAATTCTATAAAACTATTTTTAGGTACTACTACGCTATCGCCTGACATGCTCTGGAACAGGCCAGAGGTAGGAAGCGGCTGCGTGATGTCTGTGCCGGTAGTGTTGTTGACCCGCACCTGCCATTCCCTCCCAACATCCTCAGCAGATACGGCCATAGACAGGTTCGTAGCGGAAGCTACGTTGGCTATGATATTATGAGCATCTATTGGCAAACTTGCTAATGTTGTGACAACATTAGGAGTCTTAGCCATAAACTTCAAATAAGATAACATGTCATTAGACAACGTAGCCGTATTAGCTATAGCTCTATATGTCTTATCTTGGGAAACAACATAAGTTACCATCTCAATGTCTATATAAGATCCAGATACGTCTTCCTTTGAGTTGGTGTTATTAAATAAAACAGCTATTATTTTTAATTCAGAATTATCATTGTCTAAAAAATAATCCAAAGAAAAATAATAAAAACTAAGCTTACCTAATGTAATATTGTTATTGTAAGCATTCAGAACTTTTGCATACGAATCCTCATCAAGAGTTCCAGAAGTACTGGGAAATATGGATAAATCAAGATAAGATGAATCTACTCCTGTACTTACCATACCAAGTGATTCAAGCACCTTAGTTCCACCTTCTTCAGTAACCAAAATATATTCGTTATACACGTTTTTAGTTTCTGTAGATGCCACATCGTCTTTTACAAGATACATGACATTATCCTTCGCTTCTTCAACAGTAGGAAGTTTGCTAACAATCTGTTTCTTCCACCCTGCTGCCGAAACAGCATCATCTATGTACTGTTTTGTTACATGATCTCCCCATGTCATATTACTAAGAAGAGTCTTGCTACCGTCCTGACTTCCGGCAGGGGGAGCCGGGATGAGGCCTCCCTTCCCCGACTCCGAACCTGTTCCAGGAGCAGCCTGCACCACATTCTCAAGTCTGGAATCAACCTCCTGGCCTTCGAATTTACTGTTATAACCTATTTCTGCCATATTTATTTTTTGTTAATTTTATCCAACAACTTCTTGACCTGGTCTACGATGTCCATCACCGCACCAACCTTGTTTTTTACGTCCTCAACCTTCTGATCAATCTTAGAATCCAAAGCCTTTAAACGATCTTCGTTTTTACAATCTTTAACAAAGCCCCTGCTTTTAAATAGGGGATCAATGATTCTTTTGTTTATATATGTATTTTTAATAATTGATTCTAATATACACCCAAAAGTTATTATTATATTCACGCTGTAAATGTAATTAAAAAAAATGATTTCATACAAATACAACATCTATCATTCAAAGAAAACAAAGTATCTCGATAAGATGCTGCGTGAATGCTGTTTCGTATGGAATCATGCTTTAGCTCTACAACGTAGATACTACAGACTGTTTGGGAAATACATCTCAGTTGGTAAGATGCAAAAGCATTTTGCAAAAAGGGTAAAAAGAATCCTACTTCATTCCCAAACAGTACAAGAAATCCTTCAGAGATTAGACTCAGCATACAATCGTTTCTTCAAAAAGTTAGCTAAACGACCTCCTAAGTTCAAAAGATCAGATTGTTTCAACTCTTTTGTTTTTAAACAAGGTGGGTTTACCCTGAATGGAAATTGTCTTACAATCAACAAAGGGAAGAAACGATTTAGATTCTCATACAGTAGAGTCTACGAAGGTAATGTTAAGCAAATTAGAATAGTTAGAGAAACATACCATAGATATAGCTTGATTATAGTTACAGATCATAATCATTCAAACTCTTATAGAAAGACACATGATGGTGCATCTATAGGATTGGATTTTGGTCTGAAAACTTATCTGACTAAAAGCGATGGTAGCAAAATCGATTCTCCTCTATTCTTCAAACAATATCAAAACAGGATTAGAAAACTAAACAAACGGCTTTCTAACGCAAAGAAAGAATCCAACAATAGAAGAAGGAAACTGTTTGAATTACAACAAACGTATCATAAAATAAACGATCTTCGATCAGACTTTCAATGGAAATTAGCTCATGATTTGTGTAAACAATATGATTATATTTTTATTGAAGACCTAAACATTGAAGGGATGAAACGTTTGTGGGGAAAGAAAGTTTCCGATCTTAGTCATTCTTCTTTTATTGATAAGCTAATGTATGTTTCTTCAAAGTATGGAGTAACGATACACAAGATTGACAAATGGTATCCTTCTTCCAAAACTTGTGAATGTGGCTGCATTAATAAAGGACTGTCGTTACGCGACCGCACGTGGGTATGCCCGTCGTGCGGCGCAGTCAACGACCGTGATGTTCTTGCAGCCCGTAATATACTTCGGAAGGGCATTTCCGAATTGGAGAGCAAGAGTAATTCCAGCGATATTAATATCGGGGTTTCATACGTTTGTATCCAAGAATCCCATTTGCTTTAGCTATGGGAGTATGTCAAAAATATAGCAATTGTCCCAACCATAACAAGATCAAAGACGCTCGTCATTAACATCAGACACCCATTCTTTAGATGAAAGAACAGATTCAAACTCAGAAGAAGGGCTGTCATATACCGGATACGGGTATTGAGGTTCGTCATCAGCCTGCATGTCTAAAGACTTAAATAGAAGGTCATAATATTCTACGTGTAAAATAACTTTAGAACCGTCTACGCTCGCTCTTGGACTGCCTATTCCTAATTCACGTCTCTTTTCTTCAGATACGGAATCATATACTTCTTTTGGTATGATAATAAATTTCATATTACTTTGATTTTAGGGTTTGTAAATAGTTGTATGCTTTGATACAGTCGTCTTTGGAGAGGATCTGATTGTTGTAGATGCCTAAGTTTTTAAAAGCTATTTGGGTATATGCTGTACCGTTAAAACCGATTGACAAAACAGAGGTACTGCTTGTTATGTCTTGATCTTTACTAATTAACATTTCAGACCAATCATCAAGGTATATACGTCCATCAGAGCATATGGCTTTTATAGATTTAACGTTCTCTATAGTAATTCCTGATGTTCCCGTATTTATGAATAGGCTTAATCCTGTTGTTCTGTTATAGACAATAAAGCTGAATGGTTTAGTAATTCCTGCATTTGTTGCCTTTTGATTTAATAATACCCATTCTCCTACAAGTGTCCAATCTTTATTTAATTTAAAAGAACTATCTTGTACTCTATCATCCACCCCATCAGTAACCAGGTATCCTTCGTATTCGGGGATTTGTTCAACTAAAACATCTACTTCTTGTGAAGAATTATACCATATACCATTCGTAGAAGTTGCTGCATACTGTTTTTGGAAAGTGTATGTACCATCTTTATTAACGCTAATATATTCACCGCTTTTGTTTGCATTTCCAATTAAACAACGATCACCTTCTTTCATGCCTGTGATACGTATCTTCCAATCAGCAGAATTAGATGTATTTGATAAAACCAAAACATTACGGTTGTCCCCAGTTCCGATTATTCTAAATGAATCTTTTTTTACATCTGTGGGCTTAACTACATTATCTTTAAGATTAAATGAGTTGAAGTTATATGCATACAACCCATACCCACTCCCTTCTTCAAACCCAAAATTAGACAGTACAAGATCATTACCATTGCCCGTCTTATCAACCCATACGGGATTGGCAGCCATCTGCTCATTAGTGAGACCGGAAGCGGAATATCTGGCTACGATACCTTCTATATCCGGGAAGGAATCTGCATTGCATGGCAGGTCTAATATCATTTTCGCATACTCCTTAAAAGGTATTGAAGTAGGTACATCATACCCTTTGGATATAAGGGCTTGCCTTATATCCTCCTTGGTGCTGATGATCCTCATTAACTTATCTGATATGGTTCCCATTACACTTCCTCCCCATTTATGTAATCTAATACCTTACCTATGTCTCCGATGTCTGATTTTATTGACTCTCCTTGAGAATGTATTTCAATAAGTTTCTGATATAAAGTGTTATCCCCTATACGATTCTTATCTGTAGCTTGTTCTTCGATTTTGGCTATCGTATCAGGATCTTCGTACTTAACACCATCAGGACCATACCATTCGTCTGTTAAATTCGTGTATTTGTGACGGACTGGAGTCGGTTTAGACTCCAGTGTTACTAAAAAATATTCGTTACAGCTCATGACAATAAGATTTAGTGGTTGCAACAATTACATCTACAAACTGTTTTCACATAGCCAGAGGGAATGGCAGCCAGCTCCGTCCCTACGGCTATCGCTGGGTCAGTGCTTTCCATGACCGTCAGCGCCATCTTGTCCACGTCAAGGTCATTGTCGTAAACAATTTCTCCCTCAACGTAAATGCTCCCTGCATCAGAAACGTAGCAGTTTTTCACCTGTCTTATATGACGCTGTGTAGCTGACGCAAAATCACACTCGATACTTAACCACCCTACCGGTATCTGATCGATATTGGATCCGATATTGTAATCAGGATCGGTTGTTTTAAGAACCATATGTCTTAATTCCCTCGTATTTCCGTATCCGTCCATTGTTATGTATGTCCGGATCTGAACCTTGCCCTTTTCCGTCTTATAACAGTTTTCTACTATTTCTGTATCGGATGTAGTAGCATCAGGGAAATCACAAACAATACGCTGCCATCCTTCTTGTATTTTGCTGAATGTGGCGCCTCTTTGTATATCAGGGTCGGTAGTTTCTAAAACAATAAGATACTCGTCCCGGACACCTATTATGCTATCTACCGACCTATATCCACCAAGATGTATTTTACCACCAGGAGTAGTATAACATTCATCTACGGACATAATATGTCTTTCCGTAAGATCAGGAAAATCGCATTCGGTTTTCGTCCATTCGTTAGGTATCTTATCTATTCTCGTCCACTGAGGATAGGCGTCGTCCGTTGTCTTAACAATATAATAATACTGTTCCCTTACACCAAGAACGGCATCAATAGCTTGATAACCTTTTATATTGACCTTGCCACCATCAGTCTTATAACATTCGTCCACTTCAACAATTTCCCTGTCCGTCATGTCAGGAAAATCGCAGACCATCCTCACCCAATCTTCGGGAATGGAATCCAGCACGGTTCCTACCTTAATATCAGGATCAGTTGACTGAAGAACGGTATAAACCTCTTCCCTGGCTCCAAGGATGTTATCTATGGCTACCAAACCTTCTACTTGAACTTTTCCTTTTTTAGTAGTGTAACATTCAAGAACGTAAGTTACGTCTCGTTCTGTCATGTCAGGAAAGTCACAAACCATTCGAACCCAATTCTCTGGAATTAGTTTAAAAACATGGCCGGCAGGGAAATTATCGTCCGTCGACTGAATAACGGTATAAATAGACTCCCTGATATTTATCTTATCATCTATGGCTTCCAATCCTTCTATTTCAACCTTACCATCCGGAGTCTTATAACATCTGTTGACGAACGTAATGTCTCGCTCTGTCATATCAGGAAGATCACAGTCGATCATAACCCATTCGTCCGGTATTTTAGTAAGAACTTTACCTACCGGATTATCCATGTCAGTACTGTCGGTAATTCTATGGGTTTCTTTAAGAACATCCATCTGATCGTTAAGAAGATACCAACTCCATACTTCAACCTTTCCACCAGGTGTACGGTAACAGGTTTTGAAATCTTTGATAACTTTCTCAGCTATGTTAATCCACTCCCATTCGGTTGTGGCCGGAATACCAGAAACAGGATGCTTCTTGCCTTCTTCGTCAAGATACCAATAACAGCCATTTAAGGACACAACCACTTGGTAGATTTTGTCCCCTATTTTTATACCGGATTTGCTGTCATCTACCGGTTGGGAGGAACCCCATTTTCCAACTATGTTGGTTATTTTGTCAATGCCCCTACCTAAGGCACCGGATAAAAAATCCACGCCATTCATATGAAACTAACTTATTTCAAATTGTTTTATTACAAAAAAGGGGGTGGAGGACCAGCCTCCTCCCCCTTGGGATATATAGAAAAAAGGAAAATCAAATCTTGCAGGGCTTGATATTTGCCGAAGCAGCTAACAAGTCCATAAGGTCTTGAATACCTTCGTGAGCACCATACGGTACATGGAAGTGTACTGTAATATGATCATCAATTACCCTACCGAAGCCGTTAGAATAACGTGCCGGCTTAAACGTTACTGAATAATCAGCATACGGAGCCAACAGGTCTAAGCGGGTTTCTTCGTTGGTAAACATCCGTTCCATAAGTTCTTGGTGAGTCTTACGGAAGTCGAAGAACATACGTTGTTCGCGTTCCTTATCCAGCAATTCAGCGCCGAGGTGAGTACGCGGAGCCCAGTGCTGTTTGTATTCGGTATGGATCGGGTTGAAGTACGTGCTGATAGCCTCGCGCTGTTCATCCGGATAACCGCCATTTACAGCAATACGAACAGATCCTTCTTGGAATGTCAGACGGTCAATCAAACAGTCGGACGGAGAAATCATGTAGTCAATACCACGGAACAAGATACCGCATTTGCAGTTCTTAGGAATCGGATCGGCGATAATAGACTGATCTCCTGCTACGGCACCCAAACGTTTCCAGTTACGTCCACGATAAGATTCGGGAGCTTTAGATACGAAGAAGTCTTTGAAAATTTTATCACATTCGTCGCAAACCATGTTAGTAACGACCGTTGTTTTGAATTTATGTTGACATCCACCAGGTGTACCATAATCTTCGATTGTCAGATACGGGAATGCTGCCTGCAATTCTTCTTTAGCACTGTTACCACATTCATCATCCGGCAACGTGATTTCATAAGCTTCTTTCGAAATCTTACAAGAACCACATGCTTCCCAGCTAACAGTAGTAACAGTAGGATTGCTACACATATCTGCTGTTTTAGCAACGAACGTTACTGTGGCAGTCGGATTGGTTTCTACAAATGCATCGATATCAGCCTTCGTCAGTTTCTTGCTTACGGCCACAGTGTACATACCTACGCCGCCATCCTGGGCTGCTGTTTTCTCGGCAGTGCTACTAACGGCATTCTTAATGCTTTCTACTACAGTAGACTGATCAACACCATCATCCTCTAACGTTACGGCATAAATCAAACCGCCGTCTACCTTAGTATATCCGTCAGGGCACTCTTCGCAGCCTTTCATGATAGAAGACAACTTTTGAGTATAATCAGAAGGCTTACCACCTTCTTTCATCACCTGATATTTAGATGTAGAAAGATGACGTCCGACTCTCTTGATATCCAAACCAGGATAAGCAGCCTTAAGCTGAGCCAGAGCATAAGCATCACCGGTATCACACATTTCCATGCAATAGAAATTCATGTCGGTTTCCACCGGAGTTTTTTCCATTTCATTGCAAGAATGGATAGGATGGATTTCTACAAAATCACCTACCTTGCCACCACCTGCAATCGGCTGATTCTTGATACGTTCGATCGTTTTCAGAATAGCAGCCAAAATATCAACATCTTCGCAAGGATCACATTCTGAGCACATATCCTCACGACCCGGACAGTTTTCGAAAATGATGTAATCATCGATATTCACCTCACCCATCGGATAACCACGAAGCTCGAACAAACGGCCTGTCAACTTAATATGAATAGGGATACGATCACCTTTCCTTGCTGTAATAGCGGTACTGTCGTCAATTCCGTTATAACCGAAAATAACCTCATCTACTTTAATTTCTTTGCTCTTCGGAGCAGAAGCGTACACTTCTATAATTTCATCAATAGCAAACGTAGGTGTAGAGAATGATTTATCATCAGATACACGGTCGTTCACCATCTCATTACGTCCGATTCTGATCTGGAAACGTTGTTCGTCCTTACGATATCCTTTCAAGTCTTTCAACGCTTTCAAACCATCTTTAGTCTGCTCACCATCCAAATCATAGATAGCGATCTGACCTTCTTGAAGCAACAAAGAATCTACGTCCGCCAACTTAGCGTGCGGAGGACAGATAATGTGTCTGTCATACGGTTTATGGATAGCCATAGCCTTATAATATTTTAAAAATTAATATTCTGTTATCTGTCTCAAAAATAGTGATAGTCATATAAGCAACAAAAAGCATTATGAATTAATTAATTCTTAATGCTTTTTGATAGTCTTTAATTTAGGATATGCCTTTCTTCTGCTACAAAGGAGATTGGACGTTGTTTGAATCTATTTGATAACGTCCGTATTCGCTTTCATTCAAAGCAAATTGCTTTTCAATCATGTTAAGGATAATACCAATTAATTTATCATCTAATTCAGGATCTATATCAGTTGAATTAGAACCATCGGATTTAATATATCCTTCGATGTCAACTTCCTTCGGATAGCGGTAATATGTAAGGTAAACGGTGTCTACATCAAAACCAGACTTATACACCCTTACCGAATCTTCTCCTATTGTATAGAATGTTTCCCTAAAATCAAAATCAGGTTTGTTAAAAGAGTCGGCAAGAAGCTCATGCGGATTTTCGTTCTTAGCCTCCCACATGGTAAAATCAGTGACCGTGCATTCACCTTTGGTAAATACGCCTGATATGTTTGAAAAAGAGAAGAAATCAGAAGGCAATGAAAATAAAATGCTTTCCGGATTATCTTTATCTCCTCTATCATCAAGTTCTTTCGAATACACAACCAGCTTTTGGATATAACGTATATCCTCTTCATTTTTCTTATCAAGGATATAACGAACAAGGCGGTTTTGTTCGTCATTAAAAAGCTGAACAAAACGTGCCTTGTCAAGTTTTATACCACCGTTGGTCATGTTTTCTTCAGCCTTCTGTAAGGCCCGGAGATAACAATCAACGATTCTCATAAATTATTATTTTTTGTCAGCGTATTGATCAACATCGAAACCTTTCTCATCTTCCTTTTTCTCCTTGTCAGACTTAGTGCCTTCTATTTTTTTATGCTTGTTCTTTAAAGCGTTATACGCTTCCAGGACACGTGACTTAGTTTCTAACATCGACTTATTGGAAGCAAGAGCCATAGATGCAGAGATGGCGTCGGCGCCCAGGAGCTCGCCATTCAGATACAGTCCGTCGGTGTTGACGGTGACAGCCAAGCCCTCAATCATTTCCCTGATCATACGATGGAATTTAATCACCTGCATCCCTTCGGAAGATTCGTCGTCAGATAAAAACCTTGAGCTTGCTTCTTTATACATGTCAACGTTCGTATTCTTGGCGTCAATCCAATTAGTGAATATGTATTGAACCATGCTCTGATCAAGCTCTACGCTGTATATGATGTCAAGATACAAAAGCAGATCGTAGATGCTTTTTCTTTCAGCCTCAGATCCTTTCAGTTTGTTCATGAACTCATATAAAATATCAGCCTTATCAATCTGACGTTGTTTCCTGATATCTACGGCCGTAGTCTTGTCTTCTACACAATAATAAGATTCGACATACATCGGATTACCATCTTCCTCTTTAGGAGTAAGAGACTTGGACAAAATAGCTATATACAACTCAAATAAATCACGAACGTCATTAGTGTAGAACAAACGACCATCATACAAGTCTATTCTGTAAGAATCCCAGAAATCGAAATTCTTTTGGTCCAGGTCCTCATTGACAGTTTCTTCAAACGGATACCGAATATTCTTAATACGCATATCCATTTCATTCTTCTTGTCTTCAAGTGAGTAACCTTTATAACATGCTGAATTGATGAAGAAACCGGTATCATACACCCTAAGATCCTTATCCCATCCACAACAAGATACTGTCTTGTTCCCAGGGAAAGGAGTCTTGGAAATGCCTCTTTCCTGATATCCGGAAGGAGCTTCTTCATCCATCTTACCTGTTATAACATAAATAGAGTCGGAATATATCTTCATTCCTCCTACGGTAGCCAGCAGTTTCTTAGACTCATGGCTTTCTTCAAAAATCTTTTTTCCCATCTTTTATATATCCTATGAAAACAAAATTTGCGGCCGGTTTTAAAGCCGACCGCAAGTTAATATTAAAAGTTATGATCACAAAGAACTTGGTAACAATTCAATTGTTACGAACCGGCTGGTATCTTTTACCCAACAAGCCGATACAGAGTGGCACCAGAATTGTTCTGACATACGAGGATGGCTGGATACAATTTCTTGAGCCGATACTCTGGATGACCATCTACCTTGTTCGTAACCCCACCACATAGAACCGATATCAGGCTTAACGTAGAATACGTTGCTGTTGATATTACCAATACGAGCTTCGGATGAAGCAGGAATACCGGCGAATGCATTGGAATATTCAGGAGCGGTCAAGTCTTCCATAATACATGAATATGATGTGATAGGAGTCATACCGTCTACCAACTGGCTTCTATCTACCATATCAACGTAATCCAAAGAAGGTTCGTGTTCTACAATGACCTTACCAATACCCGGAATAGTAACACCCTTGATCTTTACAGGTCCTAATTCAAGAGCATCGTTTGATCCTGTTACCGGGTTATTGATGATACGTTCTGTACCCATAAGCGGAGCCAAAGCACCTAATTGAGCGAAGAACTCATCACGGAAGATTTCAACGATGTTCTTATAAGCCATAGCACCTACCTTGAATTTCATTACACGATTTTCAATCGGCATATCGCTACGACCACGGAAAATATAGTCGGCAGCAGCCAGGAAGTGTTCACGCTTGATACCGCCCGGACGTGCATATGAGATAACGAAACCACGGCGAAGTTGATGGTACAAACCTTCGTTTTTCATCAAAACACCATTATGACCCTTGACTCTACCTCCACGCATGAACATAAGTTCGTATGCTTCCATCTTAGCCAATTCAGCCAAACAGAACAAAGACACTGTATTGGCTACACGAGCTTTACGCATATCAATGCTTCCGTCACCAAGACGAGAACCGATGATAGCATAACTTGCATCACCTCCTCTGATTTCAGAAAGCTGACGAACTTTCTGGTAAGCCTTGTCGATGAAATTCTGTGTACGTTCGTCCGCATAAGCCAAAGACTTAATACCAGCGTACATAGTCGTTTCACCTTCAACACCACGGTGTCCACCAAGCGTAAATTCACAAGTCATAGAACCAGCCTTAGAAGCACCTCCTACACCAGAGAACTGAGTAGAGAACTCACCAAGAACGTTTGTTACCTTCCAGTATTTAATACCGGCACGAAGCATGTCTTTCGGGAAGTATTTAGCACGAGAACGACCCCACAGCTTACACCAGTATCTCCAGTTTTCACCTTCTTGTTTAGGAGGACGCTCTGTAGAGATAAGAGCCTGGCAACCGTTAATCACATCGTAAGTAATAACATCTCCTTGTTTAAATTGTGCATTCAACACAATTTCGAAGAAGCTTTCATCAATACCAGGTTTTGCATATTTCAAAGACGTGTCTTCTACTGTAACCACCTCATACGTTTCTGATACCGGAAGATCATAACGGAATGAACCATTGATACCATTTACGGTAATAGTAGCATCCTGTTTGATCATACCCATATACATAGGCAGAGGATAGTTTGTAATGTTAGAAAACAACTCAAGCATACCCAGATGGTTCTTATCCGGATCTTCGTAGTACCAATCTTCTAAAGAGCTAAGATCGTGTTCTACGATACTTTGCTTAACGACTTTAGCGTCGGTATATCCAATCACCGTGTCACCATTCATGGTGGCCGGGAAATTTTTTGTTAAAAGTACATTAGCCATGAACGAAAAAATGTTTTAATTTTTAATCTATACTGATTTCATCGAACTTCACACCTTGAACTTGATCACCTTTATCATCTACCGGAGCCACCCTCTTGTCTTTATTTGTATGGCTGATGAGCTTATAAATTTTCTTTTTCTCATCAACTACAGCTTGATTCGACTTCTGTTTTATGAACTCTCCTGGGTTCATAAGAAACATAATCAAATCTGGCGCTTCTTCCGGATTCATCATCATCTCCCTTACCCTATTAAATGCTTTGGTAATTCCGGGATTCGATTCAGAAGGTTTTAGGGCGAAATCAAGAGCTTTAGATACCATAGTGTCATTTAGCTGATACTTTGCCTGGATAGAAGACTTAAGGTCTTTCTTATACCTTCTAAAATCTTCTGCATCCTTCGCCTTCTTTTCGGCAGCCTCTTTAGTACGTTGCTGGATAATATCATCCATTCTCTTATCAAGCTCAGCTTTATACTTTATAGCCTTTGCCTCAACATACTCTTCTCCTTTATTGATAATGCCTTTGAAAAACTCATCAGCTTCATCTTTAGGCAACCCAAGAAGATCAACATAATGGCGAACGATCTTAATCTGATCTGCTTTGTTTTCAATGTCAAGCTTTTCTATAGGAGCGACATTCGTATCATATTGCTTAAGAATATCAACGATATTCGCGCCGGCCTTATCAGCCTGGATAAGCTTCTTAGTAATATCAGAAACAGAGGTAACATCTATCTTATCCTTAACAATGTCCTCTTTCTGGCTTTCAAGGACTGTGGATAATATGTCACACAACGAATCTTCTTTACTAAAATCAAGATCATTGATAGTAATCTCTTCGCCGTTTTCACCGCTAAACACCACATCTTTCAAATCGGGAATGATTCCCCTTGAAGAAAGGGCATCCAATACTTTTCTGTAATTGACAACCGGAGTCTCTACCTGATCCTGATTAACATCAACTACATTCTCTTCTCCTTTTTTATCCTCTTTAGGATCAGGAGTAGGATCAACAACCGGCTCTTCTTTAATTTGAGAACCTTCTTCTACAGGCTTCTCATCTTTTTTAGCCGGTTCATTACCATTAATAGGCAGAATATCTTCTTCCCTATTATAAACATCATCAACCGGACCGATACTAAAAATATCGTCCAATTCTACTATTCCATTTTTTTCTAATTTTCCCATACTGCAAAAATATTTAAATACCTATATTTCAGATAAAAAACTTATAAGTGTTTAATCTTCACTAAAAATTAAATATCCCCAAATTTTATTAGAGATTTTCTAATGAAATTTGGGGATATTTAATTTTTAATTCTTATTGATTCCGGCTACATACCTTTTGGTGGCATCTTCCCTCGCTCGTTGAGCAAGCTCTTTGGATTTTAATTTTAACTCTTCCATTTTCATTCTCATTTCATCATCATGAAGTTTGGAATCGTTTTCAATTTTCTTATCCTCTATCCTTTCCTTGCTTTCTATATCAGCTTGCCTTACGGTCTGATCTGAAACAGAAGCCAGGAAGTTGAGGGAGGTGGCGTCGCTCTTGGCGTCTGCCGCCCTGCCTGCCGCCTGGATCTTCTCTTGAAGTATCCTGTATTGACCTTTCTTGTCTTCTAAAGCAAGTTCATGCTGACGTTGCTTATCCTTCTCAGCAGCTTCAGCTTGTATCTGTTGCTGGTTAAGCTGCATCTGATTCTGTTGTTGCTGCTGCATCTGACGCTCGTTGTATGCGCGAGTATTCCTTGCATTCTGTATAAGTTCCACCATAGAGTCTGATGTGAAGATAGATGCAAGATCGTAAATATCGCCTCCGGCCGTATTTAGCTGCAACATGAAAGTCTTAAATTTCTCAAGCTCATCCCTTTTCTTGGAATTAGATAATGCCTGAACACCAAGATGCCTTAGACTAAGACCGTCGGTTCCTATAGATAAAAACGCCCTGGTAAGATCACTTTTTGTGTACATTACAGAAATATCCTTTCCTTCTTGCTGGCATTGTTGAGCGACAGCCAGATGAAGATCAAGAGCGCGTTTCTTGAAGTAACCGAAGTTATCAAAGTATATCTGTGTTTGTAACATAGATGCCGTAACGCCCTGCTGGACCCCAGTGGCGGTCTCATACCTGTTGGGACCGTTAATTACTTGAGGCGTGATACCAACCATTTCAAAGCACTTCATCCTCGACCATTCAGCAAGCTCCATTCTTGTTTTAAGCTGCTCTGTCTGCGACAAATCATATACGGCAAACTGGTTGAAAGGAACACCTCCTTTCGTGTTTTGAGATGAGGTATCTAATGTCAGAGCACCTACAGACTTAGCTACATCAAGAAGATTAGCCCATATATCAGCCACATCTTCACCCAAATCCTTGTATTCACTTGGAACCAGATTTATATCCCCTAAGAAGAATTTACCGATCTCCTTTTCAAGAATATTGTTTATCTGATTTATGGAGAAATTATAAAATATTTGATACGGCTGAATCCTGTTAGCCATAGAAGTACCGATATATCCGGCAACGGGTAGAACAAAGTCATAGATATTGCTATCCCCTTTTATCTGGTGATCGATAGGTTCTCCATCCAGATACAGGTTGTCCTGAGCGAGAGCCCCGCCACTGATCTTAACTCCGTACCTCACCTGTGGAACGTAATCTACGAAATAGGTATTAATCTCCGGGTTCTCCATTCCCTTACTCATGGTCCTGGTAATTTTCTTAATACCATTTTCCTGTAAAAAGTCTTGAAGAAGCTCGTCGGTTACCATTTCGGTAGTTACTAATCCGGTTTCAGTTTGGTAGGTAATTACATACACCTGAGCCGGGGATACCCAATATGATTCAGTTACCTGATACAAATCACTACGAACATGCTCGTCACTCAAACTCTGGGCGCGGTTATAATAATTACCATGCTCTAAATTTGGCATAAATCTGGTTCTGTGATATTCGTTGCCATTACTATCGTATCCGGTATATGTGCCAGCTGGAATACCGTAATAATCCTCATAAGCTTTTATAGAAGCATAATCATTATATCCTTTCCAAGGTATTACCTTATTCTGATATAACATCCCTACACTCGCCGATTTGGATAAACTTACATAGCTTCCATTATCACCATTATAATAAGTGCCATTGAAATTATCAGCACCTCCTATAAGCTTTTGCTTGTCTTTTGCCGTAAGAAGATGCCCCCACCTTACTATAATATCATTGGCAGTATAATAATGAACACGACCAATATAATCCCCATATTGAGGATACTTGCTATCTAATGTCTTAGAATAAAACGTATTCAACGGAGACCATCTTTCCGGCTTATAATAGTCGTATCCTACATGGTAATTTCTAAAGCAACGACCAGTAAGAAGATAGTCAATGAAATTCTCGGTGTCTATCTCATCCATGTAAAAACGCCCCCTGTCCGCCTCAAGCGTATGAGAACCCCATATAACCTCGGCAGTCTTCCATTTTGTATTCATGAAGTTCTCTATCTCAGGAGGGGTCATAGATGCTTTCACCTCTTGTATCTGTTGAGCATAAGCCTGCTTTTCTTCTTCGCTGGCAAAATTATTATAATCCGGATCCAATCCTCTATTTAATAACTCTTGCCTAACCCTTCTGTCCAATTCCTCTCTAATGTAATTATAAAGAAGATTTTCCTTCGTGGCAGAATACTGATTCACTTCAGATTCGTCCAATCCAACTACATTATACTTGTCAGAAAGGTTGCCCAACCATCCTACAAAAGCGTTTACGATCGTACCTATTATATCATAATGACGTAAGAATGATGGAATGTTTACGTTGTCCCTTATAGACTGAACATCCTTAAGATAAGGAATTACATCTTTCAGCTCCATAAATGACAGCTTCCCTTCCATCATCCTGTAAAAATCTTTGAACTTTTGGTTCTCATCAAGCTGCTTCAAACCAATCAATTCAAGAGAATCCATAGTGGCTTTAAACCACTCCTTGGTTTTTCTCTTGGTAGGTATAGCCTGCACCGGCAAACCTGAAAATACTCCTCTGGCCGGAAAAGCCTGATCTCTGTTAAAATACTCCATGAGCTATATGTTTTTTCACAAAGATAGGTAAATTGTTCTACCTATCTCATTTTGTAGGGATTATGTCTTCTTACCGTAAATCCTTTGACCTGTTCCATCTTTTTACGTTCTCTCTTCTTTTGATTCTCCTTCTGAGTCGTACTTTCAGGCATGTAACCCATATCATCATAATACTTAGCCAGAAGAAGAGCGTGGCCGAAGGCTATGATACGGTCGGTGTTGGTCCCAGGGCCGAAGGCTATGATCTCATCAAGAAGTTCTATATCAGGGATACGGTAAATACCTTTCTGTGTTATTTCATTACCATCATCATCATACCCAACAACAACATCCTCCCAACAATATTGAATAACGGTATTGAAAAGCATACGCTGATTGGGAACCGTAGGAGCCAAACCGAGCTTATTGTTCTGACGGGCTCCGGCACGGATAATCTTACCGGCAAGACGTTCGCCATCTTCCAGCAACATAAGCTGCTTATTTCGTCTCGTAAGATAAAATTCATACATTCGGTCGGCATTCTCCATAAGACACTTGGCCCCATACGCTTCTTGAAGTATTTCACAATTCCTACAAAAATCATCGGAAGATGGAGGACGTGATGCGTATGATGCTACTATGCAATAAGCAAATGGATCGTTGATTTTTACATATCTTTTAAGTACATAAAACGAACCAACAGAATCAGTATCAGCCTTGTCAGATTTATAGGGGTCAAGCGATGAGACATAAGTGTAATCAAAAACACCTCCTTCTTCTGGTGGATCCTCATATATAACAACAGGAGAATCTATGTTACCACCTTGAAACGGATAATCAGCAAGCTGCTTATCACTAAAATTATACCCCATTTTCATGCCGTCTATCTGATAAATATCCACTGTTTTACCAGGCCTACCTTCTTCAAGAAGACGGCTTTTGTGCTTCAACGCATCTTCTACAGGGAACCTATTTACGTTCGTATTAAGGAAACAATCATCTATAGACAAAGGGAATGCCATTCGTTCCTGGACGTATAAAGCTCTATCCTTTTTGACAAGTTCGTCAAGACGTGATTTTATTATTCCAGTATTTTTATCAAAGTCTGAAACTTTTATTTTTATCTTCTTAAGACCGGGAGCATTCTCTACTCCAAGATACTTATCAAGAGTCGTTTCTTTCTTTTCATAAGCATGAGACATCTGGGCCGGAACAAAGCATCCAGATTTACATATACGCCATGTTGGTTTAATAACTCTCTTATTTAGAATATCATAATTCATTATAATGAATCCATATTCGTCCGGAGAGTTCATGATTTTCTGGGCATCTTGAGACTTTTCTACATTACCGCCAGTGTTATGAGTTATAATACCATTTGCTATATAAGTGTGAGTATCTGATGCAGTGAGGTTGTAAACAGGCTTAATTCCTATATACTCTATCTTATCTATCCTTTCTATTATCACTCCATCTAAATATTTTGACCTAAAAGATCCAAATGTGCTAAAATTAGAACCGAATTTCCTTATAGAATCAAGTTTCTCTCTTCTATATCCTATATCTGTTCCAATTATATCACAATATTTAAGCATGGATAATTTATCCAATATATTACATACATATGAATCAAGAATAATTGATCTATCTGCTGGATTTTTAGATGGGCTATAAGAAATAGTACTATGTATTCCAAATTTAAAAAGAACATCCTTTACTTCTTCAAGAAGATGCCTATTACAAGATCCTAAACTTATACGATGATCCCTATTATTGTTATTAGAATAAAAAGTAGCATCAGCATCAAAATACCCCCTAATCATCATAATAACATCCTCTCTTCTATATGAATGTATATTTAAAGGAAGTGTTTTGTTTTTTTTAGTCTGACCATATATACCAAGTTCCCTTAACTCATGGCATATACCTTTTATTCTTATTTCCCTATAGTCTTTTCCGTCCTTAGTCTTATACTGTTTCTCTATACAACACTCATATTTAGATCGTATATAATCATACACCTCATCATCACTGGTAGACACAATAGGAGTCTTATCAAAACCATAGCTCCCATCCCCTATTAGAATGCCAACAAGGTATGGATCAAACATTTTTTTATCTCCCCATATATCCACACCATCTGATACACATATTTTACGTCCAACTCTAAGAGAATCAGCCCTTCTAAAATCAGATCCAAAGTACCTAAATTTACCCTTCCTTTTCTTTACAACAGTCAATATGGGATGATCCCCACTACATTCAAGTACCCTTCCTCTTTTTGTTGTTATTCTATAACACTCTTTCTCGGCAGGAGGTTTCATCCATGTTATGTCTTGACTTACAGCTTTTGATGATATATTATCGAATCCTATTATTCCATCTTCTTGTTTTAAATCCTCTATCCTACACGGTTCTCCGTTTGATTTGTACACTATTGTACCAGCACAACAACATCCAGCCATCAAACAAACGCCCCTCATTCTACCATGCATCATATGAGCCGGCCTACCGGCAAGCCATGCTCCAAGCACCGGAAATTTACCTACCTCATCATATATAGACGTATATGGAGTTCCGCCTGCGGTCTTCAATGAGCCTCGCGTCTTTCCATCATCAACGTTGGTGATTCTTATTCTGGCATGAACATCACGTTGGTTGTTGATGTTTCTTGTACCTAAAACAACTTCTTTAGTCCAGTCGTTACCGGTCCTGTTTATAGTAAGATAAGGAGGAAGATTATCAAGTCCAAACTCAAGATACTCTCCCATATTGGCAAGGTCTTCTTTACTTGCTCCAATAACATTATGCGTCAAATTGTACGTCATTGTAGCATTACGAGCCAGAAGAGAGCTCATTATGGCCGTATTATGAGTAACGATGTAATTGGTGGTCAAAAATAAATGAGAGTCATTATCAACGGTTATACAAGTGGCATGCTCCTTTCCGTATATCGATATGGATCTTATTTTTAATTCCTTACGATTCCTTGATAGTATAAGTTTGTTCCCCTCCAATTTAGCATACCAACCTGAAGCCCAAAACATACGTTGTACAAAATTTATGACATCCATGTCAATATGAGACAACATAAGCTCTTCTTCTCCGGTTACTACGTTTCTGAAAGAACGAATGAAGTTTTCTATAAAATCTTTTTTTTGATCTATGGACGATCTTAAAAATTTCTTACAAATGTATTTATCGAAAAACATATCCCCACCATAGCCACCGAGATAAGCCGCCAGCATCGAGGCGTAGGCCGACGGCGGAACCGGCAGCTTTGCCGTAGGGTAGTTCAGGGCCTCACCTACTGGAATAGACATACTCTTATAATCCAATCCGGCTATGGCTCTAAGACTCCTAACATGCCATTTCCCTCCATGATTGACACGCCATTGATGATTACCGCAGCAAATAACATTACGACCGTCTTCGAATACGACTCTGTAGGTAGTTACTTTTCCTTGAGGATAGACACCTACGACTTCTACCAAATTACCTTTATCGTCATATATCTTATCCCCTACAACGATATTTCCTATCATCTTTTCCCGGTCCTCAAGATAAAGTATCTCAGAGTCAAGAAGGGCTTTTCCAAAACGACGGCACCCGAACATGAATATTCCTTTATTCTCTTCTTCAGCCTGCTTTAGAAATTCGGCAAACATCCATTCATTATCACGAAGCTGAGAATTTCCAGGAATACGATCATCTCCTACGTCAATCATCATCTTCCAGAAATTGATATGCCAGTATAGCCAAGGATGGATAAATACACCATTTATGGTAACACCGTTAAGGAGTTTCATAGCCTCATTCTCCCAGAATTGCTTGACATCATCGTCTTGCTCTTCATAAGAATAAAGGTCATTCCATAACGGAATATCGTTACCCATATTTATATAAAGTTCTTTACTATCAAAATTCATAACAAAACTACTTACCAAACTTGTTCTTAGCTTCATTCTTCACAAAAGACTGAATACCTGATACTGTTTGTCCTCCTTTTAGGCTTTTCTTGTTTTTGGCAGCCTCAAGCTGATTATAGACATCCATTATCCCACACATCTTAATATAAGATTCAGTCCATTGCATTAAGCTATCAGACAAGCTCTTTTGAAACCTAAATTCTTTCTCTCTCTTATCGGAATCTTCTATTTTATCCCAAGGGTTTTCAGATAGATAACGTTCAGCCTTATCTATCTGATCCCTTAGCACAAGAAGTTTCCGATCTACGTAAGAGACATCATCGTTAGTCGGCTTTCTTACCTTCATTGTTCACCATTTTTAAAAAAGCCTCATACTGAGACTTAAGCATATTAAACCTGTCTTCAAGAGAAGATGAATTAACACGATACCTACACATGTTTTTTATTCCTTCCTCAACAAATTCTTCCTTGAACATAACAGAATCAGTATTATTGTCAACGTACATAATAAAATCCGATTCTCCGTCGTTTACTATCCTGTCAAGAACCTTCTTGCTGTCATCATCTATGTTAAGATTATGACCGGCGTTAATAGATAACCTGTAGACGGTCTTAACAGAAGAAGATACTTTCATTATCTCTTGTTGATACAAGTTGGTCATAAACGACTTTTCTTCTAAATCAATAAAGTCTTCCAACTCTATGTTGTCTTCCTCATCCTTCTTCCTAATAATATCCTTAGTTATCTCTTCCATCTCCTCTCCCACCTTATCTTGCGCAGACAGTAGATGGTTGTAATAAGAAATAAGATGCTTTATATCTGAATCAAAATCAATCTTCTTCATTGTCAAGAACCTTTTTATCATGAATAATAACGTCCATCAACTCCATTGATAAATTATAATCAGCCACTTCAAAAAGCTCGCTGTCTGTCAACGTCCTTAAAAAAGAAACAGACAATCCTCTTTTCTTTGCAAAAGATCTAAGTACGGCATAGAGAATGTCCCCGGCAGAATAATCGGGGAGATCGTCACAAGATGCCTGCAACATAGAAAATAAGGACTTCCTTTTATCCTCGCATTGTAAATGCCTTGCTTTACCACATCCGCCCATAACTTAACTTTTTTGAATTATAGTACCTTCAAAATTAAACGGAATTTTTTCCTCTTTTCGAGACCCATCTTTTTGATAGTGAACAGTCATGTGCTTTACAAATCTTCCTATTCCAAATCCTGCTGTATGTATATCTATATTGAACTTAAAGTGACGGGAGTCTATGATATTCAAATTAGATGACGTACAACCACAAGATGTCTCTGATGCTGTTATCTTCATATCATGCTTCGACTCAAGAACGAATGAAAACCTTATACTGTTCCCTTTTTCTACCGGTTCGAAAATGATTTCAAATGATTTACCGTCTTTAGAGAGGTCAATGTTGTATTGCTTGTCATCTGTAGAAATAACATTAAATTCATCAGAATCCATTGTAATAAGTTCCAACCTGTTCCATCTTGACTTCTCATCATAAAAATCAATAGAATAATGACGGTCCATCCATGAAGGACGGGGAAGCCCCTCCCCAAGCGCACACTCCTCTGTCTTGCTCCAGGCCTTCTGCTTGATGAAGCACGTACATACCGAACAACGATTTTTACCTATTTTCTTGCTTACGTACAAAGAAAGAGGAAGCATAGAGTTAGGGATGTTCTTGGTATTGAATTTACATCCCTCACACTTTTCAAGACGTTCCTTGTACCAATCAGGATAATCTTCTTTTTTTCTTGGAAGTTTTTTTAATATCGTATCCATAAAAGCATCGTATATAACTTCCGCTTGCAAAATTTTTTTCATGACTTATCTGTTAAATTCCTGTTCTTGAATATTTTGTATTTCACTAAAACTATGACCCTTACGAGATTTAAAGATAGATAATTTGTTGTGTTTTATCAACATATCCCCACCTTTTATCTCACCTGAGTCATAAGCATCCTTTATCATCCTTATCTTAATATCAAGGCACTGAAGTTCTTTTTCCTGATACTTAGATAATTTTTCTACCTTGGATTTAAGACGCTCAAGATTGTGTTTGCGCCTCTCCATCTCATGAAGGTTACAAACCATATCGCCTACATACGGGAACGATACAGACACGTTATCTGTGTACGTACATAAGTTATTAGCATAAGAAATACTGGCTCTAAAAACGTCACGTATTTGGTTTCGGTCGTAAACGCTCCCGGTCTTATCCATCACATCATCTATAATATGTGACTCAAATGATATAGGGAAATTATTCTTCGCCATCGGCTTCAAAAGTTTTTTTTCTGTAAAATAAAGAAACCAACGCACATTGATCTCTTGAACCCTCCAATACAAAAAGACGGCGCATGTTCTCTATATCCGGGCACAAACACCTGGTCCTGTAATTCCCTTCACGGTCAATCAAAATACCACGCTTCTTCATCTCCGTATCCAAAACCGATACATATTGAAGATCGGTACTGAAACAATGAGAAAACTTCTTCTTCGTCTCATACGAATATCCAAACACAAAATAATAGGCAAGAAGATTTAAGTGCCTCGCATCTATGACATTCTTCTCATTGCCGGAAGCCATTAAGTATCCGTTATAAAACAGAAGTATCTTCTTCGCCATATCTACCGTATTGGAATAAGGTACTAAAAGCCTATAAGCTCTATTACTAACATCTTTATTATCACTTTCTTTCATGAGATTATCGTTTTGATACAAAGATAAGGATTAAGGATTTATAAATTTAAAATTAACGTATTTTATGACAATGGATTCGGGATTTGTCCCGATATTTGCACTGTAGCATTAAAAAAATAAGTTCTTGTTGTTTGATTCTTGAATTTTGTTTCTACATTTGTAGCACGTTACAGATTTGAAGTCAATTCAAATAAAACAACAAGAATATAAAATATTAAGTGTCTTGTTGTTTTTCTACTTGGATTGATTCAAATTTGTAACGGGATTTTGGAGTTTTCCGGACGAAAAAAAAGACATGAATCGGATGGATATCCCCAAAAATCCATCCGATTTTTTTTTGTTACAGATTATAACCCCAAATAGTATTAAACCAATATAATTCTATTATAAAAGTTTAATACATCTCTTTCAGAGATCGGGTTATTAGCCTAAGTGTTGAAATAAACACTACGTTATTTGAGAATAGATAGTTACCTACGGATGTTTACCCAAGTCCGTAGCTCTAAGGATGGTGATTAAACAGGAGTAGTGTATTTGACGAAACAGTGTTGCCATTATATAAAACCTCTTATAACATTGGCGATGGGTACTTACAGGAGAAATCCTGACTTATCCCTAACGGGATTTACATCTACCAAGGAGACCGAAAGGTCTCCGAGGGGATGTATTAAAACATACGAATAGCTTTAAATATATTTAATAGAATATGGGATATGAAGCTACAATTAGGTAGAAATATTAACATAAGTCTTAGACTTTTGGAGCAGTGGTCAGATGATTCGCTGTTCATGGAATTGTATGCTTTATACTGTATGATAAAAATCTCCCGCCGGGATTCGAGAATAAGATTCAAAAACCAGAAAGATCTTCTTCATAAACTTGGAATCGGGTATTCGAAGTTCAAGAACATGACAGGACATCCGATGTTTGACGAACTGTTCCGTATGACGGATAGTACGTTTGTAGCAAGAAGATATCGTGTTAATGGCGTACAACTTACTCTCGGATGCGGGAAAGTGAATATTCCAAAGAATAGGATTTTAATTAAGATAAAGAAAAATGAAATAACAAACCATGAAAAAGTCCTTGACAGGATAAGAGAGGCGATGTTTGTTAATTTAGTCAGAAATAATGAGTCTGTACTGAACAGTGGAGAGACAAACTCTCAGGCTGATGTCGTAGACGGAAGCCACTCGTATTATGGATTAATTGATTCGACGATAAGTAATAAAACAATTGCCTTGTACTTGAATGTAGGACTAACAAAAGCGAAAGAGATTGTCGGTATGGCAATACAAGACAAGCTCGTAAAAAGGTTCGAAAACATACAATTTATAACATACGTAGATAATCCTCGTGCTTACATTGAAGCAAACGAACATAACTACCCAATAGGTAAGCTGATTCCGGTATATAGGCACGGAGCTGTTTTCTGGCAAATAGCAAATACCTGGACCTTGTATAAAAAAGGAGCAACAAACAGATGGTATTTTGGAGAGAAGGATATAGAGAAAGGAGAAAAAGAAAAAGTGAGTAAAAAAGACGATTTCAATTTCTTCTTAAAAGACAATACTCATATCCTACGTTTCCTGAACGCAGAAGAAGTTGTTTCCGAAGATGGAGAAATCCTTGGCATAGATCGTAAAAAGACAAAAGAAGAAGAAGCGAGGTCATTGGCTTCTGTTATGGCTAAAGAAGCGCACAAAGACTTCTGGGAAGGATATGAGCGAAGTACACAAAACCAGATTATAAGAAAGTACTATCGCGCTATCATAGCAGAAGATAAGAAGCGAAGAATGGACATGTTCTTAAACCGTCTTAAACAATCATACGACAAGGTTAGTGGATGGAGTAAGGAGAAGGTAGCCACGGTAAAGGCAGGCATGGCTGATGCGGAAGCCTGCTGTGCTGAGGTGGGGACGTCCGTTGCCGGGGTCTGCGGTAGGGTAAGTAGGAGAATGAAATCCTATAACAATACCGCTCCTGACAAAAAGGCAGGTTTTAATGAGGTACGGGATATGTATGCCGAGTTCGCCGGCGAGATGGCTAAAGCGGTGGGATCGGTAAGCGAAGACATCTATACGTATGTTAAGGCAGAACAGTTTAAGGAAAAGATAGAGAATATGGATATATTTATCCAATCATTACCTAATATTGGTACAACAGTAGATAATGATAAAGAATTAGATGGTGAATCTGTATTCAAGGATATACCATTTGAAGAACTATCATTCTATAATGATACCTATCTTTATCCTTCATCTCAGTATTCATCATTATAATGTTTGGTACTTGAGAGAGGGTCTGTTCTTAGTGGTCGCCGACAGAGCCGAAAAACGATAATCTCGTAGAACACCGAGGAAACACCCGTTATCCACCACTATGCCATAACCATATCTATACGAAATCATATTACTGTCTGATCTAAAACTACTTATCCAACTTATTATTTCTTTTTAATCCTAATTAATTCATTTTATATTTTAGGTTTTATTTTATTTTCATACTTTTGTTTTGTAGAACAAAATCAGAAAAAAGATGGCTATAAGTTACGACAAAAAAATCATGGAGTGCGTTCTTCGTTCAGTTATGTCCGAAGGTAATGTCGCACAAGGAAAGGCTATTAAGTCTATTTGTAAGTCACCAAAACCGCTGTTTATAACCGGTAAAGGAGGAAGTGGAAAAACAACGTTCCTTAAGCGTATTATACCGGCATTAAAAAATGCGGTTGTTGTAGCTCCTACAGGTGTTGCTGCTGTTAATGCAGGTGGTCAAACCATTCATTCATTTTTTAGAATAGGAATGCAGCCGTATATACCTGAAATACGAAAAGGTGCGTTTATGGATAACTGCGAATATAAATTCAACGGAGGTTCGGAGAAGATTTTACAGAATATAAAGTATCTTATCATAGACGAGATTTCTATGGTTCGACCTGATCTTCTTGACAACGTAGCTGATATACTTCGTCATGCAAGAGGAGACAAGGACCCGTTTGGCGGAGTGAAACTTATTATGGTAGGTGATTTATTTCAACTTCCGCCAGTAATTAAGGAGGATTTTTTTAGAGAAATATACGATACATCTTACTTCTTTAGCTCCAAGTCTCTAATGGCTTCTGGTATGGAAATGGTTTCTTTTGAAAAAATATACCGTCAGAAAGATGAGAAGTTTATTAGTGTCCTTAATAAGGTGCGTGAAGGGCAGATGGATGATGATGTATTTGATACAATAAACAGCAGATGTATTCAGTCTGATAATAATCAAGGATATGTTGAGATTGTAACTACCAACTCAAAAGCTACGGCTATTAACGAAATGAGAATATCATCGTTACCAGGCTCTTTAAGAAAATTAGAAGCTGTTATAAACGGTGATTATCCTAAAGATGCTCCGGTTGAAAAAACTCTTTTCTTGAAAGAAGGATCAAGAGTTATGATAACAAGAAACGGAGGAGAGTACTTCAATGGCTCTCTTGGTACTGTATTATCTATAAAAAAGGGGGAGATTGAAGTAGTCCTTGATAAACCGAAAGATGATGAGCATACTAAGGTTGTTATAACACCATGTTCATTTGAGAAAGTAAAATACGTAAGAAACGGATATAAGATAGAATCTGAAGTAGTAGGAGCTATTATTCAGTATCCTATAAAAATAGGTTATTCTATCACGATCCATAAAGCCCAAGGTCTGACATTGGATGCGGCTATGATGGACGTATCTAATTCTTTTGAAACAGGACAGCTATATACAGCTCTTTCAAGAGTAAAGTCTCTTGATGGATTATATCTTCGTCAACCTATTCCTAAGACGGTAAAAACCAGCGATCAGGTGGTGATAAACTTCTATAAAAGGACTCTTGGTAATGGAGGTATTGTGAAACCGGTTCCAATGGAAGAGCTTGAAAAGTCAATGATTAATTTGTCAACCGGATCTGAAATAGATTTTGCAGAGTTTAATTTATAAAAAATATAAATATGTCAAGAGTAGATAAAATATTTCAAGATAATTTGGCTCTTATAATGAGCCAGCCGTGGGAAGAGGTAAAGCGACCGGTCTACGGTGACGGGACAGGCGTAAAGGTGAAGCGTATCCTGCAAGTATGCAACCAGTACGATCTTCGCCGGGAATTTCCTCTTGGTTCGCTTAGACCTACTAATCTTAAAAATTCCATAAAAGAAATTTTAGCTATATATCAGAAGAGAAGTACAAATATAAAAGATGTTGGCAATATTTGGATTCCTTGGTCTTACCTTAAAACTTCTAATAATATTGTTAAAGTAAAACCTGTAATAAAAGAAAGGTATAGTGATTTAAGTGATTTAATAGAACCTTTAATTGAAGGTGATTTTGAAATAGGTCACAGTAATAATGATGGAGATTTTCATATAATAGAAAAAAGAAGTAGTAATGACGTATATATTCAATTTATAAAAACTGGATACAAGACTACTACAACGATGAACCTTATAAAAAAAGGAGAAATAAAGGATAGATATAAAAGGAGTGTAGCAGGAATTGGATATCTTGGTAATTCATATTCTAGAGATATTGTAGATTTTTTTGGAGAATACCATAGAAGATGGATAAGTATATGGACTGGTCTTTTTCATAGATGCTATGATGACACTGATTATTTTAAAACAACTCCTTATTATAAGGAAAAAGAAGTGTTTGTAGGAGAGGATTTTCATTGTTGTGAAAATTTTTTGAGATGGGTAATGAAAAACTTAAGATATGATAAATCATATCTTGGAATGCTAAATATAGATAAAGATTATTATGCTTCTAATTGTTATTCATCAGATACTTGTACGCTATTAACTCCATCTGAAAATAAATGTTTATCTAATGATAAGTGGTTTATATGTGATGATAGATGTTTTTATTCAAAAAAAGATCTTGGTATATATCTAAGAGATAAAGGGTATAAAAGAGTATTAAAATCAGATAAGTCAGGAATACGTGCTAATTTTAATATTATAAATCCTTTGATAGAAGAATTAATTTCAGAAGGATTTATAGATATAATTAATCCATCTGATTTAGATGATTGCGGATTTTTAAACAGATTTGATTTGAATCCTGCTAGAGTTATAGATGGATGTTATGGTAGTATGATAGATAGACCTGTATTGTTAGATCGTGATGATTTTAATGGAAGTAATTATTATGATGAACAATATGATGCATATGGGTTTAGTAATCAAACAGACTTTATTTTATGGTCATTAAAAAATGATAGATCTTCTAGAAGGATATTAGCTTCAATGTTCGATCCATTAACTAATAATATTAAACCTCTTCAAGAATGCGCGTTCCAGATTAATTTATCTGTTAAAGGAGATGAGCTGTATATGACTCTTTATCAACGTAGCCAGGATGCTATTGTTGCCGGCCTATGGAATGTAGCACAGTACGCTGCACTTATGATGATGTTCGCTCACGACGCAGGCCTGAAGCCGGCTATTTTTACGCACTTCATTCAAGATATGCACGTATATGACCGGCACGAAGAGCAGGCAAACGAGCTTCTTCGTCGATCCCTATTCGGCCCGGTTCCACAGGTTACTATCTCTTCTCGTATGGAAGGGAAAGGATTTTATGATTTTGTAGCTGATGATTTTGAGGTATGGAATTATGAACCGAAGGAGCAAATAAAATTCGAAGTAGCTAAATGAAAATAAGCATAGATAGAAGGGTTAAGATGGTTCCCCTAATGGAAATCAATGCCGGCGATGAAGTTAGCGTAGGAGGCTTTGATTATATTGTTGAAAACATAATTCCATGTAGGAAAGGATCTTATTCGGATTCATATGGAATTAGGTTGGTCATGTCTTCTTACAAGCATGGCCAACTTGTAAGAAAAGTAGATAGTGTTTTTTCTATCGATTCTATTTTGGTATTTCTACCTAAAGGAGACTCTGTTGTAGTAGAGTGCTCTTATAGAGAACTGGAAGAATGTTTCCCTAAAATATAATTACAATGACAGGAGCAGAAAAATGTAACCGATGCGAGCAGTTTGGACCGAACGGTCTCACTGACTATCCATGTAAAAGGATTCCATCAAGGAACTGTCCTTGGTTTATTAAAATATCGGATAAGAAATATAAGAAGATTCTTGCCGATAGGGTGAAAAGAATTAAGGAGAATGAGAAACTTAAGCAGGAGATGATGAAAGATCAGGATCTTGTTGAAGAAGTAAAACAAAATACGAAAAGATTAATGCAATGAAAAAGAAAAATATAAAACCAGAAGAAGTGGAAGTCGTTATTCCTAAAGAAGTAGAAGCTATTAACATATGTGGGGATATCAATAGTTTTATAAAACATATTATATATGTTAGCTTGGATAAGGTAAGTAGTGATAGGGCGTTTGTCAATAACGATATTCTGTATATGGTTACATACGCCTCTATAAAAGGTAAAAATATACCCGTTGGTGTATTAGCAAAACAAAAGGAAGCTAAAACAGAAGATATCGCTATGCCGTTTGAGGATATTGGAAGGGACGTAAATGTCGTGTATCCTATTGAAATAGGAAAGATGTTTAAAGGTTTTTACATCCTTAGTAACGGCTCTGTAGCTATTGATTACGAACTTACTGACAATGGAGGTTTTGACGATGATGACAGCATTGGCAAAATTGACATGAATTTAAATTAGTGCGTTATGGTGTTATATATAGCAGCAGATCCAGGAAAAGATGGAGCCATAGCCTGCATCGATCAGGACAGCAAACTAATATCGAGAATCTCAACTCCAAGAATATCAGTTTCAGGACCAGTAGACTTGACTAAAGAATATGTTTTTTGCCGGGATACGATCGTAGAAAACAATCCTGATAGGGTAGTGTTTGTCATAGAGGACGTCCACGCACTGTACGGGGTCAGCACGTCCTCTACAGCCTCTCTCATGGAGAACAAAGGCCAGATACATGGGCTGTTCCTGTCCCTCTGCATGGCATTTACGGACATAAGTTGCTCCGTTAATTTCATAGCCCCTAAAACATGGCAGAAATTGGTTTGGACGCATTCTGATAAGGTCATGGAGGCCAGTAAGGTAAATACTAAGAAAACGTCATTGGCTTGCGCTAAAAGGCTGTGGCCAAACGATACGTTCGTTAAAAACGAAAGATGTAAGACAGCCCATGACGGTATAGTTGATGCGATGCTTATAGCAGAAGCAGCAAGAAGAACCATTTAATCTATTTTAAATCATTTTAAATCCAATTAATTCGTAATTAGATTTTAAAATAATACATTTGCAGTGTTAGACAATCATAATCGTAAGTTTTAAAAAATGAAAGTAAGAGTTCCTGGCATACTAATGAATGAGAAACTTTCAAACATTTCAAAGATGTTTGATAAGGTTCTAAAGGATTGTGTCACATCGAATATAAAAATTACTTTATATTTTGATCATATCCGGATACAAGCCATGAACGAACGTATAACATATACGGATGATATTTTCGATGTGAATACTGATATTTCTTGTGACCATAAGTTTTCTTTTTTAGTAGATGCCGGGACTCTTATTTCGTTTTTTAAAAATCATAACCAGGATATAGAGATAGAGATTAAAAACGATTACAGTATCGTTTTTAAATACGATAGAGGATCTTTTTCTTCTACTTGGATTGAGGATAAGGCTTTCCCTGATTTCTTTTATCCTGTAGGTGATGGTATTCGTGTTATGAGCTCGTCTTTCATTCAGTCTATGAAAAGATCTTTTGCGTTTGTTGGATCGGATGAATTTAGACCGGCTATAGGCTCGATTCTTCTTAATGTGAAGAAGGACTATATTGACATTGTTTCTACTGATATGTTCCGTCTGTTTATAAACAGGAAAGAGTATGCTAATGCAGTAGAAGAAAGGTCGATTATGTTAAGTGAGGTCGCGGCTTCCATTTTATACCGCTTTCTGTCTGATAAGGATACGGAGGTCAGTATTTCAACAGATGGTGTTAGGACGTTCTTGTGCTTTGATAATGTGATTATATCGGATATGAACGTAGAAAAACAGTATCCTAACTACGAATACGTATGTAATAAATTCGAAAAATCTTCGAGTGTTAAGTTCGACAGGGATTTGCTTATATCGGTTCTTAATTCCATGACTTTAGTGGATAATGTTGTCAATGTTAAGGTAGATAAAGAAAACGGCATAACAGTGATGTCTGAGGATTTTGGAAATAGAAAAAAGATAATGGAATCAATGCCTTTGAATGCGCTTGAAGGCCCGTGTTTTAATTTTTCTATCGGTAAGGAAAATATACTGTCTTCCGTAAAATCACTTATAAAAGGAGATGTTGTCATGGATTGGTCTGATCAGTATAAGATGATAAAGATGTTCAATCCTAAATACGAATCAACATACGTCTTAAATCAAACATTGTATAATCTATAAAAAAATAATAATATGGCTTTTAGAGAAAACAGAAGTTTTGGTACAACTTATTATCTGTATATTAATTCAGATGGTAACTTGTATGAAAAAAGTAACGAACCAAAAGAAGGTTTTGTTCAGCACATAAATCCTAATAGCGGTCAGCCGGCTGGATATTGGAAAGAGTATTATAATGGAGTAGTTGGATACATCAACTACATCGGGTTAAAGTCAAGCTCTTTCTCTAATGGAAATACTGTTACTAATTTCCTTATCGTATTAAAAGATTACGAGCTTAATGAAAACTATTGTATTTCCATACCTCTCGTTAATCAAAAAGGAAATATCAAGGGCTTTGTTAAGAGCTTCGTAAAATACTACGAAAACATCGATTTCAGTCGTGAAATTTATTTCAATGTCTTTAAGAAGAAGAAAGATGACGAGTTTGGATCTTCGGAGCTTATTATCGCATATGCCGGAGTAGACGGAGAAAAAGATCAGCTTGTTGAACGTTTTTATAAAAAAGGCGTAAATGGTTGGCCTGACCCTGTTGAAGTTACAGGATTTGATGGCAAGAAAAGCCTCGATTATTCAGCTCAAAACAACTTTACTTATCAGAAGATTACTGAATATTCAAACAGGTTCAATGCTTCTATTAAAGACATCAGAGCCGGTATAATGGCTAAATTAGGTTTAGGAGGAAATACTCAGCAAGAGCCTACAGCTCCTCAGACTTATACCCAGCAGCCGGCCGAGCCTCAACAGGTTCAACAACCCAAGTCTGTTCCGAGTGCTATTCCGTATCAGAATTACCAACAGCCTGCTCAACAGCCTGCTCAGTATCAGGCACCGGCTCAGCCTGCTGCACCTGCCCAGGCACCTACTACAAGGAGCACCAAGCCTCAGCATCAGACGCAGCCACAGCCGCAAGCACAGATGCCGAACTTCCCTCCTATGGAAGAAGATGACCTTCCATTTTAATATAAACATCAGCCCAGGAGAATAACATCTCTTGGGCTTTTAAAGATTGTGTAGAATGATGGTAGAAATAGTTACAAGATTTCCCCTTATTAAACTTCGTAGGAAAGTGACAGAAGAAAGGATTATGGCGAAGCATGGGGATAAATTATGTATGATCTACTCAGAAACCAGAGAAAAATATAAGCAAGGAGATGAGTGGGTCGATGATCCTAATGATGCAGACATAAGTACTTTTCGTGAGTGCTATGAATCAACTAAGGACATAAAAAAAGAAGGTATTGTTTATTGTACTATAAAAATATGATCATGGATAAGTTAGAAGATATTGAAAGACTTCTTTCTGAAAAAGAAGATAGCAAGAAGGATACTGTTTCTGAAAAGAACAACAAACATAAAAAAGAAGATAAGGTCGTTAATAAAATACCTGAATCGTATTTGACTCCAGGTTATCAGAAGACTGTGCAGGTAGGTATTAAGAAACTTTATCCTGATGTCGTAGTACCTGAATACAAACATGATGGCGATGCATGTTGTGATATTCGTGCATATAGAGTGGTGAAGATGGTGAATGATATGGGAGTGGAAATAGATGTTCCTTCCGATTTTGAATCAATTACCTTATATCAAGGCTATTCTGTTAGAATCGGAACCGGCTTCAAGTTGAATATCCCAGAAGGATGGTGCGTGAATGTAGAAGGAAGATCAGGATTCTCTTTTGACGAGGGAGTGGTAGTTACTAACGCACCCGGTAAATGCGAATTTACCTACAAAGGAGAGTATATGGTTAATCTTACTAAAATCAATAAAAAACCGACCGTAATCCATAAAAACGATCGAATAGCTCAGATGGAAATCGTTCCACAATACAAAATGGTATTGGAAGAGGTGACAGATATTGAGGTAGAAGACGGAAATGAACGTGGAGAAAAAGGTCTTGGTAGTTCTGGAGTTAAGTAATGTTTAAATATTTTGAAAATGAGCATGTTAGGTTTTACATTCATCACAGACAGCAAGCTGTCAATGTACAGGGAGAAAGCTATTAAATCCGAAAATCTTGCAAAAGAAATTGAGGAAATGCAGGATAAGGCTGATTTTTACAAGGAAAGGCTTTCCGAACTTAAGTCAGATATAGCTTCAAAGGATAAAGAGATTTTATCTATTGGCAAAGATCTTTCTGAGTCTAAGGAAAAGATTGACGCCTTGAAGGAAAATCAGAAAAAGCTGATAAAAAGCGTCAAGAAGAAAACGGAAGAACTTGATGCGACCAAGGCTGATCTTGACAAAGCTAAGTCTGATCTTGATGAGGCTAATTACAAAATCAGCAACTTGGAAGAAAAGAAAAACAGTATATCATTTGAATTAAAAAAGAAATCAAATGAATTGATTGAAGCCAGGATCAGAATAGGAGATTTGGAAAATGAGGTTTCTATTGGAGCCAAGGCAATACTGGAGTTAGAATCGAAGCTGAAATCAATGCAAGTAGAATTAAGAGGCTACCAGATAGGTATAATCGGTAAAGACAAAAACGATGTCGCTGAGCCGGAATTGGATAAAGATGAGGAGTCAGATAAAGATGTAGCAGAATCGGAGAAATTTGATGAAAATAAAGAAGTGAAATACAATACGCTTCTTGATACAGATGTGATTCAGGAAGAAGCAGGTGACATTGTGGAGCCCGAAAACGAAGCTGAACAAGTAAAAGACACTAAAAAGAAGAAGAAAAAAAGAAATGAGTTATTTTAATGGTTTTATAATATTTTAACCAATAAATACACTATGCTTTAGCAAGTGGATGAATTGATTTGATTAACTTTGGGTCAAAGTTTCAAATAAAAAAACTTCGGAAGGGCATTTCCGAATTGGAGAGCAAGAGTGATTCCAATGATAGCAATATCAGGGTTTCTTGCGTTTGTATCCAAGAATCCCACGCGCTTTAGGCGTGGGAGTATGTCAAGTTTTAATGTTTGCCATATTATGGGTTAGTGCTTAACTTTGCGTTGAGAGAGTTTTTATGATAATTATTGGTTAATATTTAGCTGTTATATGCAGGCGTCTGTGAAGGCTCCTGCATATTTTTAAGGTCCTGTAGCTTAGTGGTGAAAGCAGGCGGCTCATAACCGCAAGATCGTGGGTTCAAATCCCTCCGGGACCACTGTCCAATGGTGTAGTGGTAGCACAACAGATTTTGGTTCTGTTAGCGGAAGTTCGATCCTTCCTTGGATAACGATTAAGTTTTTGTGGAAATGTTAATTATCTGAATGTTTGCGGTGTGTGAACATAGCAAACATTAAATGGCCCATTAGTTTAATGGATAAAACCTTTGAGTCCTAATCAAAAGTTGCCTGTTCGATTCAGGCATGGGCTACATGGCTTGTTGGATGAGTGGTTTAGTCAGGGATCTGCAAAATCTCGTAGGGCGGTTCGATTCCGCCACAAGCCTCTAAAAAAGTAAGACAATGAACTACCCAGAGCAACAAATGCTTAAGATCCTTAATAGGGATCTGTTAAGTAATCCGATGTATGTTATTAACAATCTCCATATATATGATTGGGAATCTGACTTCCTGGCCATAACAAGATCATTGTACGCTTATGAAGTAGAGGTCAAGATGTCTAAACAAGATTTCTTTAACGACTTCAAAAAGGATAAAAAACATAAGGTTCTTAAAGACGGCATTATTAAGGTAGGTGGTGTCATAAGCTATCCTCCAAACTATTTCTACTACGCCTGTCCGCCTAATATGATTGACGTAAGTGAAGTCCCTTCTTATGCCGGGCTGATTTATGTCGATGTTAGTAAAAATAGGAAGAACGTCGTTAAGGTAGCACCTTTAATTCATAGACAGAAGTTTGATGTAGTGGGTAGGAAACTGGTGGATAAGTTTTACTACAATATGCTTACTTGGAAGAAAAGAGCTATTTCAAACGTGTATGCTGACCCAGCCAAGGAAAGAGAGAAAGGCGTGCGTGCCGGAGCTGAGGCTGTGAGGAAGTCGGCCTGGGATGCGTTCAGGGCGCAGTGCCCGCACATTGCTTTCCCCTATGGAAAAGAATTTCCGATGTGTGACGATCACGAACAAGATCATCCCATGAGAGACTGCATACTTCAGTGTGAAAAAGGTAGAATATTTAAAAACAAATTAAAATGAGCACCCCACGTGAATTAAGCAGGATAGCTAATAGGATAGCCGGTAAGATGACTGATGATGGATGGGTCAGCCCCGGTAGGAAGAATCTTGTCTCCGATAAGAAGGTTATGGAATTAATAGATTTGATCTTTAATGAAATATGGAGGGAATTAGATGACGGGAAAAGAGTCCATATCAGAAAACAGATGATTTTAAAAAAGATTTTTGTCAGTAGGCAAAAAGATAAATACTACATACAATGCATAGAAAAAAGGGACGCCAAATAGACGCCCCTTTTCTTTTTCTGTAAGTAATTGTTATTTCATTACTTTCCTTACCAACTTAGAAACAGCTTGCGTGATAGTCCACCTGATGTTAGCATTAACATTGATAGTCTGAGGAGTACCGTTTGCATCCAAGTTAATTACCTCCTTGTCTATCTCCAAGAACGGATCACCTGCTGTCTGGGTAATAACCGTATTAGCTGTCTGACCACCAGCGGCCGTCACCTTAAGAGTATTTACCAGATCGTTTATATTAGTGTTCGCTGCAATACCTGAGAATACGATACTGAAAGCAAAGCCCCCTGTTGCACCAGGGTCGTCGGCAATAACAGCGCCGTTGCTGGTAGCCTTGCCTGCTGCCTGATAGGAGGCTGGTATTTGCAGCGTCAGAGGATGAGTCTCGTCCGGAGTTAAGGAGAACGTTAATTTAGTTGAGTTACTTGTACCGTTGATCGTTACAGTACCACCTCCTTTCCCTACGGATGCAGTAGGATCTATTTTTACAAACTCAGCTGCCGCAGCTTGGTTGATGGTAGCAGTTTTCTTAACACCGCCTGATTCGGCACCAAATTCTACTTGTTGCGTGCGCTGTACACGACCTTCGTATTTTTCACCTGATACGGTAACCGCCTGATCACCGTCACCTGATCCCGGATTGAAGGTTACAAAACCTATTTTCAATTCTGACATGACATAAATAATTTTGTAGTTAATTAATATCTTGACAAATATAGGTTTATTATACGAAAATCATATTATTCATATTCATAAATTGAAAGCTATATTTGACCTAAAATATAAGACAATCATGAGAAGAAGATTTTTTAACAAAATAGGGGGGGGTAATCTCCCTACTGATAATTTCATGGTTTTTGATAAATCAGTATCAAATCCGGCTAATATAACAATAAGCGAAGACAGCGATTTTTTATATAGGTTGATTACCAGTGGCTTCTATAGAGTTCTTTGCAAGAGTGCTATGGGAGGAGGAGAGGTTTTTGTATGTAGATTAAAAGATAACGACAGTAATTTATATCTTGATGGCAGTCCGGCTGTTCTTACCGGAAAAGAAGGTGATGTGATGGTCGTTTTCTTAGAATTTTGGTATAAGTGGTATAAGGTGGATGATAATAAATTTCTTTATCATTTTGCTGATCATGATATCGATGGCACTTACATTCATGTTCCCGCGTCTCTTGTTGGAGCATATAAAGGATATGTATCTTTGAATAGATTATATAGCTGGAGCGATGTTCAGCCTTCAACAATCATATCATTAAATGATTTCAGGAATTATGCAAAAGCGCGTGGTACCGGGTTTCAGATAATAGATTTCCAACAACATTGCGTGATTGCTATGATGTTGTATGCTAAGTACAAAACACGCAACATACAAGCTGTATTGGGAACCGGTGGAGCAATCTCTGATCCGGCTACAACAACGGGAAGCAGCAACGCGACCGGTGGTGCGGATACCAAAAACGAAAGTTCAAAGTATGTTTGCGGCTTAGGTTTGGAAGGTGTTTTCGGCGGTATCTTCGAATGGGTGGACGGTGTAGAAATTAACAACCGCGTTTGGAAAATCACCGACCCGGACGGTTCGACTCGCAATGTGAATGCTGGAGCTTCCGATGGCTGGATAACGAACATTGCAGCCGAGGATGGTCCATTCTTCGATATGGTGCCGACAAAAGTAGGCGGTAGCGATTCCATGCATTATTCAGATCACTATGATCAATCATCGGACGTCAACCTTGTTTTGGCGCGCTCCGCTTACGACTCGTATTCGTATGGAGGTGTGGCGTTTGCGGATGCGTTTTACGATGCCTCAAGCATGTATTCATACTACGGTTCACGTCTTGCTTTCCGTGGGACCATATCCGAAGTAAGTCCGGAGCAGTTTAAAAAATTACCTGTATTATAATATCATATTTCAATTGTTTTTAAATTGTATTGTTAATATTATTATGTATATTTGCGATACAATTTAAAGACATTATATCATGAAGATAAACTTTTTAAGCAGTAAAACCTATGTAGGTTCTAAGACAAAAGAAGCTAAAATCAGAAAGCTTTCTATTAGCAAAGATCGGATTATGACCATATCGGTGGACAATCTGAAATGGATGGGTATCGAAGATGCGGTTATTATTGGTATGGAAGAAGGAGCTGAGTTTAAAGGGGTGTTGGATTCTAATTTGTATATAGCTCCTTCTAAGGTAGAAGATGAGAGATCGTTTTTATTAAATAAACAAGGTGAGAAATATAGACGTATTTACCTCCGTGATGTACTGTCTTCGTTAGGTTGGGATATCGGTGATAATCAGTATGCGGTTTATGATATTGTGAAGGTTAAGGACGAAGATGGTGTGTTCTGCCTGGTTCCGAGAGAGATTAAGAAAAGTAAGTTTGAAAAAGGAGAATGATATGGTACAAGATATTGATATAAAATCCAAACGAATATTATTGTTTGATTTTGATGGAACGCTTATAGAAACCGCTTCTGGGAATACGTTCGCTACAGACTTGACAGATATGAGGATTAAGATGGATGTGGTGAATAAGGCTCTTGACCTCATGCAGGAGAACGGTGTTAAGGTATTTGCTATCGTAAGCAATCAAGGAGGAGTAGAAGCTGGGTTTGTTTCTGGAGCTGATATTGAAGCTAAGATAGAATACGTACTGAGGTCCGTACATGATCTGGCGGTAAAGAGAGGCATAAGAGGCGTCTTGTATGAAAAAAGGTTGTGTTATTCAAATGACGAACAAAATCCGATGAGGAAGCCTAACACGGGCATGATTGATGATATTCTTATGAAGTGTAAAGACACGGTAATGCGTGGTATGAACTTCAGTCAACTTAAGGGATGTTCGTTGATGGTCGGGGACGCCAGTGGTCTGCCAGGGCAGTTCTCTGATTCGGATAAGGTATGCGCTGAGAAGGCCGGCGTTGACTATATGGACGTTATTCAGTTTCTTGGTAAAGATCTTGATTTAAATTATGTGTTGTCCAAAGAAGATACAAGTGAAGGAATAGTTATTCTCAACAACGATCATATATATATCCTTGAAAATCCTTATGGCGTTGGTCTTAATATAAAAATCACTTTAAAAGATTTTTATAAGATTGAAACCGATGATGGAAAAACTGCAACCGTAGATGATGTGCTGAATATAAGGATTGATAAAGATCAGAATTTTAATTCATATAGTGATGTTATAAAAATAGAAACATTAAAAGACGGTAGTATCAAATATACAAGTTTATATCATGAAAGTAAAGAAAACAGCGATAGTTTATCATAAATCGGATTTAGATGGCGTTGTGTCGGCAGCCATCGCAACTATGTACGAAAACAGTAAAAACAAGGATGTTGTTTATATCCCGTATTCGTATGAAGATGATGTTAAGAAAGTTACCAGCAAAGTGCGTGATTTAGATGCTGTTTATGTTCTTGACGTGTCTTTCGGAGCCGATTCTAAAACAGTTTTCAAAAAGTGGCTTGATGAAGGAAAGAGCCTGATGTGGATAGATCACCATAAGGGAATTATCGAAGATAGTAAGACATGGGGGTTCGTAGTTCCAGGGTTGAGGAGAGTCGGCGTCGGTGCGTGCGCTCTGGCTTCGGACCTGCTTATGGGGAAGGTGCCGGCGATAGTCAGGTGCTTATCAGACTACGATGTGTGGAATAAAGAATCCGGTTTAGGCTGGGATACGGTAGTAGCCGTCCAGTATGCCTTGAGATCAAAAATAAGACTCAATGTGTTAATAGCATTGTCGTATTTGTATGACCATTTTAAAGAAAATATGAAGGACAATGAGGTGGATTTAATTTTCTATGATCTCGCTAAAGAAGGACGTGCTATAATTAACTACATGGCTGGTAAAAACGAACAAGAGGTAAGTGCGTACTTGTTCGAAGCGTATGTTGATGAGGTGAAGGTCGTGGCGATGAATACTACAGAATTTAGTTCTAAAGTATTTGATTCTCTTACACGAGACTGGTTAGACGGTAGGAAAATTAAAGCCCTGATGCCATTTTGTATAATGCCAGGTGGTAAGGTTAGGTTCTCTCTTTATGAATGCGTAGAAGACAGCGTAGATTGCTGTGAGGTAAGTAAGAGATTCGGTGGTGGAGGACATGCTGGTGCTGCTGGATTTGTTATAGATGTATCAAGTGACCAGTTTAAGGACTTCCTTGAAAACCATAAACTTACTTCAATTCAATAAATTAATAAGGTCGTGTTTTAAATAGGATTGGTTTCTATCAATCCTATTTTTTTTGTTGTGTGTGAGGTGGGTATGTGATGGGAGAGAGGGTAAAAGATGTTTATGTAATGTGGGAGATATGTGAGAAAGAGGTTTATGTCATGAGGGATATGAAAAAATGTTTATGTGATGGGAGAGAGGGGGTACCTATCACGAACCTCCCTCCCCCGAAACGCGTTTTCTCCCCCGCACCCCCTTCGCTGGAAAACCGGAAACGCGTTTTACCTCAAACCTACAAACCATCTGATTATCAACATCTTATTTAAATTATTGATAATCAATGTATTATTATAACATATTGATTATAAACCACTTAAATAAACATATATCCCACATATTAATGTACGCATGTAATACTGCTCTTTAGTGTTTTATAACTTGCTGATAATCATATAATAGAATCGAAATTAATACAAGTTAACAAAAAAAAGATAGCATATATATTTGTGGTATTGATAAATGTCGTATATTTGCGTCGTGATCGAGAGAGATCACGAGTTAACATAGTGAACCTATATAGTGTACCCGTTGGGTGAACTATATATGTATCTGTAATTGCCTGCGTTGTGGGTTATTAAATTGAATATCATTTGTTTAACAATTAAAATATATTGGATATGATTACGAAAAAAAATGTAAACAAACTACAGAATGCCGTTATTAAAGAAAATGCTGCAAATTTGGTAGGTGCTGTTAAACTGTACAACGCTCTATTTGCTAATGGAGCTGATCTTAAGTCTATTTGCAAGGCCTTGGAAATACCGGCAGAATACGCCGTAAAGGTTGCAGCCCTCGCCAAGGATAAAAAACGCCTGGTAGCTGTGTGTAGCCAAATGTTACCGAAAGTTGACGATACATTTGTTAAATTTGCTTTATACTCTAAAGTGTATAAGGATACCAATGCAGACAAAGAGAAAGGCGTTGAGGCTAAAACGGCTGATTGGTGCGCTGAGAATGTGGTTTACGGTAGCGAATATAAATCATTTGGTTTTACTACTGCCGAATCATTGGAGACCAAAAAAAGCACTAAATGGTTGATAAAAGAAAACGACGAGTATAAAGCTACTTATGTGGCTGTTAAGATCAAATCTTATTCTATTCGCACTGTGGCAAAGTGTGTAAGTGAATACCTCGCACATGAAAGCAACCAGCAGTAACAAGGCACGGAGAGCGCCGTTAAGCTCTCCAAAGGTTCGGCGCGTACCTTAACGCGCCTGTACGCTATTGTCAGTGGGTGCACGTCCCGCGTATGCTTTAGACTGAAGCTGACAAAAAGAGAGTTATTTTACATATTGGAAATAGATATACCGTTGCCCTTGCCGTTGGCAATTAAAGGGCTGGTATTACTGCATGGACTATCCGAATAGGTATGGTTTATGTTAGGTATGTGATTACAGTTTGGAAAACATGCCGTTGTACGAGGTTTATCTCCAGATCGAAACGTGTCTTACTTGCCTACACGTAAAATAGGACAAGGCTGTAGATTAAATTACAGGGTATAAACATGTAGCCTACCATGTAGGAGCGTGATATATCAAAACGCAAGGACACAATCGCCTTTATTTGTGGCTAAGTTGTGTAGCAGACGGAAAATATAATAACAACATAGTACGGGCCTGTACACAAGAACTACGTACTAATTACGGGCTGTTGGTTGTAGCATAAAATTCGTATAGAATAGGAATGCGTGTTCGGTTCGATTCCGGAGCAACCTCTAAATTATAAACAATATAATAACATGGGAAAGAAAGCAATGATCAACGCTTTAACTGAAGCGTTCAATAAATCTAAAAACAGTTGCGTAAAAATAACATTGCGTAACTATATCGAGACGGTTGAAGCACTAAGCGAAAGTGAGTACAAAGAGGCGGAAGGTTTCTATATTGAAGCACTTAACCGCTGGGGTTAATCATAATTAAAGCATAAAGAAAATGGAAAGGAAATTTAAATCTCACATGGTAGACGTACGCGGTCTGTCCAGGAAAGAAGCTAAAGAAAAGCGGAAAAGAGCGTATCGGGAATTTATGTTGTATCGTGATCTCAAAGAAGCGTATCATGCCGATACAGGAAAGGACAAATGCAAACGTAAAGTCCATACATCACGAACATACGTGAAAGAAAACATAAACAGTATTTAAATAGGGATAGGGTTGTTCCGAATATCGGAGCAGCCCTATTTTCGTATCCTACCCTTTCTATTTAAGGGTAAGATATTCTGAGAGTGAACGGCGGATTTGAGCTATATTGGTCTAAAACGAAACTAAAATAGGACAGTTTGGATATAATGCCGGTATTTTGTCTATATCATGTCGTTAAAATTGGTCTAAAACGAAACTTGAGGCGGTTTTCTGACCCAAAATAGGGTGTCGGATGCCGCCTTTTTCATCTCTATGGATTGAAAATCAGGCTTATTGTATTTTTCTTAAAAACGAGGTATGCTTGATTATCAATTAGTTATGTTTTATAATACCCGTATTTTCGGACATACTTATTGTAAATTTTTTATTTTATGTGGTGGTTTTTATTAGTATCTGACCTGTATTTTTTATCGGTTGGAGTAAGGTCTATGTTAGAGTACGGACCAGATCAGTATAATATCGTGATGGTTTTTTGCTTTTTGTTTCTGGCTTTGATTATAGGTCTGAATATCTATCTTGATAGGAGGAGCAGGCGGTAGGGCGTGGGCTGAAGGTCTCCATTCTCTCTATGGAATGATATTATCTCTAAACACCCCATACTTCATGCCATAGTATAAGCTTGTAGCGTTCTACGTATGCCTGTAGTGAGGCTGAGAGCGCAGGTTCTATGCGGAAAGACAGAGGATTAGCCGGGGTTGGAGAGGGGGAGAGGGAGGGCACTCTCTACCAACAAAATCAAGACTTATAGCGTTTTAAAACAGCATTTTGTAGGGGTTTCCCACAAAATTCAACAGATCAGCGTTTTAAAACAGTATTCTGTAGGTAAGAGTTAAGGACTGTATTATGTGAGTATTTTTTTCAATCGGAATGTATAACAATTAAAACATAAACAACATGAACGTATATGACTTTGCGCCTGACTTAGATTTGAGTAAGGAGGGAGAAGGTTCTATTTTTGGAGTGAAAGGAATAGAAGGTAGTGATGGTATAGTATATGCTAAGGTAGTTAGCTGTGCAGAAGTTAAGGATTACAGTTGTGATAGGTGTATTTTTTATGATTGTTATAAGGATAAATGTTTATTATCGCGTAGTGTTAGTTGTGTAGATGGAGACTGGCTTTGTAGGTACGAACAGGCTGCCATAGAGGGGGAGTAGGCGGCGCCTTGGGCTAAGGCCTGCGGTTGTAGGTGGAGCGTAGGTCGGGGCAGATCCGGAACAGTTTATTGTGGAACGTGAAAAGAACAGATAAAAAAGGAGGAGATATGAAAAAGATATTTAAGACATTCTCTATTATGCTTGTCATAGAAATAGTGTTGATAGCTATTTTAGATGCTATGGCGTAAGTGAGAAAAATTTTCTTCATTAATTTTCTTATGCTTTAGACAGAATGCTCCCATCTGCGAAGATCGGAGCATTTGATTTATGGGATTCATGGTGCAGCAAGTCGGTTCGATTCCGGCGATCTCACACAACATTAAAAACAAAGGAGGAAAGAAAATGAAAGATGGTATCACATTACACCCAGAGCACGGATTGAATCCGTCTATAGAAGTCTGCATGATATGTGGTGCAGAGATGGGGATTGCTTTATTAGGGAATAATATCAAAGGTCGGGCGCCGCATCATATATGCACGGGCGGAGTATGTAACGATTGCAAAAAGATAATAGATGACGGAGGCTGTTTTATTATCGAAGTCGAGGATGGATCAGATCAAAAGAATCCGTATCGTACAGGAAGATATTGTGCGATAAAGAAAGAGGTGGCAAAGAAGATATTTGGACAGGAGCATAATATTGTGTACATGGAAAAGTCTGCATACAGTCAAATAATACCATAAAAATAAAGAAGGATATGTTTACAAAAGAAGAGCGATTATTCATATGGAAAAAGGTATATGAGATGATTGATAGGTTAGAGGATGGGGAATACATATGTGTTGCGTTAAGAAATGTAGTGTTTATGTATTTCAAAACACATAAAAATATCTATGAGTTTCGTTCAGACGAAATGGTGAGAATATATTTCCCGGAATTGGAGGAGAAGATAAGTATGGCCACAGAACCAGAGGAAACAAGAAAGTTTTATGGGTGGTTTGGTTGTATTAGTCCAGAAACGAAGGAGGTAAGGCTGAATATTGTGAAAGATATTATAAAAGAATTAGAATAGTATTTTTGTTAATCTATTTTATTCATCAAATTAAGTTTTGGGTTTTGGCATGTCGGTTCGTGAGGATAGGCATGCCTATTTCTGCATCATAGAGGGGATGACGCGGCGTGCCGGTGCGTATGTGCCGGTCCTGGTTCGATTCTGGGCATCTCACAAACAATAAAACAAAAAAGTTATGAGAATATATAAGAATGATATTATAAAGGCGTCAGCAATAAGCACCGGAGCCGACAGAGGCGTGTTGCTGTGTTCAATAACAGATTCAGGCTTTACGTCTATAGCGGGCGTAATATCGGCTGTTAAGGATAGGTTACCAAACGAAGATCACAAGAAGATGGTTTTTGAAATCTTGAATGATACGAAAAAAGAGTACGGAAGATATAATAATTGCGGAACAAAAGTATTGTAATAAAGAGTAGAAAACAATATGTTTATGTAATATTAGTTTTTTCATTTTTATTGAAAGGAGCGCCGGCCTGTGAAGGTATGCGCTCTTTGTATTTGTATAATGCATAAAACAATAATAATATGACAGAGAATAGTATAGACGTAAATATCGTACCTGTAAAGAATGGTATGAAACGTGTTGTGGTATCATATTACCATTATTCACGCAAGGAGAAAGATCGCATGAGTTCCCAAACGGATTACGTTTGGGAAACAAAGAATGAAGAAATGTTTAAATACTTTGAGGCCAGGAGGACAAAAGTATTTTATAGTCAGATTCGTACCATGTGTAGATTCTATGGCAAGAAAAATGTACGTAAATACAAAAAGTTATGATATTAAAAACGACAACTAACGAGTTTTGTTTCATTAACGTAAGTTTTTATGAAACAATAGCAGACCCGCGTCATTTCTTTTCACAGGAATATGATGAGATGCCGGAATATGAAGAAGAATCGGATTTTGATTTTGATTCTTATTGCAATAAGTTTATTCCTTTTGTACAGGAATGGGCGAATGAGGTAAGTGAACGCCTTTACGGATATGGCGTGAATAGTATAAAGGTAACATCGGTCGGATATCCGAAAGAATATAATTATGGTACTGATTGGATGAACGTAGAGGTAGAGTTTTGTGATGAATGGAGGCAAAAGATGTTATCTAACATTAGTAAGATTGTCAATGATGATAAATGCAAGAAGTATGCGGAGACTAATTACCGGTCGGTATCAGGATACATCTTTTTAGAGCCTGAAGATTTAAAGGAATTTGAAAAGGAAATAATAGAAAGAAAGTCGGATTCCGGATATGATGTAACAATATTATTAAATATGTATCTAACTTTGGCTTTTGTAAAAGAATTTGGATTTAAAGCCGGAGAAGCATGGAGTGAAATAACAGAATATGCTTACGGATGTTTATCGTATTCCGATTTTGCAACAACAGAGATGCTTATACCGGAAGGTTCGGAGCATTTATTCAAAGACATTTACACGGCAAAGGCCGACGAATTATATCATCATGTCCTGGATAAATTCGGATGGGCGTGGCGTGATCCGAAATATAAGTCAGAAACAGAATTATGCGCGATGCTAAAGTGGGCAAAAGAAAAAGGCTTGACCATTGAAGAGTTAAGTATTTAATTGTTAAACATAAGGCAGTAGTGGTGCGTGAGTATAGGTGCTGCCGTTAAAATATTTTATAAGATGAAAAAAGAAGAGATTCAAACTATTTTATACACAATCAAAGAAGGAGACAGTATTAAAATCAAAGTACAAGACAAAAGTGAAGAGATAAGACTGCGGGATCATGTAAGAAGAGTACAGAAATACGGATACAGGTTTTGTTTGTCTCATTTACATGATGGAATTTTCTATCTGGAGAAGTTGAAAGAAGGGGATAAGGATAAATACTATAGAGTAATAAACAGAGGAAATGGAAAGACCGGAGTATAATAAGCTACGCAAAATGGCTAAGACTACTCCAGGTCTGATAGTGGACGAGGTGCAAAACATGATGCGTGTATCGCTATACGATAATGGGGAGCTTAAGAAGGTGGTAGTAGTAATGAAATGCGATTCTTTTTTACAGTCAAAAAGTAACATAGAAAAGATAATGTTATTATCATCTTCTATAGAAGATAGAAAAAACAAAGAAAAAAATAAAACAAAATCAGAAAATGAACAGAATAACAAAAATAAGAGAAGAAATAGGAGGAAAACAGGTTGATTTGACCTTTTACGGGCGCTTTTGCAGCCTTATCGAAGGTGATAGAAAGATAATACTAAGGGCGATAAAAAACGGTCGAAAGAAGGGCGTAATAGGAGCCATTCAGCCTGGGAGGCATGATAGAATTTGGACCACATGGTCTGTCGCTTTTGAGGATCTGAAGGTAGGGGATACGGTAGAGTTCAGTACATCTGGGAAATACAATCCAGGTTTTCATTCTACAGAAAAGTATGTAGGGTGTGTAGAATGGATAAAAGGATCGGAATGTGCGATAAAAACCGGTAAGGGAATAGCAGTAGTATTAATTAAACACGTGGAAAGGGTGGTAAAATAATGGATTTAAGGATGTTTATAGACCTATTTCAGGAGATTGAGGTAGAGAACTTGTTTAAAGCGTTAGATTTATGTATGGAATATGTAAGATTAGATTTACATGTGTTTAATGTAGGAGCTTATGTAACATGTTCATACAGTAATGATCTTGAATCGCTTTCACAGGCAGAAGGTTGTAATGTGAATATGATAATAGAGGTGCCCTACTTGTTTGAAGCATTTATGGAATACGCTTCACCGGAACTGAAAGCTTATTATGATGAACTAACAAAAGAAGTATGAAAGAGGAAGTAAAACGGATAAAGAAGTTGGTAGGCATAGATCATAACAGATGGGAGCAACCTTGTACATGTGATAAATGCAAGAACATGTGTAAGGTTCCTTGTATTGGTACGCCAAAAGACATAGAGGCTATCATAGATGCCGGATACGCTGACAGGTTAAAAGAAACAATGTGGATGGTAGGGTATCTTGCAGTGAAAGAAAAACCAATAGCGATGATCCAGCCAACAGAGAAAGACGGGTGGTGTGCATTCCGCCAGCCGGGCGGTCTCTGCGAGCTGCATGACCGTGGACTAAAGCCGACCGAAGGAGTTCTGGCTTCTTGTAAGGTGATTGAAGAAGACAATGTCCCAACATATGAAACGTCTGTACTTAGAGCAGTAGCTCATGAGTGGGTTAAGGTGGAGAACTTTGGAGATATAATGAGGGTCGTTTTTAAATTTTTGCATGAAAATGAACGTAGAAAATAAATTAGATAAAGTGGTTAAGATCCTAAAAGAAAAAGGATTTATTGTGTATAAGAAAGGCGGGAAAGAGCCAGGTGTGTTTTATGCTAAAGAAGGCGACAGTCGAATAGGATTCGTTTATCCCAACAACGGATATATATACGACAGGATAAAAATGTGGTCTTTTTCAAGGGTGTATAAACCGCATAAGAAAACCGGGTCTTCGTGCTTAATGTGTGTCAGCGACGAATTTACGATAGAGAATGCGATTAAGAGCATAGAGGATAGACTGTGGGTAAATTATATAAAAGACGGTAACAGAAAACGACCAGAAGAATATAAAAACATAAGAGAATTTGTTGGTAGCTTCACTAAATTCTACAACTCTGTAGAATTAGTTGAAGTTAAGTAGTTTTCCATGTAAGTTAGTTGCCGGCACTGGTCTGTGAAGATAGGTGTCGTTTTTTTAAGAAAGGAGGATAAAGATGGAGAAAAGAGACAAGGAAATGCCTTACGAGGTAATCATACAGGAGAGAAACAAAGTGGATTTATACGGTAACGTAGTATATTATATCTATTGGTTTGATAAATATGGGAACGATATTACAAACGAATGGAAATTCTGGAGCAAGGGTCCGAAAAAGAAATATGATAGAGTTAATCGTTATCTAACGGATGATTGGCTGAAGAAATACTGTAAGAATGACAATTTAAAGATAAGGAGAATAAAGGAATGAAAACGATAAAAGTAGACAAAGTGGTTTTATATTACATGGATCGGGTAGACCCTGACGGGAACTTATACCGGTTCTATATGTATAAAGGAATGGCATCTGAAATAGAATACTTTTGCACGGAAGAGGCAGGTAATATGACCATACCAATCGGAGAAGGAAAGTATGTCAAGATCGTACCAAAAGAAATAGAGAGAATACCGGTAAGGGGATATAGGAAGCTTGCTGGAATATGGAATTGTGAAACATGTAACGGAAAGGGATGGTATAGGCTTTTTAATTATTTCAAATACAAGCCGACCCTATGTTATTTTAAAAAAGCGGGACATGATGAAAATGGGAACACAAGATACGAAATATCATTATTTAATGCCACTATGAATGTGACAAGGTATTTTAATCTGTGGAGAATGAAGCCAGGAAAGCATGCTATGATAACAAACGAGTGTGGCGCCTTGGATATTATAAAAGAAAAATTTGACAACATAAATATAGTGGAATATGGATCTAAATAAATTGTATAAAGAAATAGAAGAAGCAGAGGTCAGTCTGAATGCAAAAAGATTAAAGTACATCAAAGAAGCATTAGCAGAAAACAATGGAATTATAAAGCTAAAATTCAAAGAATTTAAAGAGTTTAAAGAAACTAATGATGCGTTTGACTTTGATGATCAGTTTCCGGTGATAATAGAAATTAATGGGATTCCTATGTTTTTAACGGAGGTGTATGTCAAAAAAAACGATTTTCGTATAGTTCTGCTGGATTATGATGATATGACTTTAGGTGATTATGATAATACAGGGGAAAATGAACAGGTTGCTTATTTTATTAACTATTGTTTAAATCAAGACAAAGATGGGAAAGAGTAGAAAAGATTATGAGAAGTTTCTTAACTCAATATCTCCAGATAGAGACGATGAGGCATGGATCATTGGAGGGAAAAACAGGTATTGTGGTAGAGAGAATTATGGTACTATGATCAAAAGGTATGATCCTATTGGTTTTAATGTAGGGTACAGAGAGTGGGCAGAACAGCCAGAGTAAGGTGGCGCCCGCCCTGCCATGAGGTCGGCCTGGCTGTCTGTGGCCAGGGCCGTATATTAGTCAGATAGTGAACGACGAAAACAATACAAATATTTGTTAATTATGAGAGTAGAAGATTTAACGAAGTTTGAAGGGGAATGTCCTACTATAGTAGTATTTAGCACATATATGGATATACGGATTCCTTTAACAAAGAAATGGAAGAAAATCATTAATGAGAAAGAAGATAAACCAAACACATATCATAATAATCTGATTGATTATATTTCAGAACAGATAGAGTTGTCCGGATTCAACATGAAAAGCATCGGGAACCTGTTAATAAAGAAAATAGTTTTCAATGAAAACAATTACTACAGGTATAACAACATAGAAGGATTCCCGATAACTATCAACGATTTGGGATATTGGAATAAAAACAGAGTAAGGCTAAATGAAGATTTTCACACTGTTAGGCTGTTTAATACGGTAAGTGTATATGGATTGATATTTGGATCCATAAAACAAAATAATTTCATTATGCTTGAAAACGATATAATGCAGATCAAGGTTGGAGGAATAACTTACATCTAAAGAAATAAATCATGAAGCTATTATACTTAGTAGAGTCAGGAGAATCGAAGTTTCTTGTCTTCGACGAAATGCCTGATAAAATTAGCACAAAGTACGGAGATGACACCATTATTGGAAGAATAGGAGGTATATTCTATGATTTCCTTGCAAAGAGAAATGGGAGAAGAGGAGCTTTCGGAGGTAGAAAGTTCGATATCATACTTGACAACGGAAAGGTAGAGAAGTGTGAAGGACAATGGTGGGATGCGGTGACAGACAGAGCCGAGGAAGAATTGGAAAAAGAAGGGAATCCATTTTCTAAGATGATGTTGATCGGTGTTTCTTCAGTAGATAGATTATTGGATTGCTATGTGTATTGCGGGCTATGGGCATCCGAAAGCAAGATTGAAGAAATGATAGCTGATTACAAAGGTCGTATATATGAGTATTACGAATTTAAGGAAGAGGTCATTGATAGGATAAATGAGACCATTAGAAAATCATATATTCAATCTTGGAAAGAATATATAATACGTTCTGGGATGAGGCAGAAAAAGAAAGACGTGTTTGAATCACCAGATGGGCTGTATCTCAAGATAGTATATGAGAACAAAGCGTTTATGCCATATAGACCTATAAAAGAAACCCAGGATTTACCTATAGATGCAAAGTACATACCGCTTCTTACAAGGATATTTGGAGAGAACATACTTGCGGAGATAGGAGGAGGTAAGATATTTATAACTACCGGGAAATACGCTGTAAATTTTTGGTGCTGGGGAAAATAAAATTATGTATATAGTTATATTGCTGAATTTTAATCTATAAATAAAACAATATGGAAAGAAAAGTATCAGTTTACCCGTTCCCCTTTGGAACAAGGGTATTTATGCACAGAAACGGAGTGATTCGTGAAGCAGAATATCGCGGCATGAGAATAAAAGATACCGGTATTTGTGGAAACAACGTGGATACCGAACATATCTTTTGGTTTGGCAGCAAATTGGGAGAGGAAAAATTTAAGGTAAGTATGCCCATATACAAAACCGCTGAAGATGCAGCACAAGAAACCAATCCTGTACAATATGAGGTGTTGAATATAGAGTCTTTTTCTTTAAAATACTTACCGTATCTTGTCTGGGATGGCATACAGTTCTGTGGTTGGCTATGGGATGGTTCAAGACCGGTAAAGAGAGCAACACGGGAACCTTTAAGGGTTTGCAAAATTTATGGAGGTAAAGTTACCTTCGTTGATTATAGCGGAAACGAGTATTATGCCGAACACTTTCGGCGATTCTATCAAACCGCAAAACAATGTCGGGAGGCAAACAAACCAAAAATTGTCATGCTGGATGAAGAAGGGGATGATTTTGCAAAACAGAAGCATGATGAGTTTTATGCTTACGTCAAGCATCATTGTCCCGGCTTTGAGGATAAAATCGAGTGGGAGTATTTTCAAAAGAATAATACTATGCCGTGGAATTTATCTCGACAGATAACGAATTGGATTGATTAAAAAATAATAGCTTATGACATTTCAAGAATTTATGCAGGAGAACGGCTATGACCTGATAACTACCTTTTGGGAAGATTTCAGCATAGCTGACAAGTATGGTATAGCGGGTGTCAAAGATACCTACAAACGTGCATTCAGTGAATGGAAAGATGATTATAAGTTTTTCACGGAATTAACGCTCGTATTGAATCATAAAATCTGGCAACATTATGAAAGCAATCATGAACTGGCTGCATTGTATGACCGGTTGTGGCGAGAAGCTGACGAGTACGCTATGAACAACTTTAAGGGAGAAGAGCTTGATTATTATTACAGAGTAACAGATTAGAAAGTGATTATGAAAAATACGATAGTAACAGGTAGCCTAATTGTATTCAGTGACGGATTTGTTTGGAAAAGATTGTCCAACGAAAAAGCCTACAAGATATGGGTGTCGGCAGAAAATGAAGATTTTGAGTTATACAAGGTGAGGGTAGATGATGAGTCTGAGTCATTAATAGAGAATCTTGAAGACTTGCAGGATGCCTTTAAACAAGGTCATTATGTATGCATAGAAGTAGGTAAGCTACCATATAGCATAGGTTTGAATTACTTACGAAATCTACAAGAGTTATCGGTGGAAGCTGTGGATTATCTATCAGGACTAAAAGAATGTAGCAGAGAAGAGTCATTTAACATCATTCAAGAGTGGGCTAAAGAGTTTACGGAAAAATATGAAAATTATGATTTTAATGGTTCATACTATGATGTAATAGATGCATTTATTGATGAGAAGTTAAAAACTATTTAAAATATAAAAAACATGGAAGACAGACTTATTACAACAAAAGAAGTAGGGAATTATCGTATAAAAATATACTATGATACTGACAGTATATGTCCTTGTGAAAGTTGGGATATGGCAGCATGTTTCTTATGGGAATATATCGATTTACCTCGACTGCAAGATGTGTGCGATTGGAGAGAAGTGTTTGGTAAATACGGAGATAGTCGACACTCACTTATAGATGCACTACATAAACTTATTAGTAAATATGTTAAATGGAAAGACTTGCTGAATTATTTTAAGAAAGGCAAGATTGACGGTTATCGACTGAGATATGATAACCATGATAAAATGTGGTATTATAAAGAAATTTTTAGCATTTCTCCATCAGATCTTTACACGTATGATTATACGTATGAATTTATAGAAGACTTAGGATGTGAAGAATTGATTCAGATTCTTTCAGACTTAGGCAAGGATATATTTGTCAAAGAATGGTCCACAACAGGATACAGTCAAGGGGATTATGTTAAAGGTATAGCTTTCTGTACAAAGGAGAGGTACACAAAAATGGTTAGTAATAATACTTCCGATTGGAAAACCCAAATTGACAAATTGATTGATGATGAAGTGAAATCCATAGGTATGTGGATGTGGGGAGATGTAAAGGGGTACGTGCTTGAAAAGAAAGTGAAATTTGTCAAGAAATACAAAGATAAATCCAGGGAGGATGAAGAGGGAGAAGAATGGGAAGAGGTTGATTCCTGTTGGGGTTATTATATGGAAACAGACGAATTGATAGAAGAAATAATGAAAGAACATAATCTGAAAGAATAAGGAGATGGGGGGATCATGAGGGTGTATTATCAGAAAGAACACCAAAGAATTACAAATAATACTGATTCAGGTCAACGGCTGATAGTGACGGACGCCACAGGAGACAGGTGGGGTAAAGTGCGAAGAGCTCCGGTTCAGGGGAGACGCGGGCTGCATCACATGGCGTAAGGTTACAGTAGATGAAATTATTGAACATTTTAAAAGAAGATAATTATGGGATATATATGTACAAGATGTGGTGGAACAAAGGTTGCTTGTGAAGCCATAGTAAATCCGAATACCAGAGAAATAATAGATTATTTTGATGAATCTTTCGCGCATGCTATTTGCGGGGATTGTGAAAACGAGGTAATAATATCTAACGTTGAAGAAGTCAAACATGAAATTGATTTAAGATTTCATGAATTTGTAGAAAAAACAGGTAAGGAGCCTGAATACGTAGAATGTCAGATTGTGCGGAAGAAGACAGGAGACGATAAAAGAGCGACAATCAAACTATCGCTGAGTATCAACGATGATGATAATGATGATGTTTTTTGTTATTGTAATGGGATAGAATCGTTTAAGCAACTTGCTGAATACGGGATGGGAGAATTTATCGTAACATTTTGTTGGAGTTTCTTTTAAGAAACATATGTAGTTATCATTTTTAATAACATATCTTATGAAAACACAAGAAGAATATGCCCGTGAGATTGAAGGAATTGTTCTCCGGGATGTAGAGAGCTGCCAGGGTGATTGGTTTAATATCGATAAAGAGATATTCATGCAGCCAGAGAATGAGAACAAGGCATTTATTTTGGGAACCCGGAAGACCGGATGTGATTTAATAATACTGGGTGGCACTAATTGTGATGAAGGTAGTATGGATTGGCTTTTTGGGAGTCTTGGCAATGAAAACTTCTATGTATGCCAGCCAGTATCTTTCTATAAATCACAACGAGAAATCCAGAAAGTAAATCCGCTTTATGCTTTCAAGGTGGCCACTGCTTATTTTAGAGAACAAGGGAAGGTTCCGGTATTTGAAGATAGTAGCTGTAGATTAATAAAACTATGAGCATAAAAGTAATAAGATACAGGTTGCCATCTTATTGGGCTTGTCCGTTAATCAATGATGATTACACTGGATTAACGGATGAAGAATGTGAGGAAATCCATAAAATACAAGATATGGAAAGATTGAATTTTGAAACATTGTTTCGTATCGTAAGATGGGATTACAACCGTTGCTTTAAGGATGAATCACTGGACAAGGATTTGTTCGTAGAAAAATACGGACGGGTAATGGGTGAACATTATTATAACAAGTTTGTCCATGAATTTGACGGAAATATCCTGAAGATGGTTGGTTACTTCAGAGGTTCCGAAAAAGAGGGGCAAGTCTTCTGCGATATGATAACAGAACGTATTGAAAAATACGAAAAGAGAATGTCATATGATAAAGGTAAGTTAAACAATTAAAAAGATATTTATATGAACAATTCAATGGTCGCTCACTTGTGGGCTCATGAACAAGAAGAATCAGCATCAGGGAGCAATTTCTTCTTTGAAGGTACAAGTATTTATTCTTATGGGCATCACTTTGAAGTCGGGAGAATAGTAAAAAACAAACAAGGGAAGAAAGCATACCTGATAAATGAAGATTATTATTCTGCTACCACGAGCAAACATCAATGCTATGTTCGTAATGCGATACCAACTTGGGCAATGGTTTTCAGTGTAGGGGATAATATATCGGATACTGGTAATATGAGGTTTGTTGCCAGCAAACTGGAATCAATTAAGAAGTCTATTGAAAAATACAAAAGAGCTAAAACAGAATTATCTTATACAGATATTTGGGGCGCTTTTGGGAATATGATGGATTACATTCAGTTCTTTAACATGGGGACTGCTAAGAGTATCCTTAAAAAGAGTGCTCATGATTGGCTTGGAACCAATCATGAATTATCCAAGAGCGGAGATAGTATCAAGCGTAAGCACGTACATGAATTAAAACGCATCTTTCAAATTTTATTAGATCATCAAGGATTAAAAGTGTTAGGGACCGTAAATGTGATTGTTGATGAAGTTTGCGGGGAAGGTACATGGATTAAGTATTCAGAAAGATCTGAAAGATGGAGAAAGGGTGAGGAAGAAAGAGAAAGAATAAAATTAGAGAGATTAAGAAAGGAAGAAGAAGCCCGTTACAAGGATTTTGATGAAAAACTGGAAGAGTGGAAGTCAGGAGAAATCAATTTCTTGAATACACCTTTCTATATTCCTGGTGAAAAACCTAACGCCTGGATTCGTATAAAAGGAAATATTATTGAGACAAGTAAACAGATAAAGATTGGAATAGCAGAAGCCAGAAAACTGTGGCGGGCCGTGTCGGAAATGCACCGGGGCGCCGAGTTTCGGCACGGTCTGGTGGAGGATGTCACCGGCCACCAGTGGAGTCTAAATCGGTACGAAAACGATTTGTTAACCGCTGGATGCCACCGGATTGCATATAGCGAGATGGAAAGTATTGCGAAACAACTGGGATGGGCGTAAGTAACCCATCCTGTTTTATAACAATTAAAAACGAAAAGATATGAAAAATCCAATTATTGTTCCGTTTGATTTAAATACGGCGAGAAAAATTAAAAGCGGAGAAATAGAAGGTTCGGTATTAATTGATAATATTGAAATAGAATTTGTATATGAGTCGAAAGACTGTGCAGGTCCTTATAATTTGCTTTTTGTAAAAAAAGATGGATATGGGATAAGTGCTATATATGCCAACACGGAAGGTTGTACTATTGGCGGCACCACTCTGGAATTGAAAGTAGAGGCTGGAGCGTATTTTAAGAAAGGAGATGTATTAACAAGCACTAATGGATATCAATTCATATATGATGGAATTATTACCAAAGGGGTAATGGGATGTATATGCGGAATGGCATCATTTGGAGATATTGGGTTTGATTACAAATTATGGACTGATGTGTATGACGAATATAGAAAACGGCATGTAAGAAAGGCTATAGAGGAAGAGAAGAAATTTTTAGCAGAAAAGATTATAAAAGCCGAAGACAGTAGAAAAATAGATATAATAAAACGATATTTAAGTGAATATGAGTATCTATTAGATGAGATGCCGAAACGCGACTTCAAACCATTTGAACGAGTATTGGTAAGAAGAACTAACCAAGAGAGGTGGAAATTGCATTTATTTTCCAGAGAATCAGGAGAAGATAATAAATACGAATGCTTAGGAGGGGTAGGATTTAGCCAGTGTATCCCATACGAAGGAAACGAACATCTTTTAGGAACTAATAAAAGCAAATAAGATCATGGAACAGAGAACAGCAACAATTCCGTTTGATTTAGAAACGGCGAAAAAAATAAACATAGGGGAAATAGCAGGTCGTATTGTGACAGAGAAAGGACAAAATAGAGCAGAAATCGTATATGAAGACAATTCGTCAAGTTGTCCGTTATTGGTTGTAATTCATTCGATTTCTGTATCGGCAGACTGGTTTTCTGCTACAGGAAAAGCACTTAGCAGCGCAAATCGACTCCTTCTTGAAGTTCCAGAATATATTACATTTAAAGATGGAGAGGTGTTAAGTAATAAAGATGGTAGCTATATCTTTATTTTAAATACACATGGGAAATATTTAACGTCTTTTTATGCCTCTTTAAATCAAAAAGGTATTCTTAAAATAGAAGATGGTTTATCTGCTTGGGAAAATCAGATAGAAAAATACAGATTTGCCACTGAGTCCGAAAGACAAAAGTTGGTTGACGCATTAAAGGCAAGCAAAGAACCTGAAGCTAAAGAGTATCTGAAACGCTTCTTCGGGATTGAAGAAAAACCGAAATATGAGTTTAAGCCGTTTGATAAAGTGCTGGTAAGAAAAGAAGGAAATAAAAAATGGAATATCAGTTTGTTTGCAAGGGAAATTGTGGACGATTATAATGGATTGCCTTATAAGTACGAATGTTCCAATGGAACATTATGGGATTATTGTATTCATTTTGAGGGTAACGAACATCTTTTAGGAACTAATAAAAATGGATAACAAATATGAAAACAATAACATACGAAGGGGTGCAGCATGGAGACTGGGTGAGATGTGTCTTATGTGGGGCGCAAATGCTTCTTCCATGTGGGGCAGATAAATGCCCGGAATGTGGAGAAAATGGCACTTTAAGATGGGTCGACGAAGAGAGGCAGGAAATAGACGCTAAGGGTCTGGATTGCTTAGGTTATGTAAGAGAGTTGAGGGTAGATGATTATTTATCTCCAACAACATTAGAAGAGATCGCGGAAGAAATAAAGAAAAAAGTAAATAGAGGATAACTCTAATGAGAAAATTATTAAAAGTAAAATTTATTCAAAAATGTGCATGCGGGGCGGTCACTATCAGATTTGATAATGACCGCTGAATTAAGTAACATAGCTAAGAATTGTAAAATATAGAAAATATGTATGAGAATATTTTAAGCAACATGTTAGGATGTCAGACATATTGTATATCAGACAGTCCTTCGAATAGATACTGTCTTATTGGACCTATTGAGTGCAATGAGAAGTTAATAGAAGTGTTTAAGAAGGGGATAATGGTAAAACTCAAATACGTGGAAAAACGAGTCCTGGATACATTTACGGACAACGGAATCGATCTAAGCAATTACACTCACTGTATTATTGTGAAGCGGAATTTTTATCTCACTTGGTAACAGTAAAATACAAACGATATGAACAATTTCGTAATAGATACTCCAGATAATTTCTGGCAAATAAGATGGCTTGACAAGTATATGGAAGGTCACAAAGGGTTCATAGCTGGTGGATGTTTTAAGAATATCCTTTCCGGAGAAAAAGTGAAAGATATTGATATTTTCTTTGAAAGTGAAAGCGATTTTCAGGAAGCTGTTGATTTGTTCAATGATGAAAAACATCAGAAAGAAGGATGGGGATTTAAGTACAGAAATGAGAAGGTATGTGCGTTCCAGAAAGAGGGAGAAAAGGTATGGATAGAGTTCATAGAATCAGAGTTCGGAAAGCCAGAAGAGATTCTTAGGAGCTTCGATTTTACTGTAACAAAAATGGCTTACTATAAGGAGCCCAAATACGAAGAAAAAGAAGATGATTATTTTCCATTCTCATCTGCAAGTATAGTAGCATACGAGTACAAACTACTCTATCATGAGAAATTCTTCGAACATCTTCATATGAAGAGGCTGGTTATTGACGAAAATATCCCTTTTCCAGTAAGTACATGGGAGCGCTCATATCGGTATAAAGGATATGGTTACAATATGTGCCGGGAGACAAAGAAAAAACTTCTACAGGCTATTAAAGGTGTAAACGTAGAGGAGGAAGATGTATCTTTGTACACTACTGGAGGATGGGATTAACCTATAAAACAAAATTGCTTATGAAAACATTAGAACAACTTAAAGAATTAGCATCAAAATGTTTAGACGGTAGAGATTTTAACAGACTGGCTAAATTTATCCCATATAACATGATAAAGGATTTCGGTATGGAGCCGAACGAAGAATACAATAACGAAGAAAGGTGGAACAGTACTGTAGTTGAATTTACCAGGGAGAATGTTTTGAAACAGCTTGAAGAAGATGTAAGATTCGGTTTTGAAAAGGCATTAAATCAGAGAGGAATATCAGCCAGTTTAATGTTTGAATGTGTAATGATGTGGAACTACATCCTGGAAGAAGGTCTTGAAGACTGGGATGAGGATGATTATGGATTTTACGGGCTACCTCTATTTAAAGCTACGGCTGTAAAATACGGATGGGATAATCCTATAGGGGAAGACAGCGGGAGAGAAAGAAAATATGATTCACAGTATTAAATGGGCATATCATGAGCACAAGTAAAGAATACAAGGCAGTAAGGAACTGTATATTAAATGAACTTCACCTTACCAAAGAAGATATAATCAAAAACATAGAGCCGTTATTGGAGAAACACGTAAAACGGTACATGGTTAATACATATGGAGGTGACAACCAGATAGAAAACTGGATCAGATGCATGGTGAATGATGAACTCAAACGAAGAGATCATGATTTTGTAAGAAAAGCGTGCGAGAGCGTCATCAGGGATCATGTATTAAATGAGTTGAATATAATCGTAAGATCCAAAAGTGAGAAATGTACATGTGAAAACAGAGTACCATCCGAAGAGGATAAGAAAGAGTCAACTGACGGACTGTATATAATCTACAAAGACGGACATGCAGAGCCGTTTACCGGCGATAACTCCAAAGATTGTGTACGATACATTGGGTTGAAGCACAGATACATGTCATTTGCAATCTCACTGACGGAGCATGATATCATACAATTGCTTGACGATGATAGCCGTGAAGAATCCGGAAGTGGGACATATTACGAACGTGAATGTGATGCGCTGTTTGACATTGACGGGCGCGGCAATACGGAACGCCTTGTAACCAGAAATCCAAAATTGAGAAATCTGCTGGAAGATGGCGAGTATATACCATCTCTTGGTCAATTAAATTTAATGGCCCATTATATGGACGAACTAAACAAAGCATTCACTTATGTTTCGGCATCTCCCCTCTCCTCGACGTGGTATTGGTCCAGTACTGAGAGCAGCCAGGCCGTCGCGTGGTACGTGGTCTTCTCCAATGGCCTCACGGGCACTGGCAACAAGCACATCGGAGACATGGTTCGGGCGGTAATTGATTTTTAAAAAGGATTACATATGATAACATCGGTAAAAATAAAAGACAATACAAAAACTCCATTTGAATATGTTTCGGATATAGAAGCATTTGAAAATGGCAGAGAATTTATTTTCAAGTCAGGAGTGAATGTAATTATAGGTAAAAACGGTAGTGGAAAATCAACCTTACTTAACATCATATCAATGTATGCGTTATGCGAGAAATCCATGTGCTCTGAAATGCCGACCGAGGCACTGGATTTTCCACCTATATTTGATGACGATGATAAGGTTTTTGATGGGATTGATATATCATCCGATTATGCAGGGAAAGTATTCCGTTTATTGCCATCGGCGGAGATGAATCAAGATAGCGTATTGAAAAACATCAGCAACTTAGATTTGTATGTGAATAATATTCGAAGATCTTATGGAGAGAAAGTGGTGTTATCATTGGAATCGCTTTTCAATTTAATGTTCGGTCAAAAGGATTATACATTTCCAATACAAGATCTTGTAGAATACAAGAAAAAATCAAATGCGTTTTGGATTAAAAGAGTTGATAACCTGTTGAAGTATTATAAAAGAAACCGCATAACATTAACAGAAAGCAGTTTTGAATACACGGTTCTCATGGATGAGCCAGATAGGAATCTTGACATTGACAACATAATGCAAATTTATAATGTATTGTCATTCCATAAACCACAAACACAAATTATAGCCATAGTACACAATCCGGCGTTGATTTACAAGTTAAGCAAATTAGATTGTGTGAATTTCATAGAGATGACAGAAGGATATCTAAACAAAATTCGCATATTTGCATCTAATTAATTGAAGTAATTATATACCATTTTTTTATAAACTTATCACAATGGCTTATTTCATATTAATGGGAAGAAGAATCCCCAAGCAAGCTATAACAGGCTTCAAGTTCCAAAATGAAACAGATAACATTCGTCCTTTTCCGTCAATCAGGATAAGGGGGAAGGACGAAATTATACCTTTCAAAGATAAAAAGGAGATACAGTCCGTAAAAGCGCATCTGTGTTCTATCTTTTCTGGGTTTGTAAAAATAGGCGACTGGTATCTCAAGATGTCGGAAGTTAAGGAGTATAAGCCGGTGACTGCCGAAGATATGAACCCCTACATCTTGTTTAAGACATCTAAGTTTGGAAATATAAAAGTTCGTTTCCCGAAAGATGAAGATATGAATGCCGAATTATTGGTGTTAGATCAGCTTTTTGATGTAGAATAAACTATTAATCATATTTTAGAAATCATGACCTGGAAAGAATTAAAAGACAAAATATCCCTTATGACAGAAGAAGAGCAACAGAAAGAAGTTGCAGTCTGGGGAGAAAATATGAATCTAATGAAAGATTGTTCCTTGGAGAAAACAGACGAGGATATGTACTACAACTCTGAATGGGATTATACTTGTGAAGAGAGTGAATTGGAACCGGAAGACAAGAATGACCCTGATGTACATAAGGTATATGAAGCAGGAATGTATTATATTTATTCGAATTGATTTTAAAAAGATCTGATTATGGCAGCATTAACAACACTAAATATAACGGAAAAGAACGCTAATAACAGTTTGTCTGTAACTGCTAAAGTGAATGTCACCAAAGAAGGAGTGTTTACCACTACCTTGTCAAAAGAAGATGTGGACAAGATTCATTCTTATGGGATCAAATTACCTACAAACAGATTAGGCAACGAAGGATATTTCAATAGTATAGCACTTTCTGATTTGGAAAGTCAAATCAGGGAAGTTCTGAAGAGATGTTTGAGTTATAAAATAGTAGAAGAAGTGCCTGTTATTAAGTATCAACTGGAAACGAATTGCCTGTTTTCATATGACAAAAACGGAAATATTGTCCCTAACCCCTCTAAGGAATGGACAGGAGGCGATGAAAATGGAGAATGGAGGGATGGAACTTCCCGTTTAGATGCCTTAAACGCCCAACCTTTCGGTTTTAGTGTTTATGCAAAACCATTTCTAAAAAGAGTAATTGAATATGGAAATGGAGAGACAAAAGTAGAATACAGCAGGTTAAATACAGAAAAAGGAACCTATGCGCACTGGCTGAATTGTGTAACGAGCATATCATACAATAGATATAAACAGGTAATGGAAGTGGAGTGTAACGAATGTACCTCGAAATTATTCGTTGATATGATCAAGTCCATTTGTAATATAAGCGAACAAGTTAAGAGTTTTATCAATCCAGAACAAATAAAAGCAATTGCGGGGTCAAATGAACCGATTTTGCTTTTATCTAACAACTAAAAAATCATGAGGTGTGTATGTGTTTTTATCTGCTTTCTGTTATGGCTTATTTTTACGTTGTTATTATCATTCACTGTCATAGGATTGGTTATAAGCGTGAGTGATGAATGGCAGGAAATGGGTGACAAAATAATAGATAAACTTTAATAAAATATGAATAAGAATATAATCAACAACGCTCAACTTTTAGAGATTAAAACTAAGATTAGACAGCTTGGAGCAATGATGAATGCATATCAATGCAGGTTTGTGGTTTCTTCGGGTCAATTGTTTTTTTGTGGATGATGAATATGCTGGAACGGTTAAACTGACTAATCTTGATAATGGAGAATCTAACATATCATTCCCTTCATGTGACGATGGATTGATAATCAATCCAGCCGATAAGCATATTAAATAATTTCAAAACTAAAAATATTTAAATTAATTAAACAATAATAAGACATGAAACAAGATATAGAATTTGCTGTTCCTCTTTTTAAAGCTGGTGCAGAATGGCGCATTAACAGCGTGTGGCATTCTATAACAGTAATTCCAGATTGCCACCGTTTTATTGTGTTTCTCCCTAAGAAATCAACAATAGGATCAAAGAATCCAATTATGGGTATATTGGAAGAGAACAGAACTTTTATATCCAGCCGTCCAGGATGTATTTTATGCAGATTAGATGAAATGGAATCATGGGCTTATTTGGATGATCTATTACCTTAGGTAATTATATACTCAATTAATTATTCATTTTTAAAAGTTAGAGTTATGAGACAAAAAAGGAAAAACACTTCATCCAATTTGGAGAAACAAAAAAAATGTACTGATAAGTATGAATACATATATTTGCCAAAAGATCCGTTTAAGAAGCATCCTAATAAAAAAGGAGAATGTTATTTAATTCGTAGAGGCGAGGTCTAATACCGGAATGCAAAACGTTTTAGGACTTGACGATCCTAATGATAGATCGGGTACAAAATTAGTAAAAATACTATCCTCTAAAGCTATAAGCGACTGTATTCAAGATGGTTATTTATCGGTAAAAGATAAGCCATTTCCTTGTTTTAAAGAAAATAGAAGAATGAATAAATTAAGAAGAAAATTTGAAAGGTTATGACCGACAGAGAGCTTCTTGAAGAAAACAATAAGATGTTAAAGGAAATCCTAAGTTTTGTGAGAAAAGTCGATTCTGTTGAATATAGGGATCATCATGACTTTATGGAATTTCTTAGAAATGTGGCAGCCGATATATGGGTGGAATATACGGAGCCTGAACAAAGAGGTAGATTGTTTAATTTAATAAATAAAAAGAAATGAAAACAGTTTTTGATTTAAGCAGAGATGAGATTGTGGCATTGACAGACGAAGAGATAAGTCTGTATATAGACAAAGAGCTTGTTGGTAAGGGTATTCCAATTGAAGCTAAAAATTGGAATATAAAGAACGAAAAAGAAGTCGTGTATCCAAGAACTGGAGTTCCAGTATTTATGTTAAAAGATATCGGCATCGGTTTTAGAACCATAGAAGGTGCAACTGAGGTGGCTAATTTGCTTGTTAAATATAATGCATTTAAAATAGAATCAAGGTTTCTGACAGGATCGTATGAACAGTTTTGGATCATAAAAGAAAGTGTTTGCCCGGCTATTAAAGGGGAAGCGGGGTATAGCAAAGAAGAGTTTGATAAGGTAAACAAGGAAAACGAAGATCCAGAATTGGAAAGTATAAATTCCTTCAATAACACTTTGAAAAATGCCAATGAAATCAAAGACAGGGTATTGAAATACGTGTACAACATAAAACAAGAGCGTTCATATAACAATGACCTGGTTGGCATCTTTGAAAGGTATAAAGATATAGCAGATGGTGATATGGAGGTAGCTATGAATTTTATTAAGGAGGCCTATCCATTCAATGAAGAAACAGAGTCGTTTATCAGAAAAAAGTTTGACATGCCTATACCGGACGAATCAAAAGAGCAGTAATTAAGCTAAATTAAATCATTTTGAATCTTTTTTATTATCAAAAGACATATCTTTGTCCAAAAAAAAACAAACAGAATGGAAGAAAAAGAGATAAAAGAAGCTATGATTGAAGCCCTGACGCACTTAGAGGGGTGTAAGTATTTCGTGGCTACGATAGTAAATGAAGAGGAAAGAAGATTTGATATGAGCCTAAGAATGTCACAGCATCAATTGGCGTTAATTATAAAAGGCATCTTATCTAATAATGAGATGATGATGATGGATGTTTTGCAGTGGTGTTCTGAAAGATTTAAAAATAGTATAGAGAAAGGAAAGAAATCAACTAATTAAATATTAATACAATGAATCGCTGGTTTGAAATTACGGTAAAAGCCGAGATTGATAATATCGAGAACGGCAAAAAAAAGAAAGTAACTGAAAAGTATTTAGTGGATGCCTTGTCTTACACAGAGGCAGAATCAAGATCGTTGGAGATCTTCAAGGATTTGTACAATTCTTTCGAGGTTGTAAAAATTAATCCTATTAAAGTGTCGGAAATCTTCTTCAACGGAGAAGCTGAGTACTGGTATAAGTGTAAGGTGAATTACATTACACTGGATGAAAAGAAAGGTAAAGAAAAGAAAACTCCATGCTATATGTATATCCAGGCCGGCAATCCTAAGGATGCCGAAGCTGTGTTGACTAAAGGTATGCAGGGTACGTTAGGAGACTGGAATTGCGAGTCTATTGTGGAAACGAAAATCATTGAAGTGTTTAAATACGATCTTCAGAAGGGAGCTGAAAAATTAGGCGAGAAGAAGAGTGAAGAGTAAGGCTGATGTAGTTTCCAACATAGCGCTTGTTGTGGCGATAATATCATTGCTTTCAGCAGGCGCTTTCCTTCTGATAGTGATTAAGACAGATGAGGTATCTAAATTATTAATGAACGTACCTTATCTACTGGCTTCAGCGGGATTATTCTTTTCAATAATATCATTATTATTCGAATGGAAAGCAAGGAAAAGAAGCTATACGTCTGCGAAAAATGCGGACGAAAAGTAATGATAAGAAGTCATGGCTTATGCCAGGCTTGCAGGAGCAAAGAGTTGACTCCGAAGAAAAAAGACAGAATTACATCCATTAAAAACAGCAGCAAGAAGAAAAAGTTAGAGAACCCGGATTTATCCGGGTTTTTTCGTCTTATGTTGGAGGAGTTGAGTAGTATTCGAATGTCTATGACCGGTAAGGCTATTCATTTTCCTACAGTATGTAACGTCTGTCACATACTTCCGAAAAGGATATATAAGTCGGTTGCTACTTGCAGGGATAATATAGTTTTCCTACATGAATCGGAGCATACGGTATTCGACATGTATCTTGACCGGATGGAATTTGATAAACTTGAAACAGAATTTCCTTTTGTGTGGAAGTATGCGGTAAAGAAGGTACTGGATATGGAAAGCAGGGGAATGATTAAAGAAAGAGGTAGATTAATTATTGAAATAATTGACAGATATGAGAAAACTTTATAAAATAAGAATAGAAGCTGACAATGAAACTATCTTTTATGCTCACATACAGAGAGAGAGTTATGGTAAGGATATAGCTATCGCAGTGAAAGATAAAGATAAAGATGAAGTGGAAACAGTGTTACATTGTATTAAAGAAGAATTGATTAGAGGAAGATCATGAAAGAGAAAATAAAAATATTGACAGATTTAGGATTTGTTCCTATGGTGGAAGGAGAAGGAAATACGTTGTTTAGAATGAACGATGTTGTGATGTCGGTGTCAGATCCTAATCAAACACCAGAGCAGTTGAAGAAGGAGGTTATGTCTTTAATAAAGAACGGAGACATAGCAGAAAGAGGCGGACAGGTTCCAGTAGTTGAAGAGCCGGCGCCTGAGCCAGAGCAGGCCCAGAAGGAGGAACCGGAAGCTCCGGCGGAGGAAGCCGCTTCTAACCCTGGAGAAGAGGATTCGAATCCGTTTACAGAAAATCAGGAAACGTTAGAGCCGTTTTATATCTGTGATGAGTTAAAGAAGATTGAGACTCCCAAATTCGTAAGATTGACATTAGACGGTAATCGTTTTTATGTAAGAAAGATGGACGATGGGACAGCCAAGATATACGCCTCGGTAACAACCATGATTAGAGACGGATTCGTAGATGACAAGACGGCTCTTCAAGAATGGAGACAGGAGATGAGGATGATTGGTCGCAATCCGGAAGAAGTATCAGAATATGATGCAGATAAAGGAACGATCATGCACTACCTATACGGATTATACTTGACAGGTAGAGATATGGTCTTAAATCGAAGTTTTATAGTTAAGACAGTGCAAGAAGGCAAGCTTAAAATATCAAAAAAGAATCTTGACAAATTCTTTGGTAGCATAGATGATCTTGACGATATGATTGTTAGGGTTATGAAGTTTGCTAAATTTTGTTCGGAGTATAAGGTTAAGCCGATGATGATTGAAAGAATATTATCATTAGAAGATTATTTGGTAGCTACGCCGATAGATGCGATGGTTAAAATGACATTCAAGTACAAAGAAGAAGGTTATTTTGGAGCCGTGTATCAAAGGGCTACGGGGCAGTTCAAAAAAGGAGATCCGAAGAAGGAAGTGAGAGAAGTGGAGAAAGAAGAGATTGTTATCTTAGATTTTAAATCAGGTGACATACGAAATGAACATGCTTTTCAATTGGAGGCTGAAAGGAGAATGGTTAAAAACTGGTACGGAATTGATGCACGTATTATGAATTTTTCTCCAAAAAGCACGAACAGTAAAGGTTATACGCTAAAAGAATGGTCTGATAAAAATGCTGCTATGGAGAAGGCAGACTGTGTATTCCAACAAGGGATGTTGAATCATATCAGAAAAGATAAGAGGTTTAAAGTGAGAAAAGGAGTGCTGAATATCAATAAGCCGTACAATGAAGAGGATCATATTGTCGTATATGATATTGCTGAGGAAATGTCTAAAAGATTCGTAATCTAAAGAATTATGAAAAGAAAAATTAGAAGAACCGGGGAGATAATAGACGTAATCACCTTCAGTGGTTCAACTATAAGGAGTGATCATGATAAAATACAGTTCTATGACAGTAACGGAAGTGTGATAAATGAGAGTTTAAATTATTATCTCGATACCCTTCCTGTGGATGATGAAAACAAAGATGTAGACTGGGAACAACGTAGATTCGATCTTGTTAAGGCTTATTCTATTGAGTTTATCAAAATGCAAAATAGAAAAGGAGAGATAGATTGCGGAGTATATGTACCGAATGTGGTGTCATGGTCTATAGATATAGCGGATAGAATCATAGAAGCAATGAGAGGAGTTGAAAATGCTTGATTTCAGAAAATACGAAAACGTACCTCGGTTTCAACTTGACCGAAGGCCCGGCAGGAGCCGACTGAAGCTGACCTGCCCGGCTTGCGGAAAAAGCCGGTGCCTCACTCCTTATATTGATGTGGCAACAGGTCAGGTTGTTGGAAACGAGTTCGGAAGATGCGATCATGAACGGACTTGCGGTTACGATAAACGACCTACCGGTAAGGATGTAGGTGACAAAGATCTTTGGATTTCAGGAAACAAGTGTATAAGAGCTTATCGTCCTCCTGTAAATCCTGACGTTGTAAATTACATACCTTTTAGCGAGTTTGAGAGGACTGTAGTTCCAGACGATAGAAACACCGTATTTAGATTTTTATCGTCTCTATGGGGAAAAGAAAGGGTATCTGATGTATTCAGAAGGTATCATGTCGGAACAATGGACTTATGGGGATGGAAAGGGTGTTGTATATTCTGGCAGATAGACAAAGATTTTGTATGTAGAACCGGCAAGATCATGGACTTTTATATAAAGACCGACAGCCAGGGGAATGAGATTGATGTAAAAAGAGTGAAGGAAAAAGACGGTGACAATGAGCGGCCTCATGTTATGTTTTATCACTCGTTGCATGCAAGAGATTTCTTGTTTAGACAATGCCTGTTCGGAGAGCATCTTCTAAGCCAGTATCCGGATAAGGTGGTTAATTTGGTGGAATCAGAAAAGACGGCTATTATATGCGCTGTGAATAAACCGGATGAGTTATTTGTAGCTACCGGTGGGTTGCAGAATCTAAGACCGGAAGTGATAGATGTTTTAAAAGATAGAAAGACTGTAGCTTTTCCGGACAAAGGACAAGCATTTGAGACATGGAGTAAAAAGATAGATGGGATGATAATGAAGTCAAGGATAAAAGTATCGGACTATCTTCAAAATGTTGAAAATGTAGGGGACGGAGATGATGTGGCAGATTTGATAATCAATAACAAGGTAAAAGAAAAACAGTATGAGCCTGGACGTTTATATTAAAAGTAAGAAGAAAGAAGAGGATCGTGAATGGGTTGCGAACATCACCCACAACATGAACAAGATGGCACAAAGAATATTCGTATCAGAAAATAAAGAAACGCTGTACGATTATGTTTGGAGACCAGAAGAATTGGGTAGGGAAATAGATACCGATGAGATGAAGAATGTACTTACAAAAGGTATATGTATTATGATCTCCAAGAGAAAAAGTCTTTTGAAATACGAGCCAGAAAATGGATGGGGGTCTTATGATTCATTTCTTAAGTTTCTTATCGAATATAAAGAGGCATGTGAAGATCATCTGGGTTATATAATTGAAGCAAGTAGATGATATGGAAAATTACAAAAACACTTTAAATGAGGTAGTGGTGATCGAATCGTCACCAGAAACGTATTTTGTTTACGCTATTCGTAATGCTATTCGTATCTCTAAATGCGCGTATCCGACAGCCAAGAAAGTAATTTTCAAAAGAGAGGACGTAGAGGTAGAGATCTCGGAAATGGAAACTGAAAACAGTTTGTATGAAAAGTTTAAAGAAAAACAAAAGAATAGGGTATGGAACTTAATGAGCGCCAACAACGGGTTTTAAGAGGCGAAATTTGTCCTTATTGCGGAAAAGAGACTGAGCTGGTCAATGCCGATAAAATATATAGCAGAAAAGGCTTAGGGATGGTTATGATGTGTAAACCATGCAACGCTTATGTCGGTGTTCATGAATCAGGGCCGAATAAGGGAAAAGCTAAAGGCCGGCTTGCGGGGCCATCACTGAGATCTCTTAAGATAAGAGTCCATGCCGAACTTGACAGACTATGGTCTACGCCGGAGGAACGGGAAAGGATGTATAAAGATTTATCTGAATTTCTCTCTATACCGGAAGAGTACACACATATAGGTATGTTCGGCGAGAAGACGATGGGGAAAATCTTTCAGTTCTGTCATATAAACAAAGAGCGATCAGGTTCGAGAATAGAATGGCATAAGCCTGGAGATAAGTGCCCTAATAAAAACAATCAAATAGTGTCAGGCAGTAGCGCATGCAGAGGATGTCCTGAGTATCTTCATGATGAGAAAGACGGGTATGTCTGGTGTGATCCTGATATGAGCTACGGCAGGTTGAAATAGGGCGCGAATTACCTATCTTTGTGCTATTATTAATCAAAAAAAATATAAGCACATGGGTAGATCGACAGAGTACTACAGGACTCATCCCGAAGCCAGGAAGAAAAAGGCTAAAAAGGACAAGGAGATAAATGCCAGACCGGAACAGAAAGCCAAACGCCGGGAGCTTGGTCGTAAAAACTACGAAACGGACAAGAAGAAGGGCAAGGGCTGGAGGAAAGGCAAGGATTGTTCTCATACCAAGAACGGTCTTAGGTATAAATCAGTAAAAGCTAATAGGGGATCCAAGTCGGATACGAAAGGTGACAAAAATGCAAGAGGAGATAGCAAATAGGATAGATATAAGAAGGATATTCAAGACCTCTAAACAAGTTATGGAAGAGGCGTATGAGAATATCTTGAAATACAGGCGGGGAGAGCTTATCCCCGCTAAAACCGGATACGATTATATTGATGAGGCTTTGCTTGGAGGTATTTTCCCTCAGCATGCTATTGCCATAGGAGCCCGGCCATCTGTAGGTAAATCGTATGTGGCCCAAAAGATATTGGAAAATGTTATGAATCCGATGATCAACCCGCAAGCAGAAGATTATTTTCTTGTTAATTGCGAGTTCGAAATGAATCCTCAAGATCTTCTTCTTCGCAGAATGAGCCAGGATATGAAAAAGCGAGCTCCTGAAATATTAAGAAGGCAAGATTCTAATACAGTAGAAGAGATGAGGATGTTTGAAATCCTTCAAGGTGAAATCAGAAATAATATAATATACATCGATGCTCCGTGTACGGTAAAAGAGTTTGAGGCGGCTGTGTATCATATAGCTACCAAACATAAAGACAAACGTCTTATAATATTTAAAGTCGATCATATTGCTTTGATAAAAAGAATGGGATTAGATCCTAAGTCGGCTATAGATGATTTGGTGGCGGTTATGAACGAAGCTAAATTAGTATATAAAAACATATTTTTCCTCATCATATCCCAATTCAACAGAGAAATAGAAGGAAGGATAAAAAGCCCACAAGAGCAGCCTCCGCGTCTTTCTGATTTTTACCAATCCGATACGCTGGGTCAGTTATGTACGTTAATGATAGGTTTGCACAATCCTCGTAGGTACGGGCTGGATAAGTATATGATATTTGGGAAAGACTGGTATCAGACCCTTGATAGGTTTAAAACTGAAAACAAAACATCATTCAGGACAGCCGGACTGGTATTTCATCATATACTGAAGGTAAGGCAAGTTAGTATGGAAGAGCTTACTAATACAATCCACCCAGAGATACTGCCGGGACATGGATGGATGTACGGGGAGGGCGGGACGAAGTTCGTGAACCCCAACCAGCCGCCGACGCCTCCCAAGCTCTATACTGTGGAAGACGTTACGGACAATCAGGAACAAGAACAAGAGACAAAAGAAGAACAGTCATTGTATTAAAAAAAAAGATAAGAACCATGAGACTAACAGTAGAAGAAAACGAATACCTGATAAGTAAGTTCCTTTTGGTTCTTACTGAGTTTGCAGGAGATGAAAGAGAGATGTTTTTAATCAACTCCATACATGATAAGGCGGTGGCGGATATGAATTATCGTCTTCCGTCTTTAATAAGCAGAGAACGTAAAAGACGAGTTATTGAGCTCCTTAAAGAAGGAACCAGAATAATCAAGGACTTTTCCGGATATGCAGGTGATATGGGTATGATTAACGAATACGATCGCCTAAAGAAAGAAATAGGAACCGTCCAAGACCAGCTTGGTGACGTAGAAGGTCAACTTCGGGCAGCAGGAGAAGTTATTAAAAAAGAACTTGATATGATTGCTGACCGAATCAAAGAAGATCTTCTTGATCGAGAACTGGCTAAAAGTAATGCCGAGGCTGAAAGAAAAGCCAAAGTAGATCCGAGATACGAAGTAGCTTTAGGTGATTACAAGGAGATGCTGGAAGTAATTTTTACAACCAGAAACAAGTATTCTACGGTAGATTCTGTACATGACGATCTTCGCCAGTCGGTATCTACCGGTAGAAATTCGATTATTAAAGAAGGGTACAACAGTTAAAAACAAGGAGGGAATATGGAAAAGAAGGAATTTAAAGTAGGAGAAGTATTTGATGCCGGACTTGTAAGATTAAAATGTGTGGAAGGTGATATATGCGATAGGTGTATATTCGAAGATTACGATTCTTGTTCATGTACAGACATAATTGTTGGTCCATGTGGACATGTTGATAGACAAGATAACAAGAATGTTATTTTTATTAAAGCTGATTAGGTATGTACATCAATTTCAGACAACTTGCAGCATCAGACATGACTCCTAATGATCTTGCTAATCTTCTTGCCATAAGACAGAAGGATACGGTTATGATCGAAGCCATGCCGGAAGAAGATGCTGGGAGGTATATAGAGCTTGGCCTGGTTGAGAAATTAAAATCAGGCGTGATGAGATTAACCAACAAAGGAACGTCTTTTGTGAATTATATAGAGACACCGGAAATGACGGACGAGGTTCTGGAAACGTTGAAGATTATGATAGGAATGTACGAATCATATTCAAAAGACATAGGTGTCAGCAGAAAAGAAGCGGAATCCAGATTGTGTTGGTTTATGGGTAACACCTCATTCAAGAAAGAGGTCATACTTCAGGTAACGGAATCTTATATAGCAGAGTCAGGAGATTATACAATGAGCTTATGTAACTTCATATGGAAACCGCCTTCTCAGGCTTTTTCAGTCCATATGAACCTTAAAAATTCAAAGCTCTTTGACTTAATAGCTGAAAAATTTAAGATCGCTACCGAGCCTTATTTGGAGTCTAAGAAGAATAAGGAAATGGATTGGTTGTTTGCCGTATCTAAATTGCCTACGCCGCCAGCTAAAGGCAATCCGGATTATTTGTTTACCGGAAGTTCTGAAACAGACAAAGAGCGATTGAAAAACATAAAAACATACTTATTTAACAAAATTAGAAAGCAATGGAAAAAGTAAGAATCAGAAAGATAATAGAGGATATAATTATTACTCAGTTTCTTAATTCAGAAATGGATATAGTTCACGAAGAAGATGTGACGTTTAAAGAACTTGGATTAGATTCTCTTGATCAAATTGAACTCGAGATGATGGTGGAACAAAAATTCAATATTGTTGTTAATGATGACAATATTGAATCCATCAAAGATATGACTGATCTTGTTTACAAAATAAAAACAGAAGGACATGGGAAATGATATAATTTTATGCATGGCTTTAATAGCATCATTTGCTTTTGTTATACAGTTCTTGTTGTCGATATTAGGATCTGATCTGGATACGGATATTGACATTGATAACGCTTCTGATTTAAGCATGTCTTTGTCGGACATCATATCATTCAAAGGCATAACACATTTTATTCTTGGATATAGCTGGACTACGTACTTTTCGGGTTCCCATTTAGTAGGGGTCGTAATAGGGTCATTTTTCTTTATCGTTTTGTTTTACGTATATAAGTTACTTCTTAAGTTAAAACAAGAAATGGTGTACGAATGTCCGGAAGATTTAAATGGCAGAGAAGTGGAGATAGTATTTAGATCAGGGAAGAATCATTATATGGTAAATATTTCGAAAAATGGAAGACAGGAACAGATGAGAGTGAGGTGCTTGTCTGGAAAAAATTACAAAAACGGTGACAAGGTGAATATAAAATACGAAGAAGGAGAATTAAGTATCTAATTTTTTTTGGTAATTATATACCATATAGATGGTGTAAAGTTGTATATAATCACCTTTTTTTATCAACAATTAAATTTTAAAAGTTATGACAACAATCATGTACGTGTCAGCTATTTTAGCTGTAGTGATTATTTTGACAATCATCGGAGTCTTATCAAGGTATCGTAGATGTAAGCCTAATCAAGTCTTGGTCGTTTATGGTAAGACAGGTGGGGAAAAGAAATCGGCGAAATTATATCATGGTGGAGCGGCATTCGTCTTGCCTATTATTCAAAGCTATGATATTTTGTCTATGGAGCCTATGCAAATAGATTGTAGGCTCACCGGTGCTTTGTCGTCTCAAAATATCAGAGTGGATGTACCTACTACTATTACAGTAGCAATCAGCACAAATCCTGAAATTATGCAGAATGCAGCAGAAAGGCTTTTGGGGATGGATACTGAATCTACTGAAAATCTTATTACGGATATTGTTTATGGCCAAATGCGTTTGATCATTGCTGAAATGACGATTGAAAAACTTAATTCTGACAGGGATGAGTTTTTGGATAAGGCAAGAAAAAACATTGATAACGAACTTAATAAGTTAGGCCTTTACCTCCTAAATATCAACATCAGTGACATCAGAGACGAAGCCGGCTATATCATGAATCTTGGCAAAGAAGCTGAAAGTAAGGCCCTGAACGAAGCACAGGCTAATATCGAAGAACAGGAAAAGCTGGGTGCTATTAAGATTGCTGTACAGCAAAAGGAAAAAGAAACGGCTGTAGCTAATACCCAAAAAGAGCAAGAGATTCAAATTGCCTATACTGAAAAAGAAAAGGAAACGGTAGTAGCTGAAACAAAGAAAGAAAAAGAAGTAGCTTTGGCTTTAACCGATAAAGAAAAACAGATCGGCGTAGCTCAAGCCGATAGAGATAGGGCTGCGGTTATTGCAAAGACTTTGGCTGATAAGGAATCAGCGATCGCAAGATCTAAGGCAGAACTTGAAGTAAACAAAGCTGAAGCCGAAAGAATGGAAGAAGTCGGGAAGAATAAAGCTGAAGCTGATAAACAAGCAGCTATAGCAATACAAGACTCTGAAGCTCAGATTAAGAAAGCTGAGGCTGAGAAAAATGCTTCTGTAGGCTACAACAATGCCCAGAAAGAGGTTGCTGTATCAGAATCAGAGCTACAGGTTATCAAAGCTCAATCAGAAAAGAAAGCCGGAGAAGAGAGAGTTAAATCGGAAGCGGCTGTGAAAACGGCAAAAGAGCTTGCTGATAAAGAAGTGGAAGAAGCTAAAGCTAAGAAGGTTCAAGCTGCGCTTAAAGCTGAAAAGATTGTGCCGGCTGAAATTCAGAAGCAGGAGGCTATGTTGCAAGCTGATGCTGAAGCTGAGAAGATCAAACGCCGGGCTGATGCCGAAGCAGCAGCACATTTGGCAAAAGCAGAAGCGGAAGCAAAAGCTATTCAGATGAAGTTGGAAGCAGAAGCCGAAGGTAAGAAAAAGTCGTTGATGGCAGAAGCTGACGGATTTAAGGCTATGGTGGAAGCAGCAGAATCCAATCCTCAGATCGCCATCCAGTACAAGATGGTTAATCAGTGGAAAGAAATTGCTGGAGAACAGGTTAAAGCATTTGAGCACATTAACCTCGGAAATATCACGGTATTTGACGGCGGTCAGAACAGTACTGGTAATTTCCTTAACAATGTTGTCAAGACCGTCGCTCCGGCATTGGGAGTCATTGATCAGCTTCCGATTGCAGATACTTTAAAGAAGTTAAAGGGAGATGACAAAAAATAAATACAATGGCCCAAGGTTACACTTGGGCCTAATTGAAGAAATAAAAGCAGCATTCATAGATTTCCTGCCTGCTGGAACAGTGATTTTAAGTGCTTTACTAATTACGATATTTTTAACATGGATTTTGGACAAGATTTAGAACCAGAAGAACTGACCAAGCATTATGATCAGTGTTATGGAATTGATTTTGAAACAGAAGAAGAGGAGGATGAAGAGTATGACCGATGAGGAATTTGCATTAGATAATAAGAAAAAGGTTGTTGTAAGAAAAAGAATATCTTATTTAAACAAAGGGGATAAAGTGTGGATCGTGTCTTCCGACGGGTATCTGCTACACACGGACGTAGTTAGAGCCGAACGCGGACGGTCTTATGTGGATATAGATGGGATTCTGTATTGGAAGCGAGGATTAGATGGCAAGCATCGTAATCGTAATAACTACATGCAGTTTGCCATGACACCAGAAGACGGTAAGAAGTATGTCGTATATTACCCGGAAGGATTTAAAGACAATGACTTATGATGGTCCCGGAAACGCATTTGCTATATAAGGAGTTTAATGGTGTAAAACGTCTTGCCATATCTTATTCCCAGATAGATACGTTTCTTACCTGTCCAATGAAATGGTATAAGACTTACGTAGAGGGCAAAAGGTCTACGGAAAAACAAGAAGCTACGTCTTATGGTACGGTTATCCATAAGACACTGGAATACTTTTTTAAGAACGGAAGACAGCCTTCTGGTAAAGACCTTGGAGAAGCAATAAGTTACTATGCTTACCAGGAAGACATACCTTGGCAATCACCGGAAAATATGATGATAGCCATGAAACAATCCGGGGAGCTTCTTGCTTGGATTGTGGATCTGTTTAAAAAAGATGGGAATAGGTTTATGATAGCTGATAGTGATCTTAATCCATGTGAGAAACTTATCAGACACGGCGCTATAGTTGGAGTCGAAGAAGATTTTGTGTTGCCGTACCGTCTTCCTAAGCCTGTTGATATAAATGGTGACGTTCATACACATGTGTACATAGTAGGATCGGTAGACCTTCATCTGGCTATAAAGAGCAAGAACGTAGTTCACCATTATGTCATAGATTGGAAATCAGGTAATAAGGTTTTTGATTCTAAGAAGTTGGAAACGAATTTACAGCATCCTATATATTCGTTTTACATCTATAGAAAATATGGTGGAGTTCTGCCAGATATGAACATCTATTTCTTTACCAGGACCAGACAATACCAAAAGGTTAAAGTGGATGAGGAACGTAAAACAAAATCTATAGAAATGCTAAATGACACTTTATCCAAAATGTATGATTTTGAAGATAATAGTGTAAAAACATTTCAAGCGTACATCCAGGGAGCAGAAGGAGCCAGGTATAGCAAGCGGCGCGCCACCCTAAGTCAGCCTGTTCCGCAAAACAGGCTGCCCTGCCCGTCAGCACTGTGTTATTATTGTGACTTTGGATTACATAACAAAAACGAATGCCCTTTCTCTTCGGATTGGGATCCGTCTAAAAAGATAAAACGATGAAATACGAGGATGTTCAAAAGTTAAGAACAAAATACCGGCAAGATCCGGAAGTTATAAACGTAGAATACATGAGAGATGTTGCTGTAAGATGCGGGAATTTCAAGAAAGCGTTTGAGCTTCAGGAGAAGCTGGAGGATATATGGTTCAACTATTTAAAAGGAGTGTAATGAAAGAAGATCTAATATGTGGAGTAGCGATCCTTTTGTATTTAGTTTTATTATACTTACTCACGACAGCTTTCATAAAAACAGGTAGAGCAGTAGATCGTTATAAGATGAAGAAGAAAACTGACAAAATCAAAGTAGGTCAAAGATACGAACATAAGAGCTACTTTGAGGATCCATTTGAAAGAGGCAAGCATGTGATTAAGATATTAGACATAAAAGAAGGGTACGCTCTATATGAGTACGAAGAAAAACTATATATACGTTCTTCTGTGAGTCTTGAAGACATTGTTAAAAGATATGTTTTAATTACTGATATAAAATAAGGGGTTATGGAAAAGAAAGTCACGATCAAAGAAGGGATGGGTATTTTTTACAAAAATGCAGGGAAAGATATATGGGTCTATATTGGACTTTTTGGAAACAAAGTGCTATCCATTTTAAAAAACAAAGGTGTTATTGCATGCGAAAACGATGCTGAATATTGCGTGTTGATGGATGGAGAAGATCATTTTATAAGTATAGCAAAAGACATGAGTCACGACTATTGTTGTGAGTACGTTGTAGAAAGAGCAGAAGCCTACAGAGACTACCCATCCAAAGGTGCTACATGCAGTGTATGCCTGTTTGAAGATAATGAGAATAAAGCAAGGGAGATGTTGAAAGAGGCGATAATAGAACTTTCAAAAAATAATATAATAGATTGTGATGGGCTTTGAACTTAGACCTTACCAGAAAGAGGCAGTAGATGCCGGGCTTAAGTTTCTTACAGGAAGATCTAAGAAGCCTGGCATAATCGTAGCTCCATGCGGATGTGGAAAGAGCCTTCTGATATCCAAGATAGCACATGAAATAAATAGACCGACATTAGTATTACAGCCCTCAAAAGAGATTCTGGAGCAGAATTATGCAAAGGCCGTATCATTCGGTTCTAAACCTACTATATATTCTGCTTCATGTGGTATAAAGGAGCTGTCGGCTATGACTTATGCAACATTAAAGAGCATAAAGAAAGATGTAGCGAGGTTGAAGGATATAGGGATAGATACCTTATTGATAGACGAATGT